GTATAATGGAGTGTCAAATTTAAACTCGCCCGACCCTACCGTCGGATAAGCGTAGAAATAATAAGGATCTGTGAGGTCGTCTACCCCATCAGGCACAACCTGCAATCTTGCATAAAATTTATAACCCCTATCTAGCATATAATAGCGGTTTTTATAAGTCGTTGTTTCATTTAAGGTTGCGCCGAATAATCCAGCTACAGGATAAGTTGTTTGTAACTCGGCGTAAGTATCCCCAAAAGTCGCGCCGGACGAATAAATGTCTGTGTTAGATCCGTATTCTGGCGTCCAAATATTCTCGCAAAAGGTTTCAAAAGGCAACCTATCGATCGTACCATTCTGGTGAATCAGCGGTTGCTTCGAATACTCTAACGATTGATGATTCAAGATCATGTACTGCTTCTGCCTTACAATATCAGCAAGAATCTCGTTCGTTGTCAAACCATCCTTACCAAAGGATAAGCATGATACCGCATCGAACCTGAATTCAGGAACAAAAAGATCTCCATCCTCATACTGATTACCCTCTAGTAAAGAAGGCTTCGCCAGCGTTTGCCTGGATTCCCAATAGAAGTTAGGATCGATTACACCCAACTCCATCAATTCCCCTCGGGTGGCGACTGAGTAAATAAATCCATCAACACCGAAACAAGCGGCGAATGAATCAATGTTACTCCAAGATCTGTTGTTGTAAGAAATTGAAGATTTTAACGTATCTCTTATATCAAAGTGATAAGGAATCGCAACCTCTTTGTATTCCAGATCATTACCTAATAGGACAACTGGCATCCTCGTGTTAGAATCCAACACCGACACGACAAATAGGTTTGTAGAAGGATCTTTGTTAACCCTGATGGAACCTGCAAAAGTCCTCTTGTAAGAGTAATGAGATCCTAAATAAGCCTGACCATCTGGTTTGTAACGAGCATCAGCCTCTTTATAAAGAAAGTTAGATAGCGATTTTAAATCAACGTTTGAATCCTCGTAATCTATCGCGAAGAAATTGTCATTATTATCAAAGTCCCAAATTCTAGTATCAATCTTACAAACCTTAAAACCCTTTGGTCCAATTGGAGCAAAAGGGATAGATCTTCTTTCGGAACCTGTGTAATTATTGTGATTGATAGATCTAGGATTTGGATTATTAAAATTCCTTAAATCATCAGCTATGTATAGATCATCATTCTCGATGGAGTAAAAGATGTATAAATCAGTCCCGTCCAATTCACAATCGAATGCATGAATATAATCTGTACTCTTTGTATTGGGAACCTGTAAAGTAATTTCACTACCAAATGTCTCAGTAGATAAATCAAAACTTCTACAAGTTAAATCATTAGACCTGACTGATCTTAAATCATCTGAGGTTGCCTTTTTGTAAACGAGCATGATTTTATCATCATCGTATTCGAAACATGAAATAGATCTTGTATCTAGATTTACATAGTTATTAGCGTCCTCATACTTCACCATCGTATCGTTACAGATATCATGGACGAAAACAACGAGATGACCTCTTGGAGCACCGACCTCAAAATTGATGTAGCAAGTCCCCTGGTTGATCTCGAACGTTTGAAAAGCTTCCCCACCCTCGATAGCTTCTCCTTCAGCAAATCCAGAAACGATAAGTGGATCTGAGGTGCTCGTTCCTCTATAGACATCCCCATAGATTTTAGCACCCTGGTTTAAAGCTTCTCTTTCAGCGGTTTCTGAATTTGAATACTTATAAGAAACTAGTTTTAAAGAGTATTTCCCAGGATCTAAGTTCGATGTCCCTGGAACATTCCCTGGATCTGTATAGTTGCTAATAGTGATTGTTGTTGAAGATTGATCAATGATATTCCTCTCTTCGTCAATCAGGAACCAATCGAATTCATCGTAATCAGTTAATAGATCCAAGTCCTGAATCCCTGACCAATCGTAGGTGAGATCGAAGTGAATATCTTCGGCAGCGGGCGGATCATGCGCCACACCGTAAAAAACCCTCCGACCATCTGATAGAATTTTAGTCCTCAAAATAGACAATCTTTCAGATGAAGTGTCTAGTAGGAGATCTCCTGCTGAATCCTGATAAAGTCTACTAAAGTCGAAGTTGTGACCGTAGTAGTTATCACTCTCATCCTTGAATAAGAATTCTGGTGTATTAAATCTGTTAGCGAACTGATCTAGTTTTCCATACTTCGCGATTTCAATATCTACTGAAGAAGAATCCCTCAAACTCCCATCACAAAAACACTGTGTCTCTAATGATAAGTCGCCTTTGTTTTCCGCATCTGATACACCAAACGAGGGGCATAACGTAACTTCTGTAGCGTCATCATAGAAAGCTTCGATATCTGAAACCATAAACTTCAGGGAGGCTTCTTTCAAAGGCTTGTCTAAAACCTGTAAAGATCCCACAACCTCGCTCGAACCGAAATTTGAACCATTTCCATACAAGGTTAACTCGAACGTTCCCGGTAAGGATGGCTCACACCTAAACCTAGCTGTATTATCTCGTGTTAACAAAGGTACGGGCGTAGAAATGTCATCGAATACCTGTGCCCCACTTGTTACGGGAAGCTGCTTGAACGGCTTAAATACCACAACGCCTGTGTCGGAAGGATCACTGGCGAAGATGCTTACTGGAAACGCTGAATCAAAACCGATAGCCAAAGAGTCTATTAAAACAAAGTCATAATCATCAGGACTCTTGACTAATGTATGAATATAACCACCCACTGAAACAATCTTGATTTTAGCGGTGGTGTAGTCGTAATCATATTCTGTTGAAGTCGAACCATTTTTCGTAACTCTAATAACTGGATTAGGATTTGTATCATCGTATGCAAACTCTAACAAATAAGAATTTGATGTATCATCTAATAGAACTCCAAAAGCAACGACTTCGCCAGATGTTGACGAGTCCTTTAGATAATCGAATCCGAACTCCATACAAAACGGCATTGTTTGATCTCTTGAAGATAATAGATCAAGCTGGTATAAAGCTCCACCCGTACCAATGTCGAATTGAATAGATAAAGGTTCATTAGTTACTGTAACATTCGATGCTGTATTCAAGCTCCAAATATTAGAGTCATAGCCATTTAAAAAACTGTCATCCCCATCTTGTGTGATTAAATCAGATACAACCTCGAAAGTCGAGCCATCAATGGGGATCTTATTTGTTTTAGGATAAACTAAACTTCTTACGGTCATTTAAACTCCTTTAAAAAGAAATCCCCACCCCCTAAAAAGAGGTGGGGATTTGTGTGTTAGTCTCTCTTGAAATTACGAGAAATTAATGAGTTACCATCCTTCGTTCTTCTGGAAATCTCTAGCTCGATTTCATCAACAAGCTCTTTGGCTTGCTTTCTGGCATCTGCTCTAGATGTTTTACCGTCTGTAACGACATTAGCGTTAACCATTAATCGATTGTTATAGTTATTAGTTGTTGAGTTATTAGAACTTCTATTAGGTCTCTCGAATCTATTTGATGAACGTGAAACGATACCACCTTCATGATAGTTGCTTATAATATCTTGAATACCATTTCCTCTATTCAACTGATCCAAAATTCCTACACCACCGAGAGCTTTCATACCATCTCTAGATAGAATTCCTTCACCGCTTTGAGCGATAATCGGGATATCATTAGAGTTGCCAGGAATCAAGCCACCTTCGTGGAAAGTTCCTCTAGCCAAACCTTGAATACCTCTTCCCAATCCTCCGAAGAGAGATCTTGTAGGGATGGTAACAATAGCCTGGAAAAGAGAAGGTAGAATCTTAAAGACCCCCTTGATCACTTCCACGATCAACACTGGTATAGAAGCCGCTAACCCTTCAACAATAAATGGTAGCGAATCTATAACCACCTTTAGAAGCGTAGCTATAACTCTTACCAAAACGCCGATGATAGTAGGTAACTGCTTCGATATCGTCTCCGCCAATACTGGTGCAACCTTTTCGATTTGCGCGAGCAAACCATCGACCACATCCGGTAGAGACTTCGACAAGCTATCAACAATATCCGGCACGTATTCGATCAAGGCGCTTACAACGGTTTCAACATTACGAACCATCTCATCAATAAACGTTGGTGCGCCCTTGGCCAAATCTGTAGCGAAGCTCTTTATGAACCTAGTTAGAACCTTGACGTTATCACCCTGTAGAGCAAATGTCAAGGCTGACTGAATCCCCTTAACCAAAGGTCCGACAAGGGCTCCAGCACCACCCGCAAACGCGCTACCAATAATCGTTAACAAGGAACCATCACCTTCAAACGATCCGAAGAACTTTTGAAGCTTGGGTGTGTTTTCGGTTAGTTCGGCAGTAATATCCGCGAAGGTATTTCCTAACTTGTCTGTGATCTTGGTAAACAACTTTCCATCACCCGAGATTAGATCTTGGAATCCAGGGAAGGCCGTTTTTAAACCTGACGTGATCTCAGTGACCAAAGAGTTAATATTCTCTTCCAAGTTACCGAACAACCTTTCGTTGATAGTATTCTGAATAGCCGATATTCTCTCATTGAATTGATTGAAAACCAAATCAGATCCCTCGACTATCTTCTTTCTAAATACATCCTCGGTCTTGATTAGAGATTCTCTATATTGTCTTTCAGCATCCAGACGTGATTTGATACGCTGGTTCTCAGCATCCTCTATCGCGTTTAGATAATCATAGTAAGAAGACTCATTTCTCTTTAAACCAATTTGAGATTGATTTACTGAATCAGCGTAAGCGGCGTTGATACCTCTTATGTTTTCGATGAACCCTTCATAAACCTCGGTATTAGCCTTGGCAAATTCTGGGACAAAGAAACCAGATAGGAATGTCGCTACTTGACCACGAGCTTGCTCAAGGGAATCTTGGAATAGAGTTAAACCAATATCTAACCCTGGAGCTACCGATCTTATATCAGCGCCAGTTTGAGCCCTAGCCGCTCTACGCTCTAATACGTCAGTAAGCAGTTTTAAATTACTAGCAAACTCCTTGGATTGCTCTTCGGAATCTTTACTAGCTGATTGAGTCTGCTGTTTGGAAACCTTTTCATAAACATCAGTTTGCTTCTTGGCTATATTCCTTTGCTCTTCAGCAATTTTTAGAGCCGCCTCTTGTTCATCTAATTTACCACCGAGTTCTATTAAGACATCACCGAGACCTTGAATTCTGACAAAACTAGCTGATAACAACTTGGATATATCTGAACTCTGCGTTCTAACAACATCTACAAGACTTCCCAATGATGAACTAGGAGATCTGAAGACACCGGGGGCTCCACCACCAATAGCACCGGGAATTGCACCACCCAATGTAAAGCCGTTGATACGGCCCGAACGGATATTCTCGAAGAATGTTGTGCCATACTTTCGCACAGCCTCTTTCGGGATAACATATTCACCCGGCTCTAACATAGCTGGAACAATATCTCCGCCACCATAACCCGAGATGAACCCACCAAATCTCTTCTTAACTTCAGCACGTTCTTTGCGACCGATTTGACCTTTTTCATTAATGATATTTTTAGTAATGAATTCAGCCATACCTGCCAAAGCTAAGGTCGCTTTCGATGAAGCTTTACTCAGTCCATCAAATTGGATCTTGGACTGATCGATCTCACCATTAAGATCTTGAAGCCTTTTTGTGTGTTCCCCATATAGAGTTTCAATCTGCCCCATAGCCAAACGTAATCTATCAAAAGCAGCATTGAATTTACCTAACTCATCCTCACTAGTGAAGAAGGCTATATCATCAATATCTTTGAAACCTTTGATAACTTCAACTATCTGATCGAAATTAAACTCATTCAAGTTTGTTTGAGTGAGAACATCTAGCTTTAATGTAACAGCCTTATCCTTAACCGCCTCTAGAACATTCTTAAATTGTTCGTCAGTAAAGAATTCCAATTTGAGCCTCAATACCTGTTCACCGACATTATCGACATACTGGTTTTGAAGATCTAAGAGGGTTTTGTAAGCCTGTTCCAAACCTTGTGGATCGTTAGAGAAAGCATCCTTGATAGACTGATCGATTTGACTGAACAAACCTGAAGCCTCTTCTAGATTACCCCTCCTGATCAAGTCTTGAGCTAGAACAACAAGACCTTCATACTTGGCGGTTTGGATATCTTTGATGTTTTTGTTAAAGTCTCTTGTAGACGCTGAAACCTTCGTGAGTTCATCACCGATCTTCGTAACCCTGTTTCCAAAGTTATCCAATCTTATGTTTCCAGCCTCCACACCCTCGACAACCCTATCAATGAACTGATCTGGTTTAGCGAGGACTTCAGAATAAGACACTCCTAATTTATCAGCGATCTTCAAAGCTGTTTCCAACTTGTTCGTATCGAACTCACTCTTGAGAATATCTTTCAAAGTATCAGCGAACGAGTCGGACTGTTCTGATACAATGTTTCTTATACTCTTTAACGTGTTCAAACGATCGTCTGCAAACTTGGCAATCTTCTTCTCTTTCTCCTCAATATCTTTAAAAATCTCGAAGATATCCAAGAGAGCTTGAGCCTGCCTATTCTGTTGTTCGACTAACTCTGTAGAATCACGTAGAGAGTCTCTTTTCAAAGCATTGATTCTAGCTTGAGCGTCAGCGATGGTGTTACTAGCTGATAGAATTCTGAATTCTGCGTCAGCGAGTTTGTTATCAGCTGAAATAATCTTTTCCAAAGTAGCTAAAGTATCGAACCTAGTCTGAGCTAAATCAAACTCCAACTCTCTCAACTGAGCTACTGTTTCTAGAATTTCATTATACTTTTCGGATAATGAATTTAAAGCGTCTAGAGATTCATCATAAGACCCATTTAGAGCCTCGGTCTCTTTTAGAAGTTGAATTTCTAGATTTAAGTTTTCAGCGATAACCTCAGTTTGGTAAGCTAACTCCGCACCTTGAGCCTGATATTGTTTTGCAAGGAAAATCGTTTGCTGATTAGTTCTCCTCAACGCTGTCGCGCTAGCAGTAATCTTATCAGTGATTTGCTTGTAAATCTTATTGATATCAGCAAGTCTTTGAAGTTGCTCTCGAAGTTGTTGAGACTCCAACTGTAAGTTTTTGATTTGAGTATCGTCAGCTTGAGACTCACCAGTCGCCTTTAATGCTTCCCTACGCTTTCCGAGTTTATCCAAAACGGTTACATACTTCGCCTGTAACTCTTCGATAGTCGATCCCGTAGAATCGCTAAGAACCAAGAATACCTGACGAATCTGTCTAGCTTGCGCTCTAAGATTACCAATCTCATTGAAGTTGTTGAGAGCGAAAATAGCACTCTTGATATTATCAACAAGCTTTTCATAACTCTGATTCGTCTGATCTAACTTACTTTGAACCGTATCATCTTTAACGTTATTCGTAAAGATCTTCATAAACGCAGCACCTTGACCAGTTGATTCAGCAATAGCGGAAACAACCTTCAAGAACTGGTTCCCATCAGCTGTCAAGAGTTTGAAAGAGCTATCAGCTAAACCTTGAAGGTTTACCCCTTCGAAAAGTCTATTTGAAATCTCTCTAGCTTCGGACTCACTAATACCACCTTCTAATTGCTTTAGAATTTCAGCCTTGCTAAACTTGAGCTTCTTAGGGAGCAAGTCATTAAGAGCATTCAATACCGCAGCCTGTTCTGATGGTGAAGTGCTTTTTAGTGAAGCAGTTAAAGTCTCAGCGAAGCTTTGGCTGGTGAATTGAACTCTCTTATTTAAACCTGAAGCGATGTCCTTTTGGAGTTCAGCTTCAAAATCGGCAGCTGTACCAAGTAATCTGGTGAAACCGTCTAGAGAAGTGAAATCTGAAAGATCAAACTGATCCTCTAAAATCTTCTTAAACTCCCTAGAACGACCTTCATTGGTTTGAAGATCTAGGGTTTCATTCAAGCTTACAAACTCTTGACGGGTTTGTTCTGCCGCTTCAGCGGCATCTAAAATTTGTTCCCTAGCTTGATTAAACACACTATTATCGAATGGTGCATTCGCTAAAAGAACAATCTGTTGCATAGGACCGACAGCTTGGTTTAGAAGATCGACATCTTCAGGATTAACCAAGTTTAAACCTTTCGTCTCGAACCTCGTTAATCTAGCATCTAAAACCTTATCTAAAGCAGCAGCTAACGATTCGTCCCCATCCAAGGCTAACCTTCTAACATTACCTCTTAAAAACTCAACAGCCTCATTAACATCACCAAATTGCAATATAGCTTTATCAATTTGTTCATTAAACTTTCTTAACGTACCTTGACCTTGACTTAAAAACTCAAAACGCTTCCGAGCCTCCGCCAACTCATTCTCAAGAAGATCGAAATCTCTATCAAAAAGTGGTCTGTCAAATAACTTATCTTCAGACTTCCTTGTTGCGATGACATCATTTATTCTATTTTCAATTCTTTGGATATCGTTAGCAGCTTCATCCAAATCATCTATATTCTCGATAGATAGGGCTATATTGGCAGTATCTCTTTTACCAAAAATATTAGTATCAATCCCGAGTTCTTTAGAAAATTCTTCGGAAGTCAAAGCTTGTAATTGAATTCTATAACTCTCCAAACTTTGATTATTTAAATCTATTTTAGTATTAGCTAAACTTTCAGCCTCAGCTTTAAGCTCTCTAAAAGATTCTACGATCTCAGAATTCGTTTTGGTAACGATCTTGGCGTCCGAAACAAGATTGCTACCAACCTTATTATAAGCCTGAACAATCTTTTGACCCGCTACTTCAGTATCAATAGCAGAGTTGTCGAGCTTATTTTGAATATCATTAAGTTCATTCGTAAATTCTGTTAGCTTTTTAGTACTATTATTTATATCCTGAACTTGAGTACCTAACTCTCTTAAATTCTTTCTAGTTCTTAGCAAGGAACTGTTGTAAGATGTCCAAGCGATAGTACCCAAAGCAACCGCACCAGCTAAAACAGTTAATAGACCACCTTTACCAGCTAAGAAACCGCTAGCAGAAGCTAGCTTGCCAGTCTGACTCGATGTCTTTTCGAGGATAGCCCCTTGTTTAGCTAATTCAGCGTTATTAATAGCTGTTTTACCAGCAGCTTCTAACTGCTCATTCCCCAAAGCTTCGATAGCTTCGGCTGAAGCAACACTAGCAACTGCTACAGCGCGCAATTCAGCACCCATAGCTGCAAAAATTCTCAAGACAGCCAAAATCGTTTGGATCATAACAACCAAACCACCCGTGACTAAACCTAACACAACAATAACATTAGCACCTTCAAAATTCCTGAAGAATTCTGAGAAACCTTTTAATGTATTCGCCGCGATAGATAATGCGTCAGTGAGAGGCTCAACACCTAAACGAGCGATATCGATCAACGCCTGTTTAGCTGATTCAAACTGTTTGTTAAGAGAGTTCTCAACAATCCCTGATAGTCTATCCGCTGTACCATCAGCTTCATCATTTAACTCAGTAAGCGCTTTTTCAACTTGTGTGAATTGCTTTGCAAGAGTAATGAATGAGCGTGCACCACGAAGACCGAATACTTTAAATTGCTTTTCAAGTTCGGCAACTGATAAAGCACCGTTACCCATCTGACGATTAACTTGCTCCAGAATGGATACGAATTGTTCGTTCAATGGAGAGTCTTTATCAATATCGATGTTAAACGCTTCAGCAAACTGATCAGTCTTATTCGCCAACTGAGCAAAGATAACCTGAAGACCTCTACCAGCTGTACCGGATTTGATCATGTTATCATTGAGAACAGCTAGGAATGCAGCAGTCTCTTGGAATGTGAAACCAGCAGCTTGAGCAGCAGCAGCCGAGAATTTAAAACCTTGATTTAATTCATCTAATTCGACTTGGTGATTTCTATAGACTGAAATCAATACATCGTTAATAGTTCGGAAAGCTGTTAGATCGTTTCCTGTACCACGGATTTGATCACCAAAGATTCTGTAGATACCAGCGATAGTTCTAGTTGAAGCTTCGGCATCAGCTTGTGTAGCGATAACCAATTGCATCGTTGAACGTAAAGCTGCTAAAGAAGTCTCAGCTGAGAAACCAGCGGAACCCAACTGCTTGACAACTTCTGCCGTAGTCTCTACTGACTCACCAAATTCAATAGCTGTCTGTTGAACTTCTCTCCTAACTGTTGCTTGTACTTCAGCGAATGATTGTGCTGAAGATTGCATAACCGTGAATGTACGAGCGAGAACTCTCGATTCTTCATTTAGCTCGAAGAACGCTGTCCTCAAACCGAACATCACAGAAGATACGATTGTGAGCGCGTTAATAAACCTAAACTGTTGAACGATGGACTTAGCAAGGTCTTCGTTATAAAGACTGAATCTCTTACCTGCAAGATCGACGTTATTGATGAGATTCTTCATCTCACCACGAACGTTTCTCACCGAGTTACCCATAAAGGTAAACTCTTTCTCCATCTGCTTTAGACCTCTTAAAAGATCTTCGTTTTCAGATGATAGGTGGCCTTCTGTGGCAGCTAGTTGTTGGATGCTCGCTACCATACGACGAATTTTATCATTCGCTGTTTGAGTATCGTTACCCAACTTTAGCAATGAGATAGCAGCTTCTCTAGCCTCTTCATCAGTTCCGTTCAATTGTGCGGTAAATCTACCGAATTCACTTCTAGCTTGAGCGAGATCCTTTGAAATCTTTGTGAAGTCCCTGAATTGACCAGTTAGAGTTCTCACCTTATTCGAATTAGCAACGAACTCTTCTGTATCTTGTTCGGCCCTTTCGATCGCATCACGGTAAAAATTAATTGACGCGACTAACTGTTTGTATGTTTGGAACTGCTCTCTTGAAGGAGCGGAACCACCACCTTCCCTAGCAAGGTTTGCTAATTTAGCAATAGAACCCTGCACATCCTCAATCTTCTTTAAAGCTTCGAGATTCTTACCTCTCAACCCTAAAGCTCTACCGAGATTCTCAATCTCACCCGATGAAGACTTTAGAAACTCTTCATTTAATGATTTAAATCTTTGTAAAGACTTGATATCATTGTTAATCTTGTCGCCTAACCTAGCAAACTGTTGAGTAGTTTGTGCCGCAGCGTTAGCGTCAAAAGAATCAACAAGCTGTTTAACAGATTGAGCCGCTTGGTTATTAAAAGCTCTCACTTCTTTTAGGCGCTCAGTCCTACGCTCATCAATCTTGAGAGACTCTTTGGCTGCTTCGTCCCTTCTTTTGATAGCGCGTCTTTGAACTTCGGTTTGAGAGATGATATCTTTAATTACTGGTAAATAACTATTATCCAGTAGATCAATCTCCGCCATCAAAACTTTCGTCGTTTCTCGATCTGCACCACCTCTAATCTCAGCGAAAGCTTTTTCACGAGCCTGTGAGATCTTGGTGTACTGCTCTAGAGCGGATCTTTGGACACCTGCTAGATCTTCAGTGATCTTCTTTGAAGCTTCTCTCGTGAATGATGCGAAGCCATCGTATACATCACGACCCAAAGCTGTAGAAATTTCCTGAATGACTTTATCTTGCTCGACCCCTATCTCTCTAGTAACCCGCTGAAGCGTCGCAATTTCTCTCTTCACCTGATCAGCCACGCGCTCTAGTTGAGCGGTCGCCACCTTGTCATTAGGGCTATTATTAACCTGATTTAAGCCTTGCTTGGTTGTTGCATTTACCGGCGCAGTCTTGGCAGCGATTTTCCCAGTCGATTTTCCAATCTTAGAAAGAGCCTCTTGGAAAGCTTGCTCGATAGCTCGCTTCATCTTCTGAATATCACCGTCAGCAATACTCACTTCTAGCTTTTCTTTTTGGACCGTCTTCTGGAATTTATTAATGCTCTCTAAGAACTGCTGAACTACTTTTTGAAACTGCTTCAAGGCATTCTTATCAATACCAATGTTGAGACCATCGCCTACATTGATATCCTTGAAAAACTTGGAAAGCTCCTTCTGAGCCTCATCAATATTTTCAATACCTTGAAGATTTAGGATTACTCCTACCTGAACTTGTTCAGCCATCTTTAAACTCCTTATTTATTTTTGTTGTTCTTCATATCCTCTTTCATCTTCTCACCCTCTATAATATTGGATTCAGAAGTGATAAGTCTTTGCATCTCGAATATTCTATTTTGTTGATCTTTTAAACCACCTGAGAAAAATAACACATCATTTTTATCACAGTGGAATAATCTACTACCCCAATCTTGTAGGTGTTTGGGAATCCATGAAACCGGGCATTCTGGGAAATCAAACTTCTCCAGATAGAGTGTGGTCTCTTTTGGTTTCGATTTTTTATTTGTTGATGATCTATTTTTAGATCTTTTGTATTTATTTAGCTTATCAACAACGTCATTCTTACTCTCCCCGTTAGAATCAACCTTCCCGAGTTTCTTCTTTATAGCTTCTATCTCTTCGGTTGAACGACCACACTTTTTAGCGGCGTAAGCATTAAATTGAACACAAGTCTCACATTCAAAGTATTTAGATTTTTCTTTGTTTTTATCATCGGAAAGATAATGCATAAATCTGACATAACCTTTTAGATAATTAAGCTCTTCTTCTGTAATAGTACTCAAGTTATAATAAGCATACTGACCAATTTCTATAAGCCATTCCGATTCTAAATACTCTTTATTCTCTTCGGAGTATTCGTATTCCAAATATCTTCCATCTTCTTCGTAATACAACTCTTCCCAACCTACAATACACGAAAGAGCTATCTTTATAAAAATATTGTTGCCGATGGTTTTATCATAAAGAAATCCACCATCTGATAAATCCATATACTCACCGACAGTTAAACCTCTTAGATAGAAGATGCCTAAATCTCGGTAGTTATACTCTCTTACAAAATCTCCTAATTTATTACTCATTACAAAATCTCCTAATTTATTACTCATAAAACACCAATAAAAAAAGCCGCTACCAAATTTGGTAGCGGCTTTTGAATCATTGACCAGTCGTGACCAATTCAGGCTTTGCTACCTTTTTGTCACTATTTTTAGAATCGGAACCATACTCTTCAATAAGCTCTTTTTGCCACTCTTCAGGCAACATCTCAAACATCTCCTCTTTCTCAGAAGGATCGAAGGGAACTTGAACAAGCCCTTCAGCGCTTTCAATAGCTACGTTATGCCAACCAGACATCATCGCTAGAACTTTATCTAGCTGCATCGTGTTAGCCATGAAACCAGCCACCTTTCCATCATCGACGACGATAGCGGAGTCTTCAATCTGTTTACTCTTACGAACACCAAGGGGCTTCATAATAATAACAGTCTGCTCTTCTTTTGGTAGATCTCGTTCTGACTTGGGAACGTAACTTTCTGGACCTTTCTTTCTGACAACCTTTAACATCGTAACCTCCATTTTGCTTAGTTAAATTAAATTTTCAAAACAATCGATTCGTGATTTTCACGATAAGATTACTCTACCAAAACTAAGTTTCGATAGCAAACTCTCGCTAACAAAACCACCCCCTAAGAAATTAATCCTAGAGGGTGGATGGAGGAAGTGTTAAATTAAGCTTCTACATCATTGGTCTCTTCGTTACACAAGATAACGATAAGATCCCTTGTAGAAAGTTCGTCATCGACAATCGCCGTAATCGGGTTATCGTGAGTGATATACTGAACACCTTCGATGTTCGGAGTTGTACCATCGTACTTACACTTGGGAAGGAAGTAGTAAGCCTGCTTCAAAACACCAGTTGTACCAATCTCTGAATCGGAGGCAGTAGAAACTGACTTGAATTCTAGAGTGAAGAAAGTACCATTGATGAATTTAACATAGTTCTTACCATCATCAAATTCCAAGTTGAGTGAAGCCTCGACTTCAGCTTGCTCTTCAACAAGACCCAAACGATAACGTGAACCCAAACCGAACTTATCAGTGTTCAAGTTGTTGTTAAGTGTTACGGAACCTGATAGAGCCTCCTCGTATGCACCATCAATGTAGACCAAAGTCTCGAATGATGTAAGAGGTGATGCTTCTGAACTGTACGGGCTAGATACAGCTGTTGAAGTTCTCACATCAACGTTAGTACCAGCTACAGCAACACGGTCGATAGCGGCTGCACCACTTGCGGGGATACCTGAAATCCTGGTTTTTCCAGTTGATGAGTAATCCTCTTCAACAGTCGTATACGTAATACCTGTTCGCTCACCAATACTGATCTCCCCACCAGAAGTATTGAATAATGGAGCTTGAGAATCATCAACATAGATTTCTGTAGCACCAGGGATTACATCATAAGCTAGCTCCGCAATTGAAAGCTCTTCTCGACCAACGAGTGAGAAAGTACCAGTCACAAAACTGTTCGTTTCAAAGTTAACTGTAAGAGTGTTAACCTTACAACCACCGTAGAGGAAGATTGCAGCATCCCTATCTACTTCAACAGTTAGACCAGAAGTAGGGAGTTCTCGACCACGCTCCAAGTGGTGAACATAAGCTGTTGCCCCACCAGATGTGTAATCGGTTGACTCGTGATAGAAGAAAGCACCTTTTCTAAGACCAGTAGGTGAACCAAAACCCGCGACACTTGTGAAACATGGTAAACCAATAATCACATCATCTTCGGCAGGGTATGTAGAAGAATCACCAACGGTTGCTTGTGAAGGATCAAGGTAAAGTCTTGTTCCGTTACCAGCGCCAAGATCGGTAGGTTCAAAGTATCTCATTGAAGTACGAGACTGACCATAAAGAATCACACCACCTTCAGGGTTGAATGGTAGGTTAGTTTCGTTACCATCACCATCAACAACAGGCGCAACAACAATTGAAACAACTGATTCTGAAGAGTAGCCCGTATAAGTATTATCAGGATCGGTTGGCGCAGCGCTTACATAAGAAACACTGTAAATATCATGACCATCATAACCGATACTTGTAGTAGATTGCAAAACATCATCATCATCACGATAAACCATCGTCATGAGATCACTACCCTCCATAGGGAATAAGATGTTAGTCTCATTCGCTAGAACGATAATTTCAGCACCATCATTAGCGTGTTCAGCGGCGTCTAAGATTTGCTCCCCACCTTCAGCGGTTGCGCAACGTGCATGGATACCACCATCTACATTAGAAATTTTAACATAATCACCGAGAGCATGTCTAAGCAACATACCATAACCTTCGGCGCTATGTTCAAAGTTGATATCACCCTGGATATCAAGAGTACCACGAATTAATTTGTGTCTACCCCTATCAGAACGAATTGCCTCCGACTGTAGTACGTTCTCGGAAGCCGATAATGATTCTGATAAGAAATCAATAATATGCGTTGGCTGAACAAATGTTCGAAAGTCTGTTTGCTCACCAATAGCAATTTGACCACGAGCACCAGTCGCCGGACTAGTTGAATATGCCACTTTTTACTCTCCTTTTCAGCTACCTCCTTATATGACTGGCGGTAACTGTTTTTCTAGTTTTTCTGTAAATTATTCTAAAGGTTACACAGTTAACCGGCTCAAGCCGATCGTCTATGATATGGTTAGTAGGAAGCACGGTACTTTCAACAATCTCACAGTGAGCGTTAAATAACCCATTGAGTGTACTGTTTTCTCTAAGCACTTGGTCTAAACCAGCAGCTATAGTTTTCACATCCATCCTAGAATCTCTTTCGTCGATAGAAGAATGAACAATTTCTACATTCGCGTAAAAACTCTCTTCTTCATTATGTGATTTACCAGATCTTCCCTGACCAGCTGTTTTGACAGTACCAGTTTTACCGTCTGTCCAAGCGCAACAAGCTGGGAGATCTGAAAAACTCAGTGATAAGTGTTTGGGGTTATCATTGATATAAGTATTAGGGGTTAAACCCTGTAATAGCTCATTCTCCTCAAACCCCTCTCGAATCACCGAAATTAAGTTAGCTTCTATATTATTAAAGATACCTCTATGAGTTTCTTCATAGTTAAATACATCTTCTGCTCTAAGGTGTCTAGCCATTCATCCTCCTTAAATCTTTATAGAGATAGTATCTAAAATATCATCAATATTATCCACAAAGTTATTCTCTATAAGATAAAACATGTAATTAGCTATTCGTTGCCAATCTGAAGGTAAGAAATTTATAAACTCTTCCTCATCAGCTAGTACACCCAATCTAACAAGGTGATCTACGAATTCTCTATAGTGAACTCTACCATCCGAACGCTTTGGGTATGAATCCCAATCAAGTTCGAAACCACCCTGAACTAGCAAGTTACCGAGTTTGAGATGACGATTGCCACCGCTTTGAAAACCCCGCTCGATAGACTGGCGAAGATAACCAGATGTAAGGCCCCAGGTTGAATATCTAACCTGCCTGTTTGGATAGTGAGGCGTTCGATATTTTCCTTTACCTCTCGATTTCCACTTGGACCATTGTTTATCTCTATATCCTGAATCAGCGGATTTGTAATCCTGCCTGATTTTATCATATTTATTTTTCCAGGCATCAACATACATTTTTGTAAGTTGCTTACCAATACTAGAAGATTGAGAAAAAGATGTGGCTAAACGGCTTTCATTCTTTAACTTACTCTTGGTTGTATTTATCTTCCCCTTCTTCCAATCATCGTAAGAAGTTGAAGTACCAAATGTTTTGGTATACAAATCTCTAAGTTTAGAATCCAGCTCTTTATTCAATCTTCTCAAGCCACGTTCTAAACCCGTCAAGCCAGACGTGAGCTTTAGTTCTAATTGAATCTCAGCCATATTTAATCACCTATGTAATCCTCTCCTCGCCAGATGAGTTGGGATTTATCCTCATCCTCAGTTAACGTCGTATAATCATCTGTAGCCCCTTCCTGGGTTGTATCCCACTCAGGAACACCCTTGACGCCAAACTTGGTTATCTCGCTCGGGAAAGAGATAACTACGGGGGTTGAGTAAACCAAATTAGCCTTGGCGTAAGAAGTTACTAATTTCTCGGCACGCTTCTTCCATCTATCAGCGAAGCTTGTATAACCATCTTTGGACTTTTCGCGCATCTTATCGTAAAAGATATCGGTATAGATATAATAAGCTGCTAAATAAGTTGTCGCGGTCGCTATCAAGTTTGGAACATCCAAAGCTGTAAAAAGTTTGCCATCTGAAATTTGATAGCCTATACCAGCCTGAATAAGCATGTTATCAATCTCATCTTCGGTCTCATCAATATAATCCTCAGCCAAATCTTCGGAAATGTGAGTATCGATCTCCAGCTCAACCTGATCATTTTCAGCGATAGCGCCTGACCAACAAGATGCTGGAATTTGTACATCCCCACCAAACAATGAAAGGTTTGATGAGGTGTCTGAAGTTCCGATTTTCATCTCTCTTCGATCTGTCCTCAAGTATTGTTCGTATATAGAATAATCTGTATTATTTCCATTGTCAAACTTTATAACAAGATTCATAGACCTTGAAAAAGATGATGAGAATACTATATCATCATAAACAAAGATTAAATCTGTATTCTCGGTAAACTTCCTACTCGAAAGCTGGCTCTTGACCGTAACGTTAACAAGAGACTCTTGAGAAAATCTAACCCGATCTCCTCTCGTAGAAGTAAGCTTTGATTTAACCTGTTCTAATGTTGTGTATGTAGGCATTCAAAACCTCCTCTTAATTATCTCTAGCATAGTCCCAAAAGAAGTACGAAGCAGCGGCCAATCCAAAACCGCTGATAAAACCAAATGAAAACCTCTTATAAAACGGATCTGGTTTCTGAGTATGTTCGAGCCTTTTAACCATATACTCGAAGTTGGTTTCAGACATCTTCCTGTAATACTCGGCCATCTCCACGTTAAAAATATGATTGGCAACCAGTGTCTTGTTAGACTTTTTAAGCACTTCATTTTCAGATTTGAGTGCGGCGTTTTCTACCGCAGTCTTGGCTAATCGTCTGGCTACATGTTCTGGGAAGTAAAAATAATCATCTCCATCTATTTTTATCACTCTCTCAACTCGCGAGCCATCATCCTTGTAGACGTATTCACAAGTCTGAGAGTAAGCCCTCGCGGGTAAACTAATAACCAAGATCAATAAAAAGATCAGAAAGCTCTTCGAGGTCCATCTTATCAATTTCTTCATTCTTTACCTCCATATCCTTCCTGATATCTTCTATCTCCTTGTCATTAGATTCGATCTCTTTTTGTACTCGTTTATTTTCGGTAGCCGTCTTCTCGACAGCTTCCTTAATAACCTTTTTCCTTTCCTCCAAAAACCAATCTTCAACCTCTTTTACATTAGCCTCTCTTTCTTCAATTTCATTATCCAAGGTTGCGATGTATATCAATACAGTAGCTATTACAAAACCCACGAAAAGTAGTTGCCACTTAAATTTTAATATAAACTTTTTCATTTTAATTCGCTGCAACGAAAGATTGAAGAGCGTACATAATAATAGGCCATAGAACCATTGCAGCGCCGAATGCGCCATACAATCTGATTCTAGCAGTCTTGTTTACATCTACATCCTCTTCAAGTTTTTTAATCTTATCATTAATCGGCGTGATAGTAGTCTCTAAATCTTTAGAAGTCACGGTTGAATCCTTATACTCTTTCAAATCAGTCTTTAACCCGACTATAGAGTCTTGTAAAAACATAAGAGATGTATTCGTACTGTTTACTGTAGCATCAACTTTGTCAACCTTTATCTTTACCTGATCTAAATCGCTCTCTAACCTATCAATAAAAATCTCGAATAATTGTTGGAACTCACCAACATCGACTTTTTTCTCGGCCATAATTTTAACACCCTCTTCAAAACTCATAAGAAATCCTCATCTACTATATCCACACCCTGACCAGTCTTCTTCTTAAACTGGTTAGCCAATCTAAGAATGATAGATTTAAAGAACTTTTTGAAGATTTGATAAGTTAAGGCTGAAGTAGCACCCAGGCTTATAGACATTTTCATGAGCGTCTTGTAATCTAATTTTTCAATATTAAAATAAGCTACAATAATAGCGACTAAAAGACATAACAAACCTAACATCCAACTTTTAGAATTTGGATATTTAGATCTTATTTTCAACACCCTGGATAACACTGAAACCAGAACGAATACTGGGATCATCAAGTAAAGTTCAAAACCTACAATCTGAGAAGCGATGGTATGAACCTGAACAATATTATCCAGTGTATTACTCATCTCAATCTCCTGACTTGGCTTTTGAAGTTCTTCTAGTAGAAGTCTTTCTAGTTGTTGTTTTCTTTTCTTCTTTAGGTTCTTCTTTCTTTTTCAAGACAACAAATAAACAATTCTGCTTATCTGCGGCTTCTTTATCTGTCACGCAATCAAATCGTGAATTTAGAAGTGCTTTGATATCTTCGAGATCCTTTTCATTTTCAGATTTTAAAATCCTTCCTGAAGAAATAAGTTTTGAATTCGCGATAATATTTGGCCTACCAACAATCTGCATGGTAGAAATTTCTGTAACCTTCATAAAACCTCCAAAAAAACCCCACCCCGAAGGGTGGGGAATTCATCTATCTATTAACCAATGTCGAGAGTCGCCCAACCTTCACCGTAGTGAAGTCGTGGAAGAGCGCGAATACCAATAACCTGCTCAAGACGAGGTGGATCGTCACCAAGCTTGTCGATGTTCTTACGGAAAACACCGGGGCGAGGGTTATTAAGGTTTTCGTAACGAGAGTAAGTAGATGCAACATCCGCCCACTGAACTCGTTTATCCTGATCTGCAAGACCTTCATTGCTACCCAAAGAGTTCATCGCCATAGGACGACCAACCATCAAGACAGTGTTATCTGGAATTGTACGAAGATGCCAACGAGCCATATCACCGGCAACGTAAGCATTAACAAGATTCTCAGTAAAGGTGATAGTCTTTCCTGAAACAGAAGCGACGACCTTTGACTCACTCGTACCATCGATCTTCTTGAGAACAACTGTAGTACCGGCAGCAATAAAGGTTGTATCACGAACAGTGATATCAGCTTGAGCAGCGGCAGCTGAAGCAGTTAGCTCGGTGACGTGAGGAAGCTTCGCGTTACTCTCACGAACATTACCAAGGCCAAGGTGTTCAGCAAGCATACTCATAGCGTTGTTTTGAGTATTGTGGTAAGCCCCATAAGAGTTAACCATGATGTCACGAAACTCTTTGTTCTTCACTAGCTTACGCGCTGTACCGAATGGAAGAGTTACCTCAGCCACTTCATACCCGGAGTAATCCATATAGGTTTCAGCAGCAAGCTGAAGATCTCCAACAGGATCGGCTGAAGCGGTGTTACTCCAAGCTGTACCAGCTGTGAATTCGAGATAGCTAGGGTGGTTGTATGTAGCAAGATCTACTTCGACACCGTTGATAACCCCAGTAACAGTACTATCAAAAATCATCTGGCGACGCATGTACTCAAGTCGGTACGCGAGGCGCTCTTCAATATGACGATACTTTTGAGCAAGACGCTCACGCGCACTCATTAGCTCATTCTTTGTACCGAGTTTACGAAAATCAACAAGCTCATGCTCAAGAAGGATGACCTTCTCTTTCCATTCAGCTGCTTCGAACTCTCGGTAAGCTCGACCATGAAGACCGTAAATCGGCGCGGGCGAACCAATGGCTGACGCGGGTGTCATACCACCAACCATCGTCTTCTCGATATCCATTTGGATTTTATCAGCGTTAATATTAACAAGTGGGATATGACGCGCCAATTCCATTTGTGCTGCCATGATTGGGAAGAGTGTTAAAACCCCATCAATCTTGTCAGTCCTCAATAGAGGGTGGCGATCATAATCTGTAAAACTATAATTACTCATTTTTAAACTCCTTTTAGTCTATTGTTTACCACTGGCGAATTAATTGACAATCGCCCCAAGTGAAAGCTGTCGCAGCAGCGGAATCATGAAAAATAGGCGCATCAGCTTTCACAATCGCTCTAACAAGAGCGGTAGCAGGCTGATCGTCAGTTGTATTCAAAGAAATAGGCTGCATCAAAATAACGGCGGTGGATGCATCTTCTGTACCATCACTCGCATCATTATCATATTCTTTATACTTACCAGTAGCGGTAACTTTACAAAGAACCAAACCTTTCCTCAGTTCTGTAGTAGTATCGTTTGTTTGATCTCTAGCATCCTTATCAATAACGATAGGTAGAGATTGGAAATCTGTATGCGCCAAGAGATCATCTACTTGGGTATCGGCATACTCTTCGTTTCTATATCCTGCCATTTTTAAACTCCTTATGTTTTAATTAAAATTAGTCGAACTTAATATTGCCATCTTCATCAAAGATTGAAGCGTCAGTAACTAGTTCTGGATTATAGTTGTTAGCTTCGCAATACTTCCTCACACGATCTCGAAGCTCTTCAGGAAAGCGGGCGTATGCTTTATCAACACCAGCGTTTCCACCTTGCGCGCCACCTTCTGGAGCAACCGGGGTATCATTCCCCTCACCTTCGCCACTATTAGCTGAAAACTGCTGACTGGTATCAAAGCGGGCCTCTTCTGGAATAGCTTCTAGAACTTCACTAAATAGATGGAAAAGATCTACTTTATCTCCATCGTCACCAGCTGAAGTGAGTGAGAACTTCTGCTCTCGTGCTTCAACAGTAACATCATTAAGAATCTCAGTAACCTTATTTACAACAGATGGGAAGTGATTCTTGTTCTCAAGCTCGGCTGAGAAAGCTTTAACTCGGCTGTTATAAGAACCTTCACGCGCTCGGCGTAGTTCAATCTCAAGTTCAGCACGCTGCTTTGAAAACTCTTTATTCTTATTCTTGAGTTGTTCAGCTTCTTTAATTGATGCGTTAAGAGCGATGCTTTTTTGATGATCAGCTTCAATAGCCTTCTCTAGTTCTGAAAAAACAAGTTGCTCGACTTCTGTAGCCTCGATCTCACCAGCGTTAACTTTAGTTCGAATTTCCTTACAGAAAGAATAGCGAGCCTCGCCTTCCTTCCCTTGGAGATCCTGTAGTGCTTTTGAAAATTTCATTTTATTATTCTCCTTTGGTTTTTGTGTTGGGTTTGTAGAAAAAGATTGAGTGTTTGTTTCAGGCTCTTCACCCTCAGCACCCTCTTCTCCATTCTCTTCTGTATTAGGTTTCACCAGAACGAAGGTGCCTGGGATTCCATCTTCTGAATACTTATCAACTTCAATATTATCAGCTTCTTCCTTACTTAACCCCTTAGAGAACATCCCTGGTAAATTGGGGATGAAAGGTGTATTAGTAATCGCGAAAGCAGTCATCGTAGGACCACTCTTTACAATAGCTTCGTCATCTTCTTCTTTCTTACCAGCGACCTTGTGAATCTCATTCGTGGTAAACTCATCACTGATCTCAGCTGAGAAGTACCTGAACTCTTTATTCTTAATAGCTTCGATACCTTTTGGAGTAGGTTTCCATCTAGCAAATAAGAAACTCTTTGTAACTTCCCTACCTAAAGGATCTGTAAAAGTGAGTTCTTTTGTGAAAAGATTTCCAGCATCTTGCTCGACCCAACCGTAAGCTCCATGTTCTGGCTCGTGATGCTTGTTTACCGAAATAGCTTGAGGATTTGTACCAGCGTTGAAGTTGTTAACAATCTTACCAAGATAATCCTTGGTGAAATCCAACTGTCCATACCAACGATGGTTAAACTTACCTTCTCTAAAAATAGCTGTCTCGATAAACTCTCCAGCTTCAGCCAATTCAATAATTGACTTACCACCGGAGAGGTTAGTATCGAATAAATCGCCGGAGAAATAGAATGTTTTATCGTCATCCATATTTTAACTCCTTAATTATTGTCTGTCGCGCTATCATCTTTTGCATCCCTAGTTCGAGATCTATTATCTCCACCGGGGCGATTTCTATCCTTATCATTTCCAGCATCCTGCTTTTCTTTAGCTTTCATTAGATCCTCTTGTCTCTTAGTTTCCAATTCATCTTCAACGAATAACTCATCAAAGGTTGTAGTAGGAATACCAAGATCCTTGAAGCCTTTTCTAATGTCTGGCCAGAAGGTCATCTTGCGACCCTTCATAGCTGTACCAACTCTAAGCATAGCAGTCATGAATTCTTTGATAGCTTTTCTTCTTCCTAAGCCTGATCTGTCAATCGTAAAGACAAGATCGTTAATAATCTTTGGTCCAAAATTGTAAGCTGCGATAACATCAATAAGATCTGTTTTAATAGACTCTTCTAATTGATCAACCAAGTCTTCAGCCATAATCAATAAAAGATCTGTTTTAGCATCCGTTTCTGAGAAATTAGAATCGCCTACTAAAATCGAATCTGGGATACCGTGCGCTTGGACCTTTCTTCGATCAGCAAGTTGCAGGTAATCCATATAAGCGTCTAGAGATGTGTTCTTAGGTTCTTTGTACTCCAAGCTCCAGCGTGGCTCCTTACTGGTTTCATCGACCTCAGACGGCACCATTACAGACCCATGTACGAGTAAGGATTGAGCCATCCGTTGAGCAATCTGATCGTTGGAGACCATTTGCCCATCCAGCAAGTTTTCACCGAGCGGATACCTCACTTCCAGGTGGGGCGAGCCAGTTTTCTCAAGATGCTTCAACATATATTGTCTAGCAATCTTACTATAGTACCAATCTATATAAGCACTCTTATATCTGGACTTACCAAAGACTGAAGAAAACTCCCTGTCTAGGATAAACCAAACAATCTTATCTCTCTTCACAGCAACTCTTGTAGAATTCTGGACCTGAACAACTTTTGAAATTTCATCAGACTTATTCACATAGAATTCAAAGTTTTGCCTCGGATCTAACCACTTCACTTTTTTGAGTGATGCAACTTTACCAGAATACACGACGTTCTTTTCGCCTTTAGCTTCTGAGGTTGATGTAATCTCCTCTCTTTGCCAAACCTTCTCACCAAAAGAGAAGCCGTATTTCAAACCCGATGTAAGCATATTTCTTACAGTCGAGTTGTGATGTATCTTATAGATATCATTAACTACAGCTTGAACCTTTTCATCGGGGTGAGCGATGGTAAACTTTAAACCCGAGATCAAGCCGACAATAAGATTTGTCGCAAGCCTGATCATCGGATCTACCGACATTTTCTGATAGGTGGATAATGGGATGTTATCTGTATTATAAACCTCGAACTCATTTTCTAGTTCGTGAACTCTATTCCTAAGTTTATCTCTACCATTTACCAAGCTAGAACCAAATCCCGGTCTAACCGTTTGACCTCTGATATCGCCCTCGTCACCAACTGAAAAACTTTTGAAATTATTTTTATCGGTTTTTGATTTTGTTAGAGGCTTTAAATCAGAGTTCTTAGAGACATAGCTTTCAAAAGAAGAAAAATCTGAAATGTCAGGATCTTCCATAGCGAGTTTCAAAACTCTATTTACATTTGTTTTATCCATAATATTACTCCTCAAAACCTCCAATAAAATTATCTATACCGTGCAAATCGAGTAACGCCATTTTCTCTTCTAAAGAAACAGCGAAACTCGATGACTCGAATGAGCGATCTAAATTCTTCCTGTTCAAAGCTCTTTCTTTATGAGCTTCTACAGAAAAGGATTTGATGCTCCCGACTGAAAAGTTGTTAACAAATTTGTCAGTAGCTTTTCCAGCAGGTGTACCAGCGAAACAAGCAAAAGCTAAAGCCCACGCGCCATCAGCGTGGTGTCTCTTCTTTTCCTCAGCTTTAAAACGGATAGAACGGTTGTCACCAACAACTCGCTCGATGGAATATAATTCCTCCAGAAGTTGTCTATCGAACTCCAAAGCTAATTCACCATTCTCAAGCCTGTTCTTCAGGTTGACCATAAATTGCTCTTGTTTACCGTTGTTACCACCCATCTGAACATCAACAAATGTTGAAGGGAACCTTCTAGCTAAATACTGCCCCATCTGTGTTCCAGGTCCAGTACAATCCATCAACATCTTTCTAATGATTCCAGATCGTAATAAGGCTTCGAAGTAATTCTGTTGACTGGGTAAATCCCATCTTTGAACATTCTTACTAAACCTTTCTACCTGTAATGTAGAGCCATCTTCGAAAACAATCTCCTCTAAGATTCGGATGTCTGTTGAGTGTCTTGTTGTGCCCAAATCGACTCCAGCAATAATATTGCGACCAATTTCGCCAGTTCGGAATGCACTGTAAAGCTCTTGAAGCGTATCGTACTTTTTAAATCTAACTGGTTTTCCATGAATATCCTTTTTACCCCTATACTTCTCAAGGATAGGATAACTCTCAGAACTTAGGGCGTCTTCTGGAGAAACCTGAACTTTGACACCATCAACCAATTCGTAGAACTCGTCCTCTTTGGGATCGAAATCATCAATTTTAGAAACCTTATTATACATACAGCTAAGAATCAGCTTTTTGTGAAAGAAGGCTGACTGCTCATCAACGAAGTACCCTTCGAATTCCTGTTGAAATGTTTCTAGGTCAGAAGCGTTCTGAAACTGTTGAACGATAGAAGCTCCACCAAATAAGTGGACTCTCTCTTCTGTAGACATGAAAGGAGCGTGTCTCACAGCCTTAGCCATGAATTCATAATTCTCTTCTTTCAAGTATCTCTTACACATCCACCAGAAAATAGGTAGGCGTGCGTAGAAAGGATATCTTCTCTCATCATCAAAAATCTCGAAGAATTTACCTGACATACCGAATGGAGTAGAAATAATATCAATCGTTCCTCTAACCATCGCGATAGCTGGTAGCGCCGATGCGTAAACCTCTTCAGCCCACTGATAGAAGGCTAACTCATCCAACCCAACCTGATCCGCAGGAACCCCACGAATAGGTTTCTGAGCGTGAGAAAATATTTTAGCGCGTGTCCCGTTGTAGTTTTCAAACTCGATTAACTGAAGAGGATCTCTAATAATCTTCTTCCTAAACTTGGGAGGTAGCGCATCCAAATACTGTTTAACATAGTGAATCTTGTTAACAGCCTCTTCCTTCTTATATGAAGTCATGACTGAAGAGAAGTTACCTTGCGCCAACATCCCTCTAGCAAAAGCTTTCGCAGCTAGCATAGCTGAACCACCACTTTGTCTGCATTTGTTACAGATGAAAGAGGTGTCGCACATAAAGTAATCTTCCTGATACTTATCCCACTCCCATGTTCCAGTTGGGGATAGCTGATCCATTTTATCTGGATCTAAAACATTCTCCAAAAAACCTAGTTCTGTAGCTATAAAATCAAATAACCCTTCTAGCTCTTCTGGTTCAGGATCTCTCTTCACCCAACCAGCAGGAGCCCTATCAGGTGCGTCAAGATCCTTAATCTCCATTTACCACCTCGTTCGTGTACCAATGTACTTTCGAGCTTTGTCTGGGGTCTCTCTACGGATTGAAGAAAGTTTAGCCGCTGTTTGAGAAGGTTGGTTATACTCTTTAACCTCGACCTCCTCTTCAACAACTTCTTCTTTATCCTCTTTTGCAGCGCGTTCAGCTTTTTTAACCTCACTACGTTTCTGCTTCTTCGAAGACTTCTTTTTAGGTTTAGCTTTCGAAGCCTCCTCCTCTTTATCCTCTTCTTCTTTAAGCTCTTCAACTTCTTTAGTAGTAGGATCTACAGAAAGAGTTTTGACGCCTTTTGGGGCCTTAGCTTTTTCTGAAGCTGATAACATAAGCATTTTTGAATCTTTTTTACCTTCACTCATCTTTTTTATCTCCTTTAGTTAAGAATTCAACTTTCTCTACAGTCTCGACCTCTTCGAGGACTTCATAGAAATCCTCTTGGGAGGCAGGTTGGTAATATTCATCTTCAGACATCTTGAATGTTCCATCAGGTTGTCTATCCAATACCTTACCGTAAAACTCTTCCTCTTTGACTCCACCCTTCTCAAGTTCGGCATTTCTCTTCTTTCGAATCATACGCCTTTTTTCAGCGCGTGAGAAAACCGTCTTGACAAGATCATCTCGATCGTCTACACCAGATGTAATGTTCTGGTCTTCTTTAACAATCTTATCATGATCCACGAACATCTTCATAATATCTTTAGCTGAAGCATATTTCATAAACCTTTGTAAATACATCTTTCTTTCTGTGATAGATGCATCATCTGGTAAATCAGCTTCCATATCAGGTTCGTCAAATCTAGACTGTAGCTCTAAATATAATTTATTCCTTATTTCATTATTCTGTCTTTTAGAAATTTGTACGTCGTTCTTTAATAGTTCCGACTGGTAAAACTTGATAACCTCTTGAACGCCTTCACCAGCAACGATCTTGTTATACTTCCTCATGGAGAGTTTACAAGCCTTCGCGATTTGTCGATCAGTAAGGTTAGAGTTTGCTTTAAGGGTTGCTACCTTTTGTTCCAGCGCTGAAACTTTATTTACAAGCTCCATATCCACCCTGACCTCTTCTTTGCCAGAAGAAGGGACTGGGAGGTTGGATTTCTTCTCAAGCTTGTCACTCATGAATTACCTCGACCCCCTTTGTTGACCAGGGAGAAACAATGTAGTTTTGTATACGTTTTGTGAATCGATAGTGAGACTATATCAAATAAAAGTTTCGATAGCAAACTTTATAGACAATTTCCGTAGGTATACGATAATTTACTTTTTAAATCTTGAAATCCGCGACCGCCGATTTTTCCATTCTCCACCCCACTTCCCAAATCCTTCTGACAATATCATCGAATACCTCTACTCTACCCCCTTCTCTAATCCATGATCTCAAATTTCCCTAATATACTAATTAACACCTTTGGAACATTCTTATACATATAAACGGAGTCAAATTGGAAATTTTCCCAAAAAGTTTGAAAAAAGTGAAAAAAGTTTTGGGGAGGGTAGAAAAGGAGCTTATTCGATGGTATTGAAAAAAGTTCGCTTGGCGGCCACTTTTTGGGAAAAAAACGGGATCGACTCCGTATATAGGTGTAGGAGGTAATGACGGATGTGTTTGGACGAATTTTTAAAAGTTTTAGAAGAGCGTGAATATGAGATTGGTGAGATTTTTACAAATTTACTTTATGACTACGCCGATCTTGTCATCAACAATCATTTCGAGAAAGAAGATTTTTTAATTGGTGGAAATGGTGATTATGAAGAGTTGGATTCTAAAGAAAGTATTTATTGGGAGAGGTTCAAGGTTGAAGTTTTAGACTTGTTGGAGGAGTGACTTGGAGGATAGAAATCTTTTTGGCTCAGTTTATAGAGATGGTAAATCTTTAAGGATACTCACAATGGCTCAGGGATATTTTTCTACCAAAGGGATAAATATCGTCAGGTACGAGTTTACAGATGAGTCTGATAGATCTAGACTGCTAAAAAATATTAGCGGTAAAAATCTTCACAGATGTAGAATTTGTGATACAGACCTTTATAAAGTTGAGCCTGTTAAGGGTGTAAAAAGTAGGGATGTAAATATTGTACAGAAGAAGCATAAGGTATTTATTGATAACTTTGGAAATAGATATCATACATGCAGCGCTGTTAAAAGATGTTTGAGAAGGGTTGGTGTTAATGATTTAGCAAATAATGAGTTAAAATACACGATTCCTTCTTTTGAAGATATAACTAATGTAGATGATTATGATGAAGAAGGTATTATAAAGACTATTAAAGAGGATTACGATAATAAAGTTAAACCTTTTATAGCAAAGTGGCTTGTTCAAGATATCAACAAGTTCAACATTTTAGATTTCTTAAAGGAACTAAATGATGTCAAAGGTCATCTTATTTATTATGACGATAATGCCGCTCCAGTTCTCTTGGATAAGATTTTAAAAAGTATAGGAATTAAAATATGACAGATTCAAAGAAGATTTCAGAAAAGTATGGTGTTGGTGAGAGCAGAGTTGGGTTCGTTGGTGAAGAAGCGAGGATTACATCTAAAGAAGATAATTTGACAGTTAGTGCTAGAACCGTTGGTATCTCGCATCACGCCGAATTGGATTCGGATTCAGAATGGTATCTCAATGTTCATTGTGGATTGTTTAAGAAGATTTTCGAAGATTATTTCGATCCCGCTCACCTAGCTGATATCGAGATGAATGTTTATATCACTTTTGATATCCCTAAGAACCTACTTAAAGAACATGTAAAGCTTGTTTGCGATAAAGATGGTGCTTACAAGTATGTGATCAATCCCAAGGCTGGTAAACTTAATAAAGAGTTACTACCTAAAGTTAGAGAGGTGAATGATGGAGACTGAAGGACGTGTACGTGAGGCTTTGGTATACTTGAGAGCCAAGATTGAGACTTGCTCTTCTAAATACCAAAGGGCTGACTATATGGATTATCCAAAAGTTAGAAGGCTAATCCTGAATAACTTCTTTACGGAAAAGGTACTCCGCCTTTCTGCTATGGAAGCTGTTAACTCTGGCCACTTGGATTTGTACTATAGATGTATTTGTGAACATTGCGCCACACCGAATTATAAAAAAGAAGAGGATGTAAATATATCCAAGACTCTAAAATCCTTACTTCTATATGGTTCTGAGTGTGAGTTTTGTGGAGAGCTTACGAATTACGATCCAAATGATAAAGATGTTGGTAGTTTCTTTTTCACTATTGGCGAACAATATATTGAAGATCCTCATATCTACTTCAACAAGGATATTGAAGAAACTGAATTCGAGGAGATGAGAAATAGAACATTTGGATGGAGGTTTAGAAGATGGGTAAGAGAAAAATTCAAAAGAGGTTAGGGCCTTATAAGAAGATTGCTAAACAATGTTATTTGATTTCTAGGAAACTAGATCCTAAAAAGGTTGTGTTGCTTTATTACAATTACGAGACGGTCTTGGAAGGCGTTTCTGACAAAAAGATTTATTTTGAATTGATCCATAGAGGACAAAGAGAATATAAATCGAAGCTCCAGCAACTTCCTTATAAATTGGATAAGATTGATAGAGAGCTTAAAGACAAGCACCCAACTTTTGGTTATGAGATTGTGGATAGCTTCACTTATCCTAACTTCAACTTTAATCAAGTGATTTTATCTGACCTCGAATTAAAGATTCTGAGAGCCTTGACAGGCTCGAAGGGGGATGGTATAAGGTATGAGACTGGGGTGAGCCTCAACAGGTTAACAAAGCTTATTTACCCCAATACTTATGACGTTTGGGAGGTCGGAAAACCGAATCGTAAAAAATACCTGAAACGTGATTTAAAACTCAAGCAAGAGGTGGCAGATGCATTCAACCGATTGAGTGAAACAGGGTTGGTTTGTGTAACGGTTTTTGGTACTTTGTGGTATACTGAATATTTTGTAAGAATTTCCAAAGAACAAGGGTTTTACGATGAACTCGATAAAGTTATTGTGAAAGTTAAAAGGAGGAAGTGATATGGTCCAGACAATGATTTTAACACATATTGATAAAAAGAAGAGGACTCCAGTTTTGGATATGAGTCATGTAAAGATGGTCAATGAGGATGGTTCTCTAGTTTTAGACCGTTTTGGTAAGCCTTGTTTTAGACCTCGGAGTGTTATGTCTGCCCGAGTTAAAACTACTCGCCAATATTTGGTAACTCATGATGGTGATCAAAGTTGGATGACTCTTGGACAGCTACAACAGTTGACTACCAAAAGGATTGCTCGGGAATTGGTTTTAGAATATAAAGAGTTACTTAGGGAGGTGAATTCTTGAACGAGGCAGTGAGTTATTTAGATCATGGATATGTTAAGTTACTTGATACTGGTGGTGGTGACGCTTTTATATCTAAATTTGCGAGATGTTCATTTCAAAATCAAGATGAACAAAGAACGGCAAAACAAGATGCCCGATTGATTGATTATCTTATCAGACACCATCACACCAGCCCTTTAGAAGCTGGGGAGCTTTGGGTAGAGATGAAAGCTCCCATCTTTGTTTTTCGCCAGCATATGCGCCATAGGATGGCATCTCTTAACGAACAGTCATTGAGATATTCTACTCACGACGGGGATTATTATATTCCTGAGTTAGATAGATTCAAGACTAATGATAAATGGAATAAACAAGGAAGTGGAGATAACCTCCCACTTCATCTGGCAGAAACGTACCGGACTTTGATTAAAGAACAGTCCGAAAGCCAGTGGGCTACTTATTGTAAGCTTGCTAGGCTAGATCCTGATAATGGGCAACCTTTGGAGCATGATGATTTGCCTCCTCTTACCAAAGAGTTGGCAAGGATTATTCTCGGAACCAATTTCTATTCCACTCTTTGTTGGAAGATCGATACGAAGAACTTGATGAATTATTTAGCGTTGAGGAATGATCCTCACGCCCAATGGGAGATTCAAGAGCTTGCTAAGATTATCGAGGGATTTTTTGCTGAAGCTTTCCCGGCGACTTATAAAGCCTTTGTGAAGCATTATAGAAACTCGACAACTTACACCCAAGATGAACATCGAGTTTTAAATGAAGTTTTAGGTGGTAGTGTTTTAGATATTCAAGAGTTGATTGAGGATTGGTCAGATAGCAGGAAGAAAGAGTTTGGTACGAAACTTGGTTTTGATTTTGTAAATGAATTGGGGTTTGAAGATGGCGAAGCATGATGTGAAGACGACGAATTTCAAGATTAATAAGAAGTGGGCGATTGGTTCTGATACCAACTCTTACATTTTATTTAAAGTTCGTAAAAATAAAAAGGGTGAGGAGATTCTTACAGGTTACAAGTATGGTTCTTTGAATAGTGTGATCAATTACTTGTATCAAGAATTAAACAGGACTGAGCCCTATTCCTCACTTGAAGATTTGAAAGCTAATATGAGAGAGCATTCTAAAATCATTATGGATGCCTTGAAAGAGAACGGACTAAACCCTAGAATTGTTGTAGACTGATAAGGAATGAAATGACGAAGAATTTTGTGATCGATACGAATGTTTTACTTTATGATCCTCGGGCTATTTTTGCGTTCGAGGATAATAATATTTTTATCCCCTTACCTGTTATTGAAGAGGTTGATTCCAAGAAGAAAGCTGATGGTGATTTGGGTTACGCAGCACGAGAGATTAATAGAATCTTAGATAATTTGCGTGAGAAGGCTTTCAATGAAGAAACCTCTTTGCACGAGGGTGTGGAACTCGATAGCGGAGGTCTACTCAGGATTCTGGTGGATGCGCCTTCAGATGAATACCTCCCAAAGATTTTGGAGAGTGAGAAAGTCGATAATATGATCCTGTCGATGGCTAAGGCTCTTCAAGATCAACTTGGGGAATCTATCACGGTTATCTCCAAAGATTCTAATATGAGGATCAAGGCTGATGTTCTAGGTCTTGAGGCGATGGATTATGAAAACTCCAAAGTCAATACAGATTTTTTGACATTAAAAGTTCCTACAAGAGTAGTGACCTCAGATTACTTATCTCTTCTGAATACCGAAGTAGAAGATGATTATGGTAATTCTATTCCTGTGAAGCCTGATGATATTGATTCCTATCACTTTAACGAGCATATCAATCTTGTTCCAGAAGGTTTTGGTGACGATTGCAAGCCTACCTTTGTAAGGAAGGATTCTAAAGGAAATATCAAGATTGTCCATAAGTATGCAAACAGTGATATCTTCGGTATTTCACCAAAAAATGAGGAACAAATGTTAGCGATGGATTTACTTCTAGATCCTGAGTTGAAATTTGTTTCTTTACTTGGTCCGGCGGGGACTGGAAAGAGCCTTTTGGGGCTAGCCGCTGGCTTACATCTTGTAAATCAAGGGGTTTATGATAAAGTTGTTATCTTCCGACCAGCTGTTTCTGTTGGTGAAGATATTGGATTTCTACCCGGTTCTTTGAGAGAGAAGCTTGGTCCGTGGGTTAGATCTATTGCGGATAACCTCGATGTCATCATGCCTAACGCTGATTCCAAGATGAAAAATGTCAATGGTTTAGAGGAGTTAGAACATTTGGGTATGATCGAGATTGATTCTTTGAGTCACGTTCGTGGTCGAAGTATGCAACGAGCTTTCATCATCGGTGAGGAGTTCCAGAATACAACTCCCAGGGTTGCAAAAACTCTTATCACTCGATTGGGTGAAGGTTCTAAATTGGTTTTTATGGGAGATCCTCACCAAATCGACTTGGCTTATGTAGATTCGCGGTCTAACGGTTTATCATATGCTACAGATCGTATGAAATTCAATAGGATTGTTGGGTTTGTTAATCTACACAAAACTGAAAGAAGTGAGATTGCTGAACTTGGTGCTAAACTACTATAAGGAAGATCGATGAAAGATGATACACTAACAGGCGATACATTAACAATGGTTGCTATCGCGATTATTCCTTACGAGGATGGCTTTGTAGCTGTCTCTCGTAAGGATAACCCGGATGATTTTGGATTCCCCGGTGGTAAGGTAGAAGATGGTGAAACGCCTTTGGCGGGTGTTATTAGGGAGGTCTATGAGGAGATAGGTTTGTTTCCTAATAAGCTTGAAAAACTTCTTGTGCTTCATGACGCTGAACAAGATGTAGTTTTACATTGCTTCTATATGGAGCCTTGTGAGAAAGAAATTCAAACCGAAGAGATCCACCGTATCTGTAAGGTCTCTCCAACAGATCTTTCGAGAGGTGTTTTTGGTAGAATTAATCAAGATATTTTCAAGATGATCTTGTCGAACTATACTAATCTCACTAATAACTATCATTTAGCATTCGATATGAATCTTTATACAGCATTAGCGAGGATTACACATATTATAGAAGAACATCACTACGGAGGTTATTTGAGTGATTTACATAATTCGAGCAGCGGGCCAACCTCTTTGGAAGGTTGGATATACAAAGCGACACCCTGAAGATCGCTTGAAAGAGTTGCAAACCGGGTGTCCTTATCCTATCAAAGCAATCCATATTTTCGAAGGTGAGCTTGCTGATGAGGCTAGACTACATGAGGTACTAGAACCTTATAGAATTCACGGTGAATGGTTTAACCTGAATTATGAGAGGCTATTCGCGGTTGTGGTTAACTTGGTACTTGGTGAGGATACTATAAAATACTTTGGTGGCGATGGGGTTAATCAGTCTAATCACTTCGATCGGTTTATCAAAGATCATTGGATGGGATCTCGAAAACCACCTAAAAATACAAATCAAGGGATTGACTTCAATAAGTTATACAAAATTTATGAGGAGTATTGTAAATTCCAGAATGTTGCTGCGCTAGGGCCAAAATACTTTTCTAACAAGATGAGAGGTAGTCCAATTGGTGGTAAAAAGATTGATGGTTTGTATTTCTACACGATGCGTTTGAAAGAAGATAGTTACCTGAATCACGATAACGTCAGGACTGATAATTTAGAGCTTAAAGATAAGGAAAAAGAAGATGATTGACATAGGGCCGTTGTGTGGGAGATTTTCTCTTGACAACGGCCCTATTTTTTGATATTGTCTCATTTAACAATTTTAAAGGAGGTTATATGCCTGGACCAACCACGCACCCCGAAGAGAGTTTAAATCGCTTCCTCACGTTAACAGAAGGTTACAGACCCATTGTAGAATCCAGTTTGGAGTACGGGAACCAGAAACCACTTAGAAGAGCCTGCACACGAGATTGTGGATTTGGAACACAAGTTATCATTTCTTTTGACTGGTGGGGATGGGCGAGCGTTTCATTCAGATCTTACAATATGAATTTAGGACTGGCGAGTCCAAGATTTTATTTTGGAGGTTGTGTATCGGCTGAAGATGTAGAATTACAATTAGAAAGCTGTTTTGATGATATTAAAAAAGAACTTACTCAAAATAGAGAGATTTTGGATGACATCTTTCAAAATTGGGTATTGACTTGAGGTTTTTATGAGTGAATACAAAAATTATGCTGAAACATTTCTACACGATTACTATAACCGCTTACACACTTGGTATAATTTCACCCCAGATCCCTTAACGCGGGGGCAAGCAAAGAAAACCTTGTTAGATCATTTTGGGGTCGATTTTTACGAGAATTTTGAAGATAGAATCTCTAGAATTAAATTTGTAGAGAGAGCTTGTGAAATTTTTAAAGGGAGAAGCTTACTCTCTCCTCAAATGTTTTTAGACCCCGCAAAAGTCGCCTCCTATTCTGTCGATGAACTTTATGATAGTTTCGAAGCGAATAGAGATCATGGTGATTTTATAGATTTGATCAATAATAATCTCACCTTCGATGGTTTAGAAATTCGTTATGATAGACGTGATCAAGTTTTGAAATTTTTGATCAGTGTTGAAGAAGAATTATACCTTCTATCTGATTTTAGAAGTAATGATAAACCAAATACTAGGATTTTCTTATTCAATAATATTTTGAAGTGTGTATATTTGAATGAAATTTCTCTTTGTAAATCTCAAAGACTTCTAAAGTCTGTATCAGCTAGTATGGGTAACTTCCAAAATCCATATCAGAATGCAGGATATCATTATTACCAGGATTCATCTAGTCCGTTAGGTTTCACTCGGAGCGAATTTAAAGACCTTCTCGCCAAGATTCGTTGGTTAGGCAACCCAAATAAGATCAACTTTGGAGATTTGAGATCTATTATTCAAAAAGGAAACGATGATGATTTAATTTCTTTCAAAGAGTTTATTCATCTTTATGATAAAATTCCTGAGAATGAAAGTCACAGGATCTATATAGAACAGAATTTGGGGAGAGCTTATAAGGATACTGAAAGATATACCAATAGAAAAACCATCACACAAAAACTTACTTCAGTGGTTAAATATTGGGATATTAATAACTTTGGCCATCTTACAGAGTTAGATGATAGATATAGAGATTATAAAGCAGTTTCGGTTGAGAACCTGATGGTTAAAACTGATGTCTTAGGTAATCTTTTCAATCGAAATGAAGGTTATCTTTTTGGTTCTACTGATTGGAAACATGGCTTATCTTGCAAAACACTTGTGATCATGACCAATTGTTTCTGGAAAACAACACCTGCTAGGTTATTTGAAGGGTATAACATACAAACTGTGAATCAGGATTTTGAATTATTCCTTCAAATGTGCTACGAAGAGTTCTCCTTCAAAGAAGAGGAAGTTGATGAGAAAGACATTTGGAATTATCATCACAAGTACAAATGTGAGAAGGTGATATTTTGCCCTCATACAAATCCTATGGAGAATTTAGAAGATGGTAAATATCTCGATGAGGATGGCATGAGGGAGCTTATTAAATTCTTATTCGATCCTGATTTTGTACCTAATAGGATTAATATTGCGGAGTTTAGTGATTATCTAGAAACTGGAGAATATAGAAAGCTTATTAAAGATGGGGTTATATTATGACTTTCGAATGTCTTATAAGAGGAGCGCGAGTTTCTATTCATCAATTTGATGAAGGTTATAAATGTCTTCTATACGATACTATAAAAATGGAAGCTAAAACAATCAACTTACTTTGTGAAGCTCTTAGGCAAGAAATAAGATCTTTGGAAATAGAGGGTGAATATGCCAAAAGTAAACTACTATGACGAATTCGATGGTAAAGCAGTTCAGCTAGACTTTCATAATTTAGCTGGAGTACCGATGTTGCAAATCTGGCTAGATGATGGAGACGCGGATGCTGCAATAGATTTTACAGATCAAAATTTAGAAAGGGTTATGAAATACTTTAGAACTATTTCAACAGCGTATTTTCAAAAAAATGATCTAGAAATGAAGAAAGCTTTGGAGGTTATGAGACATGGGTGAAGAAAATTATTTAAGAGGTTTGTTATTTGTCAAGGACTACATTGATAAGCAACTTAATAATAACAACTTCGACACTTATTTAGAAGAGGAGTATGAACGCCTCTCTAATAAGGAAAAAGAGATTATTGATGAGCTTATCAATAGTGTAAGGGGTTTTAAAAAAGATCTATGGTCAGATGATGGGTGGTTTTTTGTGATTGGAGAACACGGCAAAGAAACGTACCCATATTACAATGGAGAATACGTGGATGGCGTCAAGGTTCTAGATATCAATGTGAAAGCTGATGAGAGAACAAAAGCGATCATTGAAGTAGAGGCCAAAGCCACACTAAGGGTATCTGAGGTTGAGATCAAAGAGAAAGGTGAAGAATGAGTTATTCTGCAAAAGAAATTGATTATTTCCTAAGTCAGTTTCCCAAAGTTTACAAGTACGATACTAATGAGTCATTTGATAGGTTTACGCTTTTTAGAGAGGAAAGGTTTAATAATGGTTCGGATTTCTATAGTGTTATAGATGAGATGCCGCTTGATCAAACCTATTCGAGATTTGAGGTCGTAGAGCTAGAAACTGGTCCTGGTGAATATAAATATGAACTAAGGCTTTATTACAATATCATCGAAGATGACTACAAATATTTTAGCAAGGTGAAGGTTGATGTTTTCGAACAGGTTGAAGAGGACATCAACAAAGCTGAAGAATTGATCGTGGAAGTTGGACGAACGATGTTGCGGTTACAAAGGGAGGGGCTTACTATTCAAAAGACGATATACTCTCATATGGCGAATCTTAATGTTGCTGTATTACAACTAAAAGATATCATTACGGATATGAATGAAGTATCTATAATGAATGTGGGAACTTGGTTAAAAGAACAAAAGTGGTTGGAGGTACGTAATGACTGTTGATATGAATACTGGTTACTTGTACGAAATTGTTGTGGGTGGGGTTGAAACCTTTTACCTCTTGTCGAGAGATGCTAGATCTGCTGTAGCGTTATTGTCTAGTATTGAAATGGTTTCCGAAGGGGATTCTTTGATTATTGCTACATTAACATATGACAAAGCTGCTGAAATCAACGTTTACACAGAAGATGATAACGAATGGACATTGGATGAGCTAGCAAACCATTACTCGAATCTGGTCGAAGTTGGTCAAGCTAAGATGCCAATTCTTCTTTGTTCAACGGTGGGGTATTGATATGGAGCTACCTTTAGATATTTGTATTCACATTCCAAAAGCTCAAGAAGAGCACTTCTTTAATGATAAGTGCGATCCTGGTGAACAATATGCTTATTGGAGTTTTTCTAGAAACCCAACCAAATTCGGACACTCATCCTGTATCTGGTTTAAGGTTCGTAATAAAGTTGTTGCAGTTGTTCAAACTAGCGGGATTACAGGTAATGATTCAGGTGGGATTGATATTTGGTGGCGTCCTGAAAATGTTAAGTTTTTGAATGAGGAGGAACAATTCGATGCCAAACCTATTACGAGAGGTTTTTATTACATCGATCCTGTAAAAGTTAAGTTGCCAAACCCGGATAAGGTATGAATAAGATGGTTAGAGTTTCTATTGTAGAATATGTAACTAATGAGTCTGTTTGTCAAGACATCGTTCTGGATCTTATCCCTTCAAATAATGATAATTTGGATATCGTTATTGATGATGAGCTTACCAGTTTTCGAGTCTTGGTATGCGATCATAGGTTAGAGATTCTTCAGTCAGGTTGTGTTCAACATTCAGTAAAGATTTTAGTAACGAGGTTATGATGGCAGATTTAGAAAGAATGTTAAAAGAGCTTAGAGAAGAGTATTCCTCGGAAAAGCTTTATAATTTGAGGGTGGCGCTAAAGCTGCCCGAGAATTTTGAAAGAGAGTTATACCATGTTGTGACGCCAGATGTTAAGGGTGAGGTTCAGTTTAAAGAGTTACCAAGTATTAAAGCTTTACAAAGCCTGTCCTCCCATTTGAATTCTAATCTCTATTTTGAAAACCTCATGCCGACGCACATTTGTCCTTTACTTGAGGGCGGAATTGTGGTAGCATACGTTTCAGACAATGAGGAGGGCGGTCAGGATACGGCTGAGTATTTCTTTTTTAATGACGGGCAATATTATAAACGAACATCTTGGTAAAATATGAAAAAGTTTGTAACAGCTGATCATCATTTTCACCACAGGAAGTTTGTAGAACTTCGAGGGTTTAAAAATGATTGGGATATGCATAATGAGATGATCGAGGCTTGGAATAAAAAAGTATCTAGAGATGATACCGTTTACCACCTCGGTGATTTTTCGTTAGGCAATAAAAAAGAGATCGCGAACATACTTAATAAGCTCAATGGCCACATCATCCTGGTTAGGGGTAATCATGACAGGTATGCGAAGAAGAAACATAGGTTTATGGATATCGTTGATTACAAGGAAATCAAATACCTAGATAAAAATATTATCATGTGTCATTACCCATTTGAAACATGGAATAAAAAGCATTATGGGAGTATCCACTTACATGGTCATAGCCATGGTCAGCTAAGAGTTATTGAAAATAGAATTGATGTAGGGGTTGATAAGGGGGATGGAACATTTAATTTTTCACCAATTAATTTAGACGAAATAATGGAGTTTGAGAATGTCACTTGAAGGAAAAGATGCGGACTACTTTAGAACGAAAATTGAAGATAACCGGGAGGGATTGTATTGTCTTTTGAAAGAGAACTTGATTAAAAGGTTGGTTTCAGGTTTAGAGCGATCGACCTCTAAAACAGTCAGGGATAGTTTTTCACCATCAAGTTTAGGATATAGAGACATCGATCTTCCTAGATACAAAAAAGCTGTAAAAGAAGTTCAAGAAGAATTTAAAAAGGTCGGTATCGAAATGAAATACGAGATCCATATCCGTAATCAAATCACCACGACGGTGGAATTGAATGTATAATAGATTTAGAGGTTCCAGATGAGTAAGGTGTTTTTGGTCAAGAGTAGCTATGGACAAGCTTTGATTTATTCCAAAGGTTTATTACTTGCTGCGGTAGAGTATTGTAAATCTTTTAGCAAGCTAGATAAACCTTCCTTGGACGATCTTAGTGTTAGAGAGCTTGATGAAGAAGAACTCACAAAAGGCTTCAAGTTCGAGAATTGTTATCTAAAAACTGAAGTAGATTTGTCAAGTTTACCAACTTATACAAGACCTTCGGTCTTGATCTTCACAAGAAGGAATAAAGATTATGTACGGTAAAGAAATTATCTCTCAGATTACGTTAGATGTTGATGGCTACCTTTACACAGTAGAAATCGACGGTAAAAACTCATTTGTTTTCAAATACCACAGCACATTTGATGATGGGTATCTTTATAGTGTTCGCTTATTTCAAGAGGGTAAAGGTAAGTGGGTATTAACAGCTTACTCAAGTTATGACAAGGAAGATCACAACGCTGTCTTAAAGTCGTTCGAGGATTTCTTACTACAAGGCGGACTTACACCAGATAGCCAATCTGTTGGGGAGTTGGAGGTACGTTGGAGATGAATATGGAAGAAGATTATAAAGCGCTGTATGAATATCTTGACGACCTTTGTTTCTTCAAGAGGGATCTACCCGAGAGATCTTACAAGGAAGTCCTAGAAATTGTTAATGAGGCTAAACAAGCGGGATTCGGAGTACCTATCTGTGAGTTTGGAACTTGCGAATTCTACAACAAGGAAATCTTTAGGATTTTCTATAAAAAGGGTAGGGATCATTTGGAGGTAGAGTTTCTACATGATGGTGAAGCTGGTTTGTATGATTGGTTTTATATCCATTTGGGAACGAGGCAGATTAGAGCAGCGGATGATGATTTAGCTCCTAAAGAAAGATTGATAAGTATTATTCATGAGATTGGAGGTTTTGATGTGGTATGATGATTATGAAACGATCGAAGATCATCATTATTTGAGTGATGATTTTAGATATAAGTTATCGTCCTTGCGAGAAGCCGTTGAAAAGGGTGATTTAATCCCCTGTTGTGGAAATAAAGAAGTGAGGGTTGGTCAATTGCTTTATGATCATGTTGATAACAAGCTCTGGATCGTTTCTGAAGTAGATCAGGATATTTCGAATAGAAATGGAGAAGTCGTTTCATACGCAGGTATGAAAATGGTTGCTTTAGTAGGATCTTTGAAGTTGGGGTTGGGATGAGTTTTTTGGAAAAGTTTCAAGAGAGCAAGGGTGAAAGATATAATTTAGACTTTTATCCAGATAGGATGTTGGATGATGATTTCTCTTTAAATGTTGTTTTAAATAAGGAAACTGGAGATTTAAAAATTGTCTTGCAAAGGTTTCATTTCGATCAGGACACTGGCGAAGTTGTTGGTGTTGAATGGTATGGACACCTAGAACGTGATGATCTTTTTAAACTTATGTTAGATATTCAGGATGCATCTAGAAGATCTAGTGGTATTATCTTAGCTGAGATTACTGAGGTTGAAAAAGAGCTTTTTGAGAGTCAAGAAGATTTAGATCCTGAATTAATGAACGATTTACAAGAAGCTTTGTGGGAGGAAGAATGAAAGAAGAAACTATTTACATGATTATGTATCCAAATAGTACAGTAGGACAACCCGTACTTTTCTGTGGTGAAGAGGATAGGGAAGCGTTCGCTGAACATTTTGAATTGGAACCTTTTAAATCTAGAGTTACAGGAAGTCACCAGCATGAGAATCATCAATTTCATGAATATTTGAAAGAGTGTGATGAGGTTAGGAAGATTGTTATCAAACACCCTTTTGAGGGTTGGGAAGTAAAGACTGATTTGCGAGTAGAGCTTTTTCAAGAGAAAACATTTTATGTTCCGCAACTTGTGAAGTTCGATGATTTTGATAGCATTCAAGAGTTTAAAGAATTAGCTAGAGAGCTTTAGTTCAATTGGTATTGAGGTAAGAATGAAGAATTTTCACATTATTACGGAAAAAGAAGATCTAGACGCTATGATGGATGAGATCTTCCTCACTGATATGTTTAAAGATTGTATCAGGGAGGAAGGAAACCTCCTACACGATCTTTGGAATATTTTGACAGATAGGCCAGCAATTTTTTACGACCCTACTTATCCAGAAATCGAGAGGCATCATTTTACATCTTGGATGGGTTGCGTCCAGCGTAGGGAGTATGATAATCCCTACATCCATGACTTACACATCCTCCATGAGATCTTCCACCATCACTCGATGAAATACACACCTGATGTATCTTTCGCGAAGTGGCATGAGAAGATGTGTTTTAATGAGTATCTTACCGCCACCGTTTCTGAAGCTTTCATTTACTATCTCCTACCTGATTTGAGAGAGAAGACCTTCGACTTTGAAATCTGGGTCGATAGATTTATAGAAGGAAATGACAAGGCGTTTGAAGATAAGTATGAGATTCTATTAAGTAGGTATAAAACCGCGAAAGAAGGTGGGGAGATAAATTTTGGAGAGGTTTTGGTTTTGCTTCAAGGTGAAAGAATCAAAGCTATGCAAACCCCTAACCCATGGGACTTTTGCCAGATGCAGCTTCACACGTTTTCTGAGCAAAACTTTAACTTTAGCTTGGTCTGGAAAGATAACTGGCGAGTTGTAGAAAGTCATATGAAGGATATGATCGAGGAATATCAAGCTGCTGAAACAGCTGATGATAGAGCTTGGGTAGCTATGAATCATATCGAATGGTTGAATGAGAAATCTCAACTAGAAGGTTCTACACACAACTGTATTCCATTCGAGAAGGAAGCTTATCAATTCTACGACAAAGATCAGGATATCTATATCAAGGGTGGAAACCATTTGTTTAAAGCTGCTATCCCTGTAACAGAAGATGTATATACTAATGAGAATCTAACCGAGGCTCAAAAAGCTTTGGAGAAGGCTGGTTATCAACAAGTGAATGATCTTATGAATAGGATTGAAGATGAATGATGTAAGAATGTGGTTCAGGTTTGAAGATGAATGTTCTATATACTCGATTCAGGTATACCTCCCTTTTATTCCAAGAAAGGGAGAACTCATCGAGCATTGTACGGACGGGGTTGGTAGAGTGAGATATTACAGGGTCGAGGATGTATCATATGTTACATACCCTAACGGTAAATGTAGCGATATTGAAATCAAACTTTTAGCAGAAGTAGAGGCGAAGAATGAGTGAAAAAGTATTATTTATTTACAAGATGTTACCGTTTCCCGATTATCCAACCTATATCTTGATGATTCCTGAAGAGGAGTTGCCAGAAGGTATTTGGGCTTTGGATGGCCATTACTGTAATTTAGATCCTTATGAAGAAAAGGTTGATAATTTACATAAACTTGTTTGGGATTCCATCGTAAAACCTGATTCTGAAGTTCATGTAGAGAATGAGGCTATTCAAGGTCAATGGCATAAGTATCTGGTAAAGAAAGATGGCGAAGGTCATTTTTTTAATCATGGGGAAGATCAGGACTCTTCTCTTTTAGAAGGTAAATTTAAAATTTTGATGAGTGGTTTTTATGGCTAAAATTGTTACACCTAGCGCTGACAGTGTTACGACCAGTCTTTACACGATAGACGACATCCCTGAAGCACCCGAAACCAACTTTAAAACAGCTTCGGGATTGGAGTTGAAAAGGTTGGAAGATAAAGTCTGCACTGAGATTATTCATATGTACAGGAATCAAATGGAATACTCGACAATCTTCTATTACAAGGATGGTATCAGGGATGAAGTTGTTGAAGCATTTTTAAGAAGTCGGGAGAGAGCTTTTGCAAAGAAGGGTTGGTTGGTTACAAAGAATAAGTATGTTAAAGCTTTAAATATCGAGGTGATTTGATGAAAAAGATTCAAATAGATGAGAACACCTTTATAATTGATGAAACACCTGTTTGTCCTGAATCCAAAAAGGTTGGGAAAGAGATGGCAGATAAGGTGTGGGAGCAAGTCAAGGGTAGTATAGATAGAGAAAGCATTAGACCGTTATTTGGAGAAGAGGAATGAGTATGGGTCGAAAACGTCTCTATGACAAAGGATATAAGAAAACCTTCGACGACGGTTCTGAGGTTGAAATTCTAAAAAGACTTAAAGAAGGTAGTGAGGTATTTATAGAGTATGAATATAAAGAAGAAATCTATAGAACTTCCTATCATAGATTTATTGATATTATCCGCAACAATTCTTATCACCTCCTGAGTAAGAGGGTTCGTGATAGAAACATTAACAGCTCAATTCTCTTGACGAAAGGGGGATCGAAGAGGTTGTTTAAAACAGTGGATGAAGCGGCTGATGCTATCAACTGTAGTAGATCTTCTATTGTGAATACTTATTTGGGAAGGTTCAAGAAGATTTATGGTTGGAGGGTCGAGAGGTTGACTGATGAGCAGTATGAATATTTAAAAGAGATCGATGATTGGTATAGACCTTTGTTTGAGGAAGGGGAATGAGTTCTAGAGTGAATAGAGAATTAGCTGATAAATACATCGAGAAGATTCAAAGTTCCTTGAGTAAGGATTTGTTGAGTCCTCGGATGAAGAAGATTATCGAGAACCAACCTCCCAGACATGTGACGGCTGGCCACTGTTACATCACTGCCGAAGCACTCTACCATCTGTTGGGTGGTAAGGAAAAGGGTTTGAAGCCTTTTGTGGCGATGCAGGACACAGGAATTACGCACTGGTGGTTGGAATGGGATGGTGAAATTGTAGATCCTTCAAAAGAGCAATTTACTTCGGAAGGTCGAGAACCACCTTATCATCTTGGAGTTTGTAAAGGGTTTCTCACGAAGGAACCTTCAAGACGAGCAAGGATTCTTATGGATAGAGTTAATAAGACTATTAGAAAAGAGGTTTGAAATGAGTTTAGCTGGAGAAGTTAGGATTTCCAGGACTAGAGAAGTGACGAATGGAAATAAAAAAAATTTTATTCCTTACAACCGCGTCCATCGTCAAATTTCGAGAATGGCAGGTTTGAGGAATAATAATAAAAAAGCGGCCATGGCGTGTAGAGTTTTTTCAAAAAATAAGTATGGAGAGTTTCATTACCCCGAAAGGAGAGACTTTTTTGAATTGAAGAAAACTACTCAAAAAGATGTTTATAAAATTATCTTTGATAATGATAAATCTGTAACCTGTTCTTTAGATCAAAAATTCCTGAATAAAAGAGATGAACCTACGTTGCTTCAAAATCTCGAAGTTGGTGATGAGGTTTTGGGGATCTTATATAGACGAGCTAAGAGAACTCCTGAGCAAATTGGATTTTATCAGATGACTGAGGGGGACTATGATAAGGAAGAATGGAGGGATATCGAAGGTTACAATGGTGATTATCAAATTTCTAACTTTGGTAGGGTGAAAAGTTTTAAGTCTTGTAAAGAAGGAAGGTTGTTAAAACAAAATAATAGAAGGCTTCGCCCACAATTATTTTTGTGTAGAGATGGTGAAAAAAAACATTTCAGAGTTTATCAACTTGTTATGAAAGCTTTTGGACCCGAGAGAGAAGAACATCACGAACTTATTAGACATCTGAATGGAAACCCCCTAGATAATCGTATCGAGAATTTAGCCTGGGGAACTCATCAAGAGAATATGAATGATAGGAAGATTCTTGGGGAGGCAAGCAAGAATAGAGTGACACCTTTGAGGATTGAAAAGATTGAATATGTGGGTGTAAAAGAAACCTACGATATCATCTTTTTGAAAGAGGGTGGGAATGTCCTCGTGAATGGTTTTGTGTTTGTTTGTTGATAACCCTGTCTTCAGAAGTTAGTGTGAAACTCGGTTTTGAAAATTATCCTTGTGAAATTTGGGGGTGTTTTTATCTACTTCAGTGTAGGTTGTGAAATAGAGGTTTGAAAATTATCCTTATGAATTTTTGGGGTGTGCCGCCATCTTGAAGGGTTCCGCCATCAAATTCCTCCACACCTAGATATAGGTTAAAAAGATATACATCACCCTTCAAGATGGCGGTCGAATAGGTTGTATCAGTTTGACCCATATCCGCCTGCGCCATATCTGTAAAACCTATATCATAAAAGATATATCTAATAGATATGAGACAGCTTAACCCAGGCAAAAGAAAACCCCTCTTGGTGAGGGGTCTCTTTCAAATATGTATCAGGGTTCATCCCTTTCGTAGATGTATTCTCCAGTGATACGACACTGCCAGACATAGATCAAGCAAAGGTCAGAAGGATCGAGGTAGGTCATGACGAAAGAAACGGTACGGTAGTCAATCATTGCTAGACTCCTATTTGCTAGCGGTTGTTAAACTCCCCTATTTGGGGATACCTCCCTAGGGAATTGAACCCTACTAGACACCTTCTGTGGGAGGTAGGTCATAAAGACCTATGCCAGATATTCTTCTCTGGCAGAGATGAACGTTTCGACGAGGGTTTTGTAACCCTCGACGTTCATCATGGTAGCAACTGGAAGCATTGCTTCCAGCAAGTCCTCGACCTCTTGCGAGGTCTTTTCCTCATCCTTCGCTACTGCTGTGGCAAAGTCTGGCAACGCTTTGAGAGCCGCTTTATAAGCTCTCTTGGTGCCCTTAGCAGCGTTGGACTTGCTACGGGTAGCGTTACCGCTCGTGTTGATAAGAGCGCCATTACCACCAGCGGCAATGTCCTCCAATGCGCGTTTAGCATCGACCACGTTAAGACGGTTCACCTTGCGACCGTCGATTTTGGAGCGCTTGTGTGCTGCCAGTTTGAGCGCGAGTAGAGGGTTGTCTCGCGCAACGCTAACCAAGTAGTAAGCATCCTCTTGTGCAGATTGCCCCAAGTGTGGCAAGTGTTCCTGAATGGCCGCTGCAAGCTTCTCGCGCCTTCTGAAGGTGTCCAGCGCGTCAGCCTTCTCCATCTTGTCCGCCATAGCGCGCTGGCGCTTCAGTTCGGTTGTGAGTCGCCAGGACTCGCGTGCGAGTTGGGCAGCGGTCGCCCCTTGCTCCAAGCGAGACAACTGCATAAGTACCGTTTCCTTGTTCTCCCATTCCCCGATACTCGGGAGAGAGAGCCCTTCTGGAAGGTTCCTAGGGTCGGTCATGATCCACTTAGATACCCCGAACCCTTCCATCGAGATTTTGATACATGCGACCATACGGGGCCGCTCGTACCCGATGCTAGCGAGAACTGCCAGCGTGGTGCACGCTGCGATCGTGCGCGCGGTGATTTTCTCGCACTCGCTAGCTGAGATTTCAGTTTCGTTAGCGATCATTTCAAGGATTTCGTTAAGCATGGTAGCTCCTCTAGTTAGGTCTCTTTGACCTATGTTTCAGTATTGGTTCAGGATAGCGAAGCACTTGGCGATCGTGAGGTTCGCAACCTCGGTCAGTGAGGTTACGTTACGCAAACCGAGCAGAACATCTTCCACTTGGTCAACATCGCCAGCTTTTGCCGCTTCGATGCCCCTTTCGCAACAGGCGCAAAGAAGGTCTTCTGCCAGCGTGCTACGGAAGCCCTCAGGCTTTTGGGTCGCCCAGTAGAGCCCGGTTAAGCTGTAAACGATCTCGTCCATTCTGAACCTCTCTCGGGACGCCCCCTATGGGCGACCACTTGTCAAGTGTACCAAACCGGGAGCGCGCGTCAACACCGAAAGTATGAAACAAGGCATTTTTTTAAACTTTCTTTTCCCTTGACAAAAACTCGAGCATGTAGATCAGAAACGAGGGACGCGGTATGCGTGGATTATGTCAACTCAACTTATTTCAAAAACAGCTTGCAAAACAGGCTTGGCACTGATCTTGCAAAAGGTCCGATAAGGTGCGTTATGTCAACTTCAGGATTTTTGTTGACAAACAGGCTTGGCACAGGTTTTGCATCCAAGTCGCTATGGGTGTAAAAAGGGATAGGTTAAATAGATATAGGTAATGATGAGGTAGTGTATGCAAGGTGTGTGCCAGGAAAATTAAGCTATTTTGGCCGATCGCTTGACAAACTCTTGAAACTGTGATCCAGGCATGAAATCTATTAGATAATGCCGGAAGTCCGCATTCTATGCGGGTGAAACGGGGTCCACAGATTGGCTCAGAATCCATTTGAAAGGATAGGTCAATACACTGACAAGGGTAGCGAAATAGCGTCCTCTCACGAGCCTTCTAGAGCCCTTCTCGCAAGTTTTGCACTTAATACTAACAGAATTATTTTTACGGTTATTTTTACAACTAAACATAAGCCTTTCAACACTTGAATTGCATATAAGGATTTTAGCTTATGTTGAAATGAAGTGTTGAAAGCTTATATACAAAAGCGTTTTGAACACTTGGATTGAACAAGATGATTCAACATATCCAAAAGAGGGTATCAGATGAGGTGGGTTTGTTTGACCCACCTTTTCAGCATACCTCTTTTAAACCCACATCATTCTACACTACCTCTTGTAAGAACACTCTCGTTAACCCTATTAAAGAGATACAGCAATCTCCCACCTACTATTCTGACCTACCCCTAAATGATATAGCTGAATCGACCTACCTCTTTAAGAGCTATATCACCCTTACCCTATCTTTTAGAAAGTCTGATAAGCGGTATTATGTCAACTGAGTGATAACGCGGGTTGACATAATCGGTGCGAAAATAGTTTGAAATAATGCTTTACAACCATATTTGAGGTATGGTATAATCGGCTTGGCACCCCCGTGTAATCGACCCCCTTCAAAAAGATATACCTCAAATTGACCTATGCCCCTGGCGAACGACCATTCTCCAACCTTTGAAATATGCGAATGATGCATAGCTGGTGTTCGGGATTTTCTATGCAAAAAAGTCCTTGTTTCTTACTTTGGGGTATTGTTTTTTCATCAATCGTCATGTACACTCAGGGTGTACTGAACGAGAGCGACACACTGAAACATGAACATGAGGTTACGAACATGACGAAAGCTGACTTGACGATCGTGGCTGGAATTCTTCTCGCGTGCGCCACCTTCTGGTATGCCACCCAAGCTATCGCTGACTTAGGGGTCAGTGACACTCAGAAAGCATTCGCGCGGTACACCGCGATGGTTAGTAGTCCTAGCGCTGCTAACCGTGAGGAATACTGCTCCAATCCTAGCGCCTACGTTACTTACGCTGATACCCTCGCGTGGAAGTTTGATGGCGAGAAGAAACAGAGTAAATCATTCCTCATGATGGTCTACCAGTGCGACAAGCCAGGTAGCGAGTTTTTCCATCCCTGGAATTGGATGGTAGATGAGGAAGGCCAGATTAAACACTATCTGACTGGCACCAATAAGCACCACTATCCCAAACCCTACTGAATAGAGATATATCTTTTACCCCTACCGGTTACGAGGTTCGATTCCTCAAGGGGTATTGCACATAGAGATAGGTCATTCCGACCTATCTTGTTTTAACCCTAATCCAAAAAAGGATTTTGAAAATGGCTAATCTTATCGCTAGCGCTCTCTACGACATTCACAATTGGATCAAAGCTGAAGGTTACACCCTTAGCAAGCGTCACAAAACTACGCATGGTAGAAAGGTGCTCACCTTGAACTATGATTATGTCAAGGGGGATAATAAAGTTTATATTACTGGTGATACTATCACTGTGATCAACAATGGAAATAGGTATCGTTTCGACCTGTATCAATATGAGAGTAATAATAATCCCCCTAACCCTCCAGAGACCATTTTTGAGATGTATATGGTTTACAATGATATAAGAGAGAGGGTTCGCCCAGAGCGCATCAAGTGCGCACTCATCTAAAAATCTATATCAAATCAACCCATCTTAAATAAGCCCTCTTTTTGAGGGCTTTCTTTTTGACCTACCCGACAAGTTGACATAATGCCTCTTACCGGACGCTAAAAAAGTTGAAAAAACCCTTTGACAAACCATAAATCAATATGGTAAAATCGCTTGCTCGAATTCTGTGAACCCGAAGTTTACATAACACAACTTATCGGACGCTGAAAAAAGTTGAAAAAAGATCTTGTAATTCATATTCGGAGTATGGTATAATTAGGTGCAAGTCGAAATTTGTGTAAAAAGTTGGCATAGGGATTGCATACCGAAAGTTGGCACGGATTTTGAAAGGCTCCTGCATAAAAATAATTACAAATTTCTCTTGACATTTCCGCCAGCTTGTGGATCGGCTTGCGGGTATTATGTAAACTCAGCTAGTTTACATAACACGACTTATCGGACCTTGAATTATTTTACCATTTTTTGAATAGTTGGCACGGGGGTTGCAAGCCGCGCATTATGTAAACTTGGTTTATCAGCTTTTCCATATGCAAAAGTCATGCCTAATTTTTTGGCACATATTTTGCATCTAAACCAAGTTTACATAATGCGGTCTTATCGGACCTTGTTTTAGATAGGGGTAAAAAGATATAGAGAAGGAAGATATAGAATACAGATATAGAGAAGGAAGATATAGAATACAGATATAGAGAAGGAAGTATATCATTTTTACCCCTATCTAAAAAATCGCTTGCGACCCCCTTGTGAAACGAGTTTACATAATATCACTTATCGGACCTTCTACCCCCTGGGGGCCTGGTTTACATAATATCACTTATCGGACTCGACCATTATCTTTTTGATATAGCCTATATCTATTTCCTACATATCGCGGCTAAAGCCGCTTGTGAACCTGCTGTAAAAATTGCCATTTTATGATCCGCATCTAGGAAAAACTCCAAACTTGTTACACTTTTTTAGACCTATATCAAAAAATGGTACATTTAGACGATTGCCTAAAGATAGCTATATATGCGGGTGAGATATAGTTGTTCGTTTTTTTTGGCCCTAGGGTAAGACAGCTTTTTGACCCCTATTTAAAAGATATATGTCTAAGAGATATAGAATAAGTTCAGAAGGCATTATGTAAACTGCCTTTATCATCGTTCTACATATATCTTTTAAATAGGGGTCAAAACGCGGCTAAAGCCGCTTGAGAACCTGCTGTAAGATATATCAAATCTATATCAGATCTTTTAAATACAACCAACCCTGACCCATATCTTTTAAACCTGTCGCCAGATGATATGCGGGGATGGCATTATGTAAACTTCATTTATCATATGTCTAACAAACCCATATCATTCTGACCTACCCCTTAAACATGCCTCTTTTAGACCTAAGTCAACCTTAAACACCTCTTTTTAACCCATATTAACACGATATGGCCCCTATATCTAACTAAGGGTATCAATATGACCCCTATTAGTGTAAAACCCCTTTATAAGCTATGTATAAGTTTGAGATATCGTTTTTCGGTAGCCAAAATTTACAACAATCTTCTGAATATGGGTGATTTACAACAATCTAAAACATAGAGGTTTTCAAAGGTGTATCAATATGAGCTAGGTTTGTGTGTTATATGTGTGTCGGTATCCTTTATTTAGGTATTGTCTTAGTGTGTATTTGTTTTAGACATATCTATTAATACTATATCTTCCTTCTCTATATCTGGATTCTCTTTATCTATCTGAGTAGGGTTTCTTTTTGTTTTTCTTTTTGGGTGGGGTTTTTTGAGTGATATATATAAATATATATCATGAATTTATTTCTAAAAGGAATATAATTATTTTAAAAAGATGAAGAAAAAACTTGTTTCATACTTTTTGTGCTTAGGAGGAAAAACTTGTTTCATACTTTTGGAGCCTACATTTAGAGTACGGGAAAAGGGAAGGGACGGAAAAGGGCGGTTGAAAATCGGCCTTGTTTCATACTTTTCGCGGTTAACTTTAGAGTACGGGAAAGGGGATCGGGTGGTTACAGGGATTGAGAAAAAATCCTTGTTTCATACTTTCCGCCCCTACATTTAAGGTACGGGGTAAGGAAACGGCGTAAAAATTGAGAAATTGATTTAGCGCTTGTTTCATACTTTTGGAGCTTAAGTTTATGGTGCGGGATAGGCGAGCGGGTGAGATTGAGCGGTTGAAAAATCGCCTTGTTTCATACTTTTGGCGCTTAACTTTATAGTGTCGGCTCGGGAAACCGGGTTGACGCTAACTCTAGAAAAAACGCCTTGTTTCATACTTTCGGCGTTTAAATTAAACAATGTTCGATACAGTGGGTGTCGAACGCACTAAAAATAAGGAGTCTAAAATGACTACTTCATCTGCCAAAGTTCTGTTGCAATCCTTTGTTGACCATATGGAAAATGGGAATGCACAAAAGGCTCGCACATGCCTTAGAAAGTTGCGACATCGGCATGGGTTCGATGTCACATGTGACTCTCTGGAGGATACTGTAAAGTTGACAAGATATGTGTGGACGACTGATCCTCACCTTGCTTCATTACAAGGTGTCCTGATGGATTATCGAGGGATGATGCTTGTCAAGGTCGATGTAACGCTTTCGCAACTGACAGTGTTGAAGAATGATAAGCATACTTTTAGGTGTTCTCCTAGTTTCGAGGTTGCTTCAAACCTTCCTCGCCAAGAAAGAGAGAACGCCTATTATCATCGTCAACGTCAGCTTGCTCGTCAGGCTGGTTACTATTACTGATACTGAAAACTAGAACAGCCTGAAGGTTTCAGGTTCTATAGGGTTCGATTCCCTACTGTTCTATATCTGATTCAATTCATGAATCGGAAAATAAACTTGTTTCATACTTTTGGAGCTTAAGTTTATGGTGCGGGATAGGCGAGTGAGTAAAATCGAGCAAGTTGATTTTTCGACTTGTTTCATACTTTTCGAGCCTACATTTAGTAGTGTTCAAGGGATGGTCTCTTGAACGTTTCAACAAACGGACTAATAAAAGTCCACAGTACAAAAAGGGAATACCATGATTGGTAACATGATTCAGCAGTCTTCTGAAGAGATCCGTGAGCTTCAAGGCAAGGTTGGTGCATACGCATCGAATAGGCTTGAGATCCTCGCTCTTCTGAAGGAAGGTTCTAACCCTCTCGATGTGATGGATGATGCTGGTGAGCAAGTGTTCTCGCAATCCTTGTTCAACAAGGTAGTTGGCGAGTATGTCGCCTCCAACTTCTCTCTCGAAGCTGTCTGCGAGAGCAATAGCAGCGGATCGGGATCTCGGTCACGCTTGACACAAGAGGTTGTCGATAAGTTGCGCAAGCAATGTGCCGACAATCCGATGACAAAGGACGATATTCACACCTTCCTTTGTGAGAATGGTGTGGAATACGCGAGCCCTGGTAGCGCGTTTCAAGCGATCAAGAACTGGATCGCTGATTCCGGCGAAACTCTCGAAAACCGTAGCATCTATGTTTTCGCACCTATCCAACAGGATGATAGCGAAGATCTGGACAATACGGTGACTGAAGAGGAGTGATCCTCTTAGAACAGCCTAGAAGGTTCTAGGTATATAGGGTTCGATTCCCTACTGTTCTTTTTCGATGTATAGACTTCGGTACGTCATGAAAAAATTCACAATCCTATAAACGCGAGCGCAAAACGCTCCAAGTCATGAGGTATTTTATGACTAAGCAACAACAATTGATCTATAACATCTGGCTCCATTTCTGTGAGCGTGATGATAGTGAGATGTATACATTGTTGGAAAACATGTATCCCTTTCTCGTCAAACGTCTACAGGATGCTTGGCAGTGGGAATGTTCGTACGCTCTCGATCGTTGATTTAACCCTTTCCTTAAAGGAAAACAAATGCAAGTTGAAACCTTCAACGCTGAAGATCTCTCATTGGATGAGATAGAAACCCTTGCTGAAAAAGCAAGGGTTGACTATGAGAAACTCTCTCGTGTCCCTGGTATCGACAAGGACACTTTGGATGATGCGTGGAGTCTCATCCAAGAATTGGAATCGACATGGCATGACGAATGGCATGGTATGTCAGTTTACGAGAAATGGAACCATCTCTATCCAGATGATCCTGTTGACTTCTCTTGTGGATGTGGTTGCGGTTACTGAAAACTACTTAGAACAGCCTGTAAGGTTTCAGGTTTTATAGGGTTCAATTCCCTACTGTTCTCTTTAAACCTTTAGCACATAGGAGTAAATATGTGTGAATTGCTTAGGTTAGAGCTTGCGCTAGAAGATGCTAACAGGCGTCTAGAGGATGCTCGTTCAAATCTGCAATGGTGGTGTGACAACACCTCTTGTGCAGATTCTCAAGATGAGGCTGAAAGTCTTGTCGATGAGGTTTTGAGTGAGATAAGAGATCTCGAACAACAACTCTGTTGCGAAATAGAGTTATGGCGTCAAGATCTCGAAAGCTACAAGATGCAACAAATGGATGAAATGGATGCTTACATGTATTCATTCTTCTTTTGATAGCTACTTGTAGCATTGGGTACGAAACAATAACATAGCTAACAATGGAGAAAGCTATGAGTCTTGGTTATGGTCGTGTCGAGTTTCTCAAGCCTTGCGATGATGGATACGTTCTGTGTCCGGTTTGTGATGGCAACCTTGTTACCAACTTCGGCAAACCTTGCACGGTTTGTTTAGGTAGAGGTCAAGTGAGAGAAGAAGAGAAGTTTACTGAAAAGGATCTTCTCGAAACTCGCGCCTTGCGTAAGGAATTGCGCCAACTTGGTTTTATCTGAACATTAAGGATAGGCTAGTGGATGCCTTGCAAAAGGTTCTAGCTCTAACAAGGTTCGATTCCTTGCTATCCTCTTTTTAATAATCTCTAACTAAGGAGAAAGATAGATGGGAAAACGAATTGATGTAATGATCTTCAACAACATGACTATCAATGAGATCTATGTTGATGGTAAAACGGTTGACATTTATAAGCAATCGCTTGTCTTTCAAGCCTGTTTGCAAAACGCTCGCGAATCACTCATGACATACACAAACGGTAAGGTCGATCCTATCCGTATGATAAATGTCTATGTGAGTATCGTTCGCAAATTCGTTCCAAGTTTGATTTACTAAGAGGTAAAAAGTGAATCCACTCACAACCATGATCTTCGGTGTCACACTCATCATGATCACATTGCTTTCGTTGTTCTCAATGATGGCAATGTTCCAACCTATCTAGGAGTAGCTATGAAAGAATTAGCTGAATTTATTCTCGGATTTTCCTTGACTATCTTGGGAGTCCTTTCATTCTTCGCTATCATGGCGATGATCAATCCTGTATAAGAGAAAGCTATGGAAAAGTATAGTTATGCAAGTAAAATCGCAAACTTTATCTCCAATGGATTACAAGCTATTGGAGCATTCCTTGTTTACCTTGTCGGGTATTCAATTGTGTTCGTAATAGTTGCTACTCCAATTGCAGCTATGATTGCATTGTGTATCTGGGCAATTGTTTGGTGTGTGACCTCAATTGCTGGAGCGTTCTAAGCCTATAATTACCCCGTGTTAATCCATATTAAGACGGTGGTTAAGACTTTTAGCGTCGATGTAACCCCGTGCTAGGGTAGTCGATTAGTCACGCTCTAACACCTTAAATCACGAATAACCTAAACTATAAACAATGGAGCTAAATCATGTATCCAGAAGATGATGGCCTTTGTTTCAACCCTGAAAACGTCTCGACTGCTATCAAAGACTTTGGCAACAAGGTTAGAAAGTCAGTTGAAAAGACTGACGCGAAAGAGGTTGAGACGTTACTTAGAGAATGTATTCATGAAGGTGAATGGATTCTCAATAATACATCTTTAAATGATGATGAGATTAAATATATCGAGTGTTATCTCGATGGTTGTTGGTCTTACATGAAAAATGCATATGATGCATATATGTCCAGTCAATAACCTACTATGGTAGTTATCCAGGGTTCGATTCCCTGGGTAGGTATGTACGAAAAATTAATTTAGCCACCTTGTTTCTTACTTTTGGTGGTTAAAATTAATAGTGAAGGAAGGGACGTGCTAATAAAACTACAAAGCAAAAGGTAGGAATATGTCATGAGACTTCTCTTTAGACGAAAGAACCAAAAAGCTGGTCTCGATCGTTATATGAGTTGTTTGATGAAAGGTAATCTTTTCGAGATAGCCTTTCTGAACGCTAAATATAACGTGGTCGATGTAAGTGATGGATACTTTGGAGATCAAGATCTCGATAAGTATTTTGAATATGACCAAGTTGCATTGGTTGACCAGTATGAAATGGAGTTTATTCGAGATAGACTCTTGTATCACATCGAGGTTAAATGATGCCTTATCGCAAGATGAAGAGTAAAATCTTTACAGTTGGACGAACGGTTGTTATCCAACTTCACAACGATCATCATATGTTTGGTAATAATGACTTCGATGAGGTTGTTGACATCATGTGGAGTTATGAAGAGTTGTTTGAAGATAACGAACCTGCATTAAGCTGTAAATGGCGAGATGACATAGCTACTAAAACCAATCGTAGTTATCTTTCAAGACACTGTTTTCCTTACAAGGTTTATAGCTTTCTAAGGTCAAAAGGTTTCTTCGAGAAGACAACATTCAACAAAATCCTCATCTCATACTCTAACGATGGTATGAGACTCCCACAAGCCTATCTCTAAAACTATGGTAGAGTTATTCAGGTTCGAATCCTGAATAGGCTATTCGTCACCGACTTCGGTGTACACTGTAAAATTCGCTATAACGCAATCGCAAAACGCACAAAAAACGAGGTTCCACAATGGAAGCATTGATCATCATCCTCTCTTCTGTCATCGCTATTAAAACTGTTGCACCCATCATGGTTAGCGCAACATTCTTCATCTGTTGTGTGATGTTCGCATCATTCATCTACTCGCAAACGAAAGTTGTTCAAGTGACTCCAGATGATGTTGTCGAGGTTGTCTATGAGGAACGTGATAAAGATTGGTTCACGACTGATGAACGCATCTTTCATGACCTCATGAATTTCCACTTCAACAACAGTGAAAGAGTTTACCAGCGTGACTTTAGCAATGTTTCCGTTCTGGAAACAAAGGTGTTGTCTAACGGATCTCGACACACGAGGTTTAAATACTATGACGCCGAGGTCTACAGCTTCACACCAAAACATCTAGAAGGTGATGAATACCTCGCTCACTGGTTTCTGAATAAGCAAGCTGAAAAGCTGCCTCGCAAAAGGGTTTGACAATATCATCGAATAAGTAACTCTATCCCTCTCTAAAGGTAATCCAACAAAAATCTCCCAATATATAACTAAAGCCTTTCAAAGCTTTCTTATACATATAAACGGAGACGATCGAAGAATTTTCCCAAAAAGTTGGGAAAAAGTGAAAAAAGTTCTAGGAGGTAAGTAAATGAAGGATTTTGTCAGGGTTCTTTCTCTCATGATGGTTGATCTCGATTGTCAAAGTCGAGTGAATATTACTAGAAGTAAATGTAGGTACGATGTTTATTGGGATGGTTTTGATGAGGATGATATTCATCTGAATGTTATCTTTGAGGATGAGAAGGCAGCTATCAATCTCATCTTTCGCAAAACCGTAGCAGCAGATAACAAAGTGTACTGGTTGATTACCAATCTTTCAGGAACGATTCTTCAAACGAAACCACAAGGTGTTTACATCACCAACCTTGACGATGTTAAGGAATATGGGAACCTTGTTTATCGTTTGGCGAATTGTGTCGAGCGAATCGATGAGCATTGGACGGATCAGCGTTTCAATGACATCCCTACCCCGGATGATGTTGAAGAGTTGAACAAAAGGATGGCCCAAGCTATCTCCGCTAACCTGTCTGATTTCAATGATTGGTTAGAGTCCTGAATACCCCGTGTTAAACCGTATTAACAACGTGTAGACGCTCTAAGGTATCGACCTATACCAGCGTCTACCTTAGAGATTTCAAGCCTTGTAGGAGGTTAATAATGAGTATGGTAAGTTTGATGCGTTCTTTGGAACGTAAATCTGAACAAAAGATTACTGACTTCGAGATCGTCTCGAAAGGTTGGTATTCATCACAAATGATTCAGTGTTATGCTAAATCTGCATATCAGCACTTTGTGCTCGGTTGTGGTTCGCATGAGGGTGAAGCGCTTAACACCGCGATTGATCATCTCTCGTGTATGTATGACACGACGGCTATCGACGAATCTATCAAAGAAGACTTTGAAGAGTTTACCGAAATTTATTATGACGATTACTTGAGAAGTAATGGTTATGATGAAGATGAGATCGTCGAAGCTATGGATAATGACGATATTCATTACTATGTCGCGATTTACTACAACTTGAGCGAGTAATCTATAAAACTTATCAAGGGTTCGATTCCCTTGGTAGGTATGTACGAAAAATTAGTTCAATCGCCTTGATTCATACTTTTGGCGATTAAAATTAATAGTGTCGGGATGGTTCCCGTATCTATCACACGAGAGGATAAAATGAGTACACAAGCAAAGTTTGCAAAGGTTCAAGATCGTCTTAACACGATTGTCTTGGAACGTGATACAGAAATTCGCAACATGCTGGCTTGTACAGTTAGTGGGCAACACGCTTTTATGCTAGGTTTGCCAGGAATTGGTAAGAGCTATCTCATCACTGAGTATCTCAAGTGTTTCGATACAGTGAAATACTTTGACAAGCTCATGACTGCTCACACAGATGTTAGTGAAGTGTTCGGTCCAGTCTCTATCAAAGCGTTGCGCGATGATGATAAACTGGAGTACAACACTGAAGGATTCCTTGCAGATGTTCACGTTGCGTTTCTCGATGAGATTTGGAAGTCTAACTCTCAAGTCTTGAACGCGCTCCTCACCATCATGCAGGAGCGCAAGTTTGCGAATGGCAATCAAAACATTCAAGCTCCATTGATTAGCTTGTTCGGCGCTTCTAACGAATTGCCGCAAGATGAATCACTCGGCGCATTGTATGACCGCTTCATCTGTCGAATGCATGTTCAACCTTTGAAGGCTGATTCTTCATTCGCTGCTATGCTGACAGCTAGCAAGGTTGATGATCTCGATGATGGCGACAAGCTGTCTATCAAAGATCTCGAAGATGCTGGTAAACAAGCTGCTAACGTGGATATTACAGATATTATCGAGCCGCTTACTCTTTTGCGAACCATGTTGAAGGTTCCTGAGTTTGGCTTACATGATAAGGTCTATGTGTCTGATAGGCGTTGGAAAGCGTGTGTGAAGTTTCTTCAAGCTATCGCGTGGATGCAAGGCGTTGACAAACTGGATAAGGATCATGTTCGATACCTTACTGATTGTCTTTGGGATAATCCTGATGATCGTGAAGCTATCGCACAGTTGCTTACTCATAGCGAGTTTGTTAGCGCTACAGTCGATAGGTTCCAAACACTCTATAACGAGTCGGTTGCTCTTATCGCTATTGCTAACAAGATGGATGATAAGAAAGAGTTGGGCAAACTGTTTGTCCAACTTAAAGAGCGTAAGGATGAGCTTGAATCAAAGATTAAAAACAATCCTGATAAAGCTCATCACTTGAAAGATATTATGGCGGAATTCAAGGCTGGTTTTCGTCAAATCTCCCGTCGCTACAGGAGTATGTAATGCCTGAATTTAAACACGGTTGCAAGGTTCGCCTTCTTAGAGAAGATGTTTGGATTGCTGGTACACCACCCGTTGGTACAGTTGGTAAACTCTATCGCAATCCAAAGCATAATAGATACTGGATCTTCGTACCTGACGATCCTAAATACAATCCTAAAGATGGACACCACTACGGTTTCATCTATCCAACAGATGAAGACTTGGAGGTAATCGAGGATGAATAAATACCAAGAGATGATTTATGATTATTACATTGATAAGTGTGATACCAAATCATCTCCTGATAAGTTGAAGCCTGTTGTTCACTACTTCTACACTGGTGAGAAAGTGAATGACTTCACAGAAACAATTGATGAAATCTCCAGCGTTCAAATGACTCGTGATGCTATCTCGAATAACATCATCAAGTGTATTGAACAGGCTGATATGATGATCAATCACGCTGATAAAAAGGATGTTGATACCGATGATTCTTTTGATAGCGGTGATGACTACAAGGCAAAACAGGTTATCCAAGCATTGTATGAGGAGGATTCATACAAGGCCGATGAGGAGAATCTCAAGTCTAAACAAGACAATGTGGATGACTTGCTCATGACAACCGCAGCAGGAAAGTATGCCGAAAACGATCCTGCTCAAAACTTTAGCGATGAGGATTTTGAAGCGCGTCGAGAGTTGATGCGTAAGATGGATAGTCCAGATGTTAAATCTATTATGGATTGTTTCGGCGCTCTTTACGCACACATCAACGCTATCAAACGTAGCCAAGTCCTTCCAGATCCTACTAACCGTTCTGAGATAACGTTTGGTAATGATTTGAAGAGTATGACTTTTGGCGAGGTTGTGAATATGGCCGTTCCTGAAATGGAAGATCTCTTCTATTACAGGTTAGCCAGTAAACAAATCACACAATACAAGCGTGAGCGTGTGCAACCTGTTGGTAAAGGTTCCGTCGATATTCTTCTGGATATGTCTGGGTCGATGGATGCTTACATGTCATTTAACAACAAACAGCACAAGAGGTTTTGTGTAGCTATCGGTGCAACCCTGGCTATGATGAAGTCTCTCTCTAACGATAATAGAGGGTTTAATCTCTTTGTCTTCTCTTCAGTCACTAGATTATTCGGGACGAACAAAGATTCTTTCCCTCAATTGATGAATAAGTTGTTGAAGCTGACCGCTGGTGGTGGCACACATCTTGAAACAGCGTTGATATATACCCTCGAAAACATCGAGGTTAGTAAAAGCGATGCTGATTTGATGTTGGTTACTGACGCTGAAGATATGGTTCGTCATGATTTGGTCAATAAGAAGAAAGGTGATAAGCGTATTTGTACGTGTCATATCACCAGCTATCTCAAGACTAAAGAGTTTGTCGAACCTATCTCCGATGCTTACATGCTAGCTAACGACGATGGATTCTTCAAGTTTATGGAAGAGGTGGTATGATTTTCTTTGAAGTTTTTCCAGCATTCGGGTTTATGGTAGCTTTGATATGCTTCATGTTTATCGCGTCCAATAGACATGATAAAGACTATGAGGATGCTATCTTTGATGTTTTCTTTATTAGTATCGGGTGGTCTCTAGGAGATCTTGTTATACACCTGATTTCAAACTAACTAACCAAGTGATTCAGGGTTCGATTCCCTGGATTGCTATGTACGAAAAATTAGTTCAATCGCCTTGTTTCGTACTTTTGGCGATTAAAATTAATAGTGTCGGGATGGTTCCCGAGTCTATTTCACCTTTCACAATGGAGTGAAAAAGTTATGTCTGTTCAACAGAATAGCAATCAGTGGGTTGAAGCATGGAAACAAAACAGTGCGAAGTTGTTGGGTGTTACCTTCCAACTCTCGGTTAACATTCCTCTCGGGAATGAGGTCAAGGTTAAAGACCTTAGAGATGCAATTATCTCTTCGACTCTACCCGATCACTGGGCACCAACCTTGAAGAATGGTTATAGCCTTTACCTCTCGACGATTCGAGAGCTTGGCAACACCACTATCAAGAAGTTCGATATCGAACCTTCTGACAACTTCAATGTTGAAGAGCATGATACATACACCGTTACCAAGGTGTTTGGTGCCAAGCATGAACAGGAACCTGCTAAACATCGTGTACACCATAAGCGTAAGGTGAATAACGCTGGTGTTCAAGATGACAACGGTAAGATGCATGATGATCTTGCAGATGTGAGTTTCGATAACTCAGTACTCTTTATCCTCGAAAGGGTTAAAGGTACTTCAGCGGATGATGATTCGGGTGATTCCGAATTCGAGATTACTTGTGTCGCTCGTAACGAGGATAACGAACCTGTTGATCTCGATGTGTTCCAACCTTTCATCCGTACTCTTGAACGAGTGTATAACGAGAAGTTGGAAGGAACCTTTACATCCAAACAAGTTAGAAGCTGGCTCGCTGACATTGTGAATAACAAGCTGAAAGCTGATAACATTCACCGTGGTACATACTTCGTTCCAGTCGAACGTCTCAATGATGTTTACACACTGGCGAATGTGTTGAAGAGTGTTCACCCTGGTATTAGCATCTTCATTACACCAATCGTGAAGTTTGAGAACGTTCCTGTTCAACAACAGCAAGTCTTGAATCAATCACTTGGTAACGTACAAACGATGCTCGGTGATTCTATTCTGCAAGATACTCAAAGTCTCCTCGATGATCTTTATAAGTTTGTCGAGAAAGATAAAGAGGCTCAGGCAGATGATAAAGCGCGAGGTGTTCGTTTGAATACCTGGATCGATAGGACTTCACAATTCGACGCTATCAAAAAGAAAGTGGAGGAATACAAAAACCGTGAGCTTCTCATTTCATTCTCTATCGAAGACGCTTTTGAAGAGATTGAAGAAATCTTGACTGAAAAGCTTCAAGAAGCTGCCTCGGCTTGACAGCTTCTTAAAAGTGTGCTACAAACCTTAACATACTGGCATGGTGCTAGTGGTTCTTAACAAACAAAAGGAAAACAAAATGGGTAAAATGACTCCTGAACAACTTCTCGCTACTCGTCAAAAGCGTGCTCAAAAGTGGGTTAGTGCTGCTGTTAAAGATGGTCGCTTGTCTAGCGACTTCTTTACACCACCACTCAATGGTCTTCATCCAGACCTTGAAGATAAGTATAACCGACAAGATGATGAAACACTTCGTGTGCGTTCGTCGTCAACCGACTTTCAGCGTAAGTGTGAAGACGTTGATTTGTCAGATGATCATAAAGATCGCCTGACCATTCAACATGATGTTCGTCACAAGGTGAAAGGTGTCGAATCTTTCGAACATCCTACTAAACGTCAGCTTAGTAAGTTCGAGAACAAAAAGGGTAAGGTTTACAAGAGCGTCAAGAACGTTCCAAACCATCCCAAGATTCAAGTTCGTGAAGGTGACGAATTGCACATCAACGTGTTCAATGGTTCCACACGAGTTAACAAGTACGTTGCTCACGTTCAACGTGTCACACCATCTGGTCTTATCCGAACGGACAAGGATCAAACCTTCACGATTGATAACATGACGAATCGAGTCGCTTTGTACGATCGTGATATGAAGGATGATGAATTCAATTACAAGATTCATCTTCCACGCTAACCAAAACAATCCTGAACATGATTTAAAACTGTTCTTTGGCCTAGTAGCCCAACGGCAGAGGCAGTAGACTTTTAGGAGAGAGTTATGTATGAAGATTACAAATTATATGGTCCTTACACTAGGAAAGATGGTCGTAAACATGTTTGTTTAGTCCATAAAGAAACTGGTAAAAGAAAAACAGTTTCGTATCCCAAATATCTGATGGAGAATCATCTTAGGAGATTCCTGACAGACGATGAAACTGTGGATCATATAGATTGTGACTTCACGAATAATGCAATTTCAAATTTACGAGTTATGGATCGTTCACAACATTCGAGAGAAGATGTGAAAAGGTTGAAACCTGTTGAGTTTGAATGCCCTATGTGTTCAACCTCTTTTTCTTTGGAGGGAGATAGACTTCGCACATTTAGTAAGAACTTAACCCAAGATAAGGCTGGCCCGTTTTGTTCACGAAAGTGCGCAGGTCTTTACGGTGCTAAAGTTCAGAACGGTATGGAGAGGTTGCCTCCGGCTAAAGAAATTTTCGAGCGTGATTACACAACTCTCAAAATTGAGCGTATTGAGGGAAACTTCAATATTGAACCGGATGAATTCGGGGAAACCTTAACGGTTAAAGACGATGGCGATCCCGATCCAAGCCCCAAGGATGGGGAAGGTGTAGAGACTACCTGAATACAGGCTAGAGCTTCCGGCACCCTAACGTATAGTCGAGGGTGATGATATAGTCCAGACCACAAACGCATATAGCGGTAACGAAAGTTATAGTGGTAAGAAAATCTACTCAGTATGGGTTCGAGTCCCATCTAGGCTATTGCTCGGGAACATCTTTATTTTGCTATCATAGTTCTTCTATGGATAAAGAATATGCGGTTATTTTAACCGGATCTAATATCGTTGTTTTCTACATCTTCCAACAATATTAATTCGCTTGACTTAATGTAGGTTCAAATCCTACCCGAGCAATGTTCCATATTCTGAAATATGGAACATGATGTTATTCACTAACAAACAAAGAGGTTTGATATGTTAGCTTTCTTAAACTACATCCAAAATGGACGACGTGGTATCGTACACGAGATTCTTATTGTTACTATTGGAATCTTTTTGTTAGCAATGCCGCTTTTGATTTGCAACTTCGTTTCTTTGGAAGTTGTTTGTATGATGGTGTTTGTTGTGAATGCTATTGATACTTTTCACACTTACTGTTTGGTCCTTTATAGGAATCATAAAAATAAGAGGAGATAAAATGGATGGAAATGCTTTCGCACAAGGTCTGCTAAAGACTATCAGGGATAGGGCTAAAGCTGACGCTGAAGCGTCTATTAAAAAGACGAATGAGTTTGATGAGATCATCAAAAGATACACCAGCGCTCTAATGGTTGATCCGGTGTATGATGTTGTTGGTCGCCCGATACCAGATGATTTTCAAGTCGTTACAAAAGATGAGGTAGATTATTACCTCAAGGAATACTACTACCTACATCTTTTACAAGAAGATATTCAATCAATAACTTATCATTTTCAAAGTGAAGGTTATAACATCGCGTTGGATTACTATTCTTCAGCAGTTTCATTAACTGGTTTTGCAGATGAGGATCTTGTAAAGATTTCGGTATTCCTCGCGAACCATTTTGGATTTGATTATGGAGAGTATCAAGAACAGTTTCGTAAACATAAGAATAACTTGGACACTCTGAAAACACACCGTGACTATCATCTTTGGGTGCTTTGGCAATCAACGCTTGTTCATTATGAGCGATATGGTTTGCCAGTCGTGAATCTCGTTGTTCAAATCTCCGAGATGACTGACGAATTTAAACAAAAGCTGGCCAAAATTAAAACAAATTGGGAGTCTCTTAATGAGTCTACAAATGGTTAGAGGGAATCTTTTCGAGCTTATGTGGGATAAACAACGTGAGCTTGATCCTGAATGGAAACTTTCACAACATATTCATATCGCTCATGGCGTAAACTGTCAGGGTGTTATGGGTAAAGGGTTTGCGAAACAGGTTCGTGATAAGTTTCCAGTTGTTTATGATGAGTATCGTGAGCTTTGCAAACTGGATCGGCCTGAGCCGGGTTTGATTACTTCGAGCGAGATTGTAAAGCCTGATGTGAACAATGATGAATACGGCTTGATCGTTCATAACCTCTTCACACAACGTCACTATGGTTCACTAGGTGGCGCTAAACGAGATTGGATAGAAGAGTGTGTGACAAACCTCGAACAGAAGTACAAGACTTATTTCTCACCACTTATTATCCACGCGCCAAAGATTGGTTGCGGTCTTGGAGGATTGGAGTTTAAAGACATCGAGAAGATCTTCAAGGTCTCCACGATTCAATGGGTTATCTATGATGTAGTTAACCCTTCATTCAAGTTTAAAAGTAAAACAGGTAATAGGTATTATGTCAGGTAGAAAAATTGTTTTCCTAGATATGGATGGCGTCATGAATGATGTTTCATGGCGCTCTCAAGCGTCGCTAATTTACGATAACGAGTGTTCAATAGAAGTTGGTGAGATCGCTTTGCCAGAAGATGAGAATACGAAGTTCGATAGTTTCGAGTTCGATAAACGTTCTGTAAGTCCATCGAATGTATTCAATCTTTACATGATGGATAAGGATCTTCGCGTGCTGGATAAGGAACTGAGAGGTTCTTTCGAGATTGTTATTTCTTCATCATGGCGAAGATGGCGCAGTGTTGAAGAGATGCAAGAGATTCTTCAATCAGCCTTCCCACCCTTTAAGAATAAGGTTGTGGATAGAATCTTTATCCCTACATCCGCTCCTGAAGATCGTGGTAAGTTTGTTGCTGACTGGATCGAAGAACATCTTGACCTTTCAGTAGACAAGTACGTTATTCTAGATGATATTCCTTTCCAGGGATTCGAGTCTATGAATTTTGTACAAACAAGCGATTTTGATGGTGGATTTACTTACCAAAAGATGATGGAAGCTATCAAATTTCTTCGCTAACGTTTGGGGCTACTCCCCTTTACCCCTGAAGCTTAAATGGATAAGCAGGAGACTTCTAATCTCTTGATAGTGCAGGTTCGAGTCCTGTCAGGGGTTTTCATTAACTTTAACCTTTAACCCTCAACATAGGAGATAGTATGAATCTCGAAGAACAGGTTATGCAAGATAAGAAGGATAAACTTCTTAAACAAAATAAAATCCATCTCTTCGCCAAAGAAGAGTTTCTCCCGGTTGATTTGGAAAAGCACTTTATCACAGTTAAAGATCTTAGAGAGTTGTTGAAGGTGAAGAACCTCACTTATCAACATCTTGCTGACGCGCTCGGTGTAAAAGAGGATGTTCACAGTGGAAAGGTTGATAAGAATATCTTCAAGGCGATGCTTATCGAAGAGTCTTATACCTATCTCAATAAAAACGGTAATGAAACTAGGCGTAATGTTTACATGAAGAACGACGAACTTGTACTCATCTGTCTAACACCGAAGGACTTACCAAAAGAAGCCAAGGTTTACTTCAAGATTTATGTGATAGCGAAAGGTATCATGTTCTCAAACGATAGGATTTAAAATGAGCGCGTTTTCAACAATCCAGTTAACTAGAGAGGATGCGCATAGAGCATTAAGAAATTGCTTTAATAAAAGGAAAATCAATCCTTGGGTTGAAGCCTTTATAGAAGATGAAGACGATGAATACATCGAAAGTATTCTAGATAAAATCGGTGAGAGATATCGACATAACTTTATCATCGTTGAAGAGTATGAGCCTATTCCCGAAGATAGTTTGGGAAAGGCTATGTGGCATTTAGATAACGGTCTACCACCTTACATGAGGTAACTAATGAAAGAAGAAAGAAAAGGAAAGATTTTGTGTGATTTTCATTCATTCTTGAGAAAGCATGAAATGAGATGTTGTAATTGGTGCCAAAAAAGTGGGCGTTTGGTTTGTCATACCGATTTAGCAACAATCAATACGATTAAAGGTAACTTGCGTAAGCTTGCCCTAGACTTTTGCAACTATGAACAATTTACCGATTCCGAATTTGTTCAAGTTATCAACTATTTGAATGACTTCAAGACTGTGGAGGGTCGGTATAGTGACGACTTGGATATCTATTGGGAATGGGATAACACTCGACAACTCATTCAAGAGGATGTTGTTAACTTTTTGAAGGTTCTGAGTGAATCTTTTGAATTGGAAGTCACTGAAACTGGTGGTGAAGTTGGTATCTATATTCCTACCACAGAGCTTAACAAGTTTGTGAGGAAGGCCGATGCTATCTTAGGGGATGGTTATTTCTCGAATCTCGATCATATCGAGAATGTGAGAGATCATGTATACAACTTTAAAACGAGCATCAATGAAACCTTTGGCAAGGGCAGACTTAATATCTTCTGGATCTTCCACAATGAAGACTTTAAAGAAAATGTCTTGGCGCTTCGCTGAGTACATCTTGAATAACCCCGCGAAAGCGGGTAAGGGTCATTAGTTCAATTGGTAGAACCACCAGCTCATAACTGGTTAGTTACAGGTTCGAGTCCTGTATGACCCACTAATTAACTCTTATCTAGTTTAGAGGTTCAAAATGAATTTTCTAGCACTTTGGTGTCAACGTCACCCTTCGTGGATTTCACACGCCGAAGGGTATAAAGATTTTAATAATGGCCTTTTGTTTTTCTTCGCGCGAGGTAGTCATTTCTACTTTTATTGTTATGAAAGATTAGGAGTGATCTATCTCATTCAAGAGAGACTTCATCGAGAGGTTGTTTTTCAAAATAGGTTTATTGAGGATTTGAACTGGTTAGAGTCTCCTCTCTTTAGAAATGTTATCGAAATTATTCAACCTCATAGTTCCTTCGCACAGAGGTGGAATGATCTTGCTTTAGCTTCTAAAAGAACAGTAGATGAGAAAGGTTTGGAATGGTATCTATCACAAATCTTTCAGGGGATGATTTCTCTTGAAAGAGATACAGAAAAACAGGCCGGATATCATCTGAGTCCTCATCAATTAGAATATGTAGACTTTTCGCCAATCTGGTCAAATGTGATCAACCAAATCAATCCAAAAGATGTTATAGATTCTCTTAAAGAGGGATATGAAAAATGGCTCTTGCTGTGTTGACGCTTTCAGTAAGCACGATGTTTGCATTAGTGGGTTATGTAGTTTTAAATATTCTAGATGAGATCTTTTAGATTCCTTTCCCGCTTGACGAGCGGGTGTAAGTATGGTAACGTAAGTTGAATTTGTGGGTGGTCCACAAATCAAAAAACTCTTTTTCCAAAATGGAGAAACTATGGAAATGTTCAGTAAAGAAGAATTGGAGCAAAACACTGTCGCACAACTTAAAGAGCTTGCGGAGTCTCGCAACTCGATTCGTGGTGTGGAAGCAATTAGTTTCGCTTCAAAGGTTCGTAAGGATGATTTGATCAGTCTTCTACTCGAAGATCAGTCTCTCGAATCAACAGAAGTTTGGGAGGCGTTTGTTGGGATCGATACAACAACTGAAGAAATTAGTCTTTCCGATGTTGGCATCTGTCCTTTGAATCCTCGACGAGATCTTGACTATCTCGACCCCCTCTTGATGAATCGCATTCAAAAGGCGAACGGGCTTACAAAATCAATTAGCGTAGTCGATGCTACACTCATTGATGAAAACCCTACACATCGTTACTACGCGATTGCAGGCAACCGTTCTATCGCCAATCTCAAAGAGGTTGTCGAGAATGTTTGGCAAATGAAGGTTGAAGAGTACAAACTGACTGTTGATGTTCGCCATTATACAGGAACACATCGTTCAGTGATGGCTCAAATCCTTAGCGAGATCGAGGGTGATAATGACGCCGCTCTAGACTTCAGCCCTATTGATCAGTTGGATATGATCAAGCGGCGTTTGGAGATGGGACTTTCTCAATCAGCTATTGCTAAAGAGCGTCAAGTTAGCCCTGCAACTATTGGTCAGTTGCTCAAGCTAGATCGTTTGCCAAAGCGTATCCTTGATCTTGTTCACTATGAATACCGTAAGGATTTTCTTTCTAGGAAAACTCCTCGCGCATTGGATCAAGCAGGCGTCCCATTTCATCTGGATAAGAATGGTAATCCAGTGATTAAAGGTGTGACACAAACAAATGCTATCGCTCTTGCTGATATGTTCCCCAAGCCACCTTTCAAGACTGCTTACAAAGATGGTGGTTACGAAGAGGCTTACGAGGAATGGCAAGATCTTTGTGAACGTCTTGGAACCTACTGCTGTCAAGATGAATTCATCGAGATGTTGATCGGGATGAGTGCTGATAACTTTAAATCATTTGGAGTTATCGCGATTCAAAACTCGGGTCTACTCCCTGAATCGACTTCAAAGCTCAGTGTAAAAGAGGCTAAAGAGGTCGCTCAAGCCTCTACAAACCTCGTAGAAGTACCCGAGAAAGAAGAGCAAGGGTCAACCCCGGATCAAGAGGTTGGAGAGCCTGAGAGCGTCCCTAACAAGCTCATGGCAGCAGCCGAGCGTGCGAAAGAGAAAGCTAAAAAGAATAACAAAACCTCTAACAAAAACCTTACTAACTCGCGCGGTGTTCCACGCTTTGTCAAGGATAAGGATGTTGAAGAGATGTTTATCTCGGATATGGAAACATTCTGTAACGAGCTTAAAGGTGGCAACGTTGATGTTGTCGATGGTTGGCAAGATGCGGTAGCTATCAAAATTCTAAATGGTGATCCTGAATACACCGAGTTGATCAGTCGTATGATTGCTCTCGGTATCATGGGATCGGCGCTACTTGTCTAATCGACTGTCACATAGCCCCTTTGGTACTTCCAAAGGGGCTATTTTAGGTTGGATATGAGTAAATTAAAAGATTTTTTAATTGATGAAGAAGATTGGGAGAGTTCATTACCAAAACATGTATTGAAGACTGTCGGTAGATTTTCGAATGAAGATCTACTTGTTGGAAACTCTTTAACGTTTGGATACTTTATTCTATCCAAGCATCAAACAAGTGATTGTGTAGAGTTATCCATTATTTATGTAGAAAAGAACCAGGGTAAGCAAGAACTCTTTTTACAGTTACTAGAACTTGAGAAACCCGTTACCTACAAAGATGGTCGAGTCTCAAGACACGTTAAGAATTCTGAAGGATATCAAAGTGAACACCCTCGAATTTATATTGATGGGAATGTTTTGAAAGAGTGTGGTTTTGATATCGGTCAGAGTATACGAGTTGAACTAAATAGTGCGAAACAACAAATTACTATAAAGAGAAAGTGATGTCTTACTCAAGAGTTTTTACCGATAGAGAAAAGGAATGGATCAAGCTGGGTACGAATTATTTTGTTGGGTCGATCGGTGCTTATCCAGGGATGGGGTTGTCCGATTACTTGGAAGATTTACATTTAGAGTTTAACCTAGATACCAAACCAGTGATGGTTAATGGTTCTTGGGATGTGGCTTTCGAAGTACATGATGCGATCAATAATCCTATGAAAATCAAGAGAATCAAAGGTATTATGCCAGATGGTCGAACGCTTTACTTTAATGAGAAAGAGTTCTCAACCGAACCTTTGGAAGTCGATATGACCGCTCATGATTTCAAACATTTTGCTGTAACCCTGTTGAGTGGCAAACATAGTAGGATGCTGCAATTTAGGGACGCTGCTATCAAAACTCTCGAAGATGCGTTAGCAACCTTTAGCGAGTGGAGTTATGAAGACCGCGCTGAAGCCGCACCCTATCTTTATAGTTTAGTAGTCGATGATGTCATTGATCAAATTAACTTTGACAGTTGTGATTCGGGGGCTAATAGTGACACCATTCTCTTTCGTGAATTCTTGAGAAGACTAAATCACCCAAAAGGTACAAACTTTGAAAACATACACTTTGAAGACAAACGAGGATGGAAAAGGCTTGGAAAATAAATTCTCCGAGCTTTTCGCATCCAATTATAAGATGTTCATCAAACACATTCAAAAACAATACTTCAACAGTCTCGATTACAAATACGAGATGTCAGCGAAAGACTACTTGCACGAGGCTTACATTAGATTCCTTACAAAGATCATGACTGATCAAGGTATGGATCTCTTGAAGCTCTCCAACCAAGCCGTCTTCTGCTCATATTTTAAAGAAGTGATCAAGAGTGTTTACTTAGATCATTCGAGATCTACAAAATCCCGTTTGGAAAGGGAAAAGAGTTATTCCAAAGCTAAACCAGAATATACTGAGTTGACTTCTAAACTTGAAACAGTTGACTTTCTAGTCAATATGGATACCAATGATAAAGTCTTTATCAAGATGAGTATGGATGGCTTGAAGGTAGAAGATATGAAGTCTGTTCTGGAAACGAATAATAGAGACTTCTATCTCATCAAGGAAGGGGTCGAGGAGTCTTTGATTAATGGATGATTTAAAGGTTTTAAGCTTTATCGAAAAGCCTTATATCCCCGATCATATCGCGTGGGTAAACTGGCGTGATTTGGATTTTGTTACATGGGATTTAGAATCTACTGGTGTGAACCCTGAAGAAGATAAGATCATTCAGTTTTGTGGTTTCCTACATAGATGTATAGCTGGTGAGATGAGGGTTATCTCGAAGCTGTCTCTTTATGTAAATCCTAAACGAGAGATCCCTAAAGGCGCGAGCGATGCAAACGGTATCACAAATGATATGGTAGATCATCTACCAGCTTTTGATGAGGAATATGAAGATGGATTAACTGTTGCTGAAGTTATCTATGCATTCTTACATCAGGGTGATGCTTGGAGTTTCTACAACGGCGAGAACTTTGACTATCTCATGATGAAAGCTGAGATGGAAAGAGTTGGTATAGATCTTGAGAAGAGACCTCATATCGACTTATACCCATGGTTCTGGAAGTATTCATCATCTAGGTATAAAAACCAAGAGGCAGCAGCTAGACGCTATGGTGTTGGAGCTATGGCAGATGTTGCATATGGTAAAGGCTCTCTTCATAATGCTGAAGTTGACGTGAAGGTTTGTTCTGAACTTCTTTGGGAGATGGGTAAAGAAGCTTTTATGCCTATCGATCTCGATGGGTTGATGGATAGACAGGTTCAACTACAATCGAACAGGTTGAAATACTATATCAGGAAGCGTCGTAAGAAGGAAGCTAAGAAAGCTAAAAAGAAGAATAAAAATAAGAGTAAGTGATTGGATATTGAATGGTTTTTACATAAGGTTTTATGTATATCATTGATCATTGCACTATTCACAAAACTAATTATGTTCATATGGAGTGTGATATGAATAATTATGAAGAAAACTTAACCCTTTTGGATGAAGAAAGAAGAGCTAAAGCTTTAGATGCTGAAGAGTTTCTAAAGAAGTTGAAAGAACTAAAATCTCAATCTTACAAAGAGTTGAATGATAGGATCGAGGCTAGAATTCTTAGAGCTTATAAAGAGATCCAACATGGTGGGGATTATAGTTTAGAGATCTCTTTGTCAGATAAGCTTTATGATACGTTCAAAAGCTGTCAAGATGAAGTAGAGCGTAAGTGGGAAGAGAAAGGCTGGGAACTCTTTGTAACATCGAGAAAAGATGGTCCCATGGGGAATACTTTAAGGTTCTTGCGAATCAAACCAACAGATGAACTCTTAAAGAAATACAAAATTATTTTTAGGAAGTGAATATGACTAGAATTAAAGCACAAGATTTTAAAGATAAGATGAAACTTCATTGGGAGAGTCTTCAAAAAGAAGCTAATAAGTTCTTTGAAGAAGTGGACGCTCATATCCAAGAGGTTCTTACAGAAGAGTTGAATACGTTCGACCCCGAGAAAGCTAAACAACCTTTAGTAATAAGGGTTCCAATTACGAAAGAAGATCATGAGAGACTCCACAAGGATATGTCTGGTGGGGGTATGTATACCTCGGTATTTAAAATGTTGATGAGTGCTTACTCAAAGGAAGGTTGGGATATCTCTTCACCACCTGACTACCATCATCATGGAAATGATTCTATTACATTAAAAGAGAAGATTACAAGAGAGGTAAAATATGAAGGATCTTATCGAAGCGTTTGAAATTTTTGCAAAGTATACTGAAGATAAGTATTGTTTCGGGTGTGAACATGACGAACTATTCGTATATGTTGATCCTGAAGATGTTAGTAGTGAAGATTTGAAGAGATTAAAAGAACTAGGTTTTAAAGCAACGAGTTACGACACATTTGTTAAGTATTGTTGAGGAGATATGATGATTGGATTCGCACTACTCGTTGCCCACTTGCTTGGTGATTATCTTTGGCAGAATGATTGGATAGCGCAAAAGAAGGTCTTTGACAGGGATGACCCAAAAACTTTCTCACCAATCGCGTGCCTCTTACATGTATTCTTATACACTCTAGCTTGTTTCGGGTGTGTTGAATTGGTAAATCACGCATTGGGTAATGAGATGTGGCCTATTTGGGCTTGGGTAATTATCGCTATCACGCATTACTTTATCGATCGTTATAGGTTGGCAAGTGTGTGGATGAATTATTCAGGACAAAAGGGTTTTAAAGAACATATGGGACCGTGGTCGATTATTATTGTAGATAACACTTTTCATCTACTGATATCTTTCGCGGTTGCACTTTTGGTTTTAGCTCAGTGAGGAATAAATGATTAAATTTTTGCTTCTATTAAGCCTGTGTGCTCAACCGATGAGTTATCTCGACCAGTATGAGCCAAAGATTCGAGATGTTGGTCTAGCGACTTACTACGGTGAATATCATCACGGTAAGACAATGGCTAATGGTGAACCTTTTGATATGAATGCTCACACCCTTGCTTCCCGAACTATTCCGTTCGGGACTTGGGTAAAAGTGACTATCGTTGATGTAAGGGGTGCTAAATATGATGATGACGAATTCAAAGGAAAACACATCTGGTGCCAAGCTACTGATAGAGGGCCTTACGGTGCTTATACAGATAAGCATGGGAGGGTTCATAGGATGCACTACTCTAGAAAGACTTCTAGATGGCGTGTAAAAGAGTTTGGAGAGAAGAAATGGCATTACTACGAAAAGAAACCGGGAAGGTATCGTGGTTTAGTAGATTTAAGCTATGGTTGTATGAAGGATTTAACAGGTTTGGACAAGCCGCCAAACTTGATCGTCTCGATCGCTTACTAACAAATGATAATATAGTAACTTCGGTTAAAGAGGGTGATAAGAAAGAGCTTTTTCTCTTCGAGTACAAAAATTATAAAAATAGTGGTTCGCCAAATTACTTGATAAAGTATCGCTATTTAAATAGAGATTTGTATATTGATTTTGTAGATCTTTTGCGAACAAAGAATATCAACCTATATCTTAGTTATCCAACGGTGGAATCTAGATGTTTAGATCAGACTTGGGATAAGTTGGATAAGCGATTTGATGAGAATGATGAGCTTAAAGAAGAATTTGTAAAGGATTTGATTGTTTGGTTAGATAAATATCCTGTTAAGAACAATATTAAGGGGATTAAAAAAGAAGATCCCCTTTACCCTATCAACCTTAAAGCATACTTGAGGAGGAAGGGTGAAGAGGTATAAATTGATTCTTCCTCAAGATCTCGATAAATATAAACGACCACCTTCTAAACTCAGTGAACAACTCGAAAAGAATTACGCTGAAAGAAAAGGTTTAAAAGAAAAGCCTTATACCGAGCCTGAGTTAGATAAAGTTTACGCCAAAATTTTAAAAGATATGGAGTGTGACATGTCGATCCAAGACGAAGATCAAAGAAACATTTATGTAACTCGCCATGGCGCATCCTACGGTCGTTGGCGAGAACGTAAGAAAACGAGTAAGAGAACGCTTAAACAATGTGTCGATAGTGTCAGAAGAAGTGTTATCCGTTGGCACGCACAAAGAAGAGTGAATAGGGTAAACGAAGAGACTGGAGAACTTTACCACGTCTTTTATATCATCTATCACTGTTCTGATAAAAGTCTCTTGCCAAGTTGGGTAAGACCTAGTAAGACTGAAAAAGATGTGTACGAAGAAAAGATTAGCGCGAAGGTGATTTGATATGCAAAACTTCGTTGACGAACTTGAAAAGAACTTCAAGGGTGAAGAATAATGAATAACTGTTTAGTAACCATTATTAAATTCGATCCTGAAACTGGTAGAGAGTTTCACGGCGTCGAAAACTATTTGATTAAAGACACTGATCATAGACTGCTTGTTCTCTTTGTTGAAGAAAAGGTTGGTGAGTTTGATCTGTATCAAATGATCTGGCTCCCTTCTAACTTCAATAAAGAGGATTTGAAAATCTCCGATAGCCTCAAGCTTGGACAAAAACCTTCTTTAAAAGTTATTCGATTGAGCACTGTTCAAAAGCTTCATATTGATGAGGAATGAGATGAGCGCTAAAGAACTCTTTCTAAACGAGGTGAATGACTTTATAGAAGAGTATGGATTTTGTTTCGCTAGATATCTCGATGATAAGAAAATTCTACAGATCTTTTTGACGGGTTTTTGTCCAGGGAGTACATACGGTAAAATTATCAAGATTACTTCTGCATCATTAGACGGCGAACGAATTTCTCTTATCGGTAACAAGGTAACTGCCAATACTTACTGGAAGCATTTTATGTATTCCGATTGTAGTAGAGATTGGTTCGAAAGAACTTATAAAGAGATTGAAGAAGATAGAGAAAGATTCCCTCACCAACCTTTCGAGTTGGAAACGAAGAAGAAATTCTTTTCGAGAGAAACTTATCAAAGGGTTAAGAAAAAGGATTATGTCGATATCTTCGAGGTCAAAGATACAAAGATCTGTTTAACATCGAGCGACTGGATCGGTGAGTATTGGCAAAAGTATTATATTTCTCATGAAGAGTATATCAACAGCTTGAAAAAGAAAGGCGGCCTGACTCTTTCCGAATCGAAGGATGACGGCAGATTGACACTAATGAAATCTGGAACACTGGAGATGGTATAATGTCAAAGAAGAATATTGGAAAGATTCTAGATAAATGTTTACAAAAAGGTGTTGTTAGCGAAGCTGATAAGATCGATATCTATAATGAAGCGGTGAAACATGCAAAGAATAAAGGATTAACCGTCTCTATCTTGGCAGTTGTTGCGCTAGTTGTTCCTGTAGGGGTTTTGTGGTTCTTTTTAAACAATGTAGTGACTGAGCTTTTCAACACTCCTCAAATAACATTGTTTCAAACTATTATCCTATTCGTATTCATCAACGTATTCTTAAAAACTTCGGTCTATACATCTACCGCTTGGAATAAGGATGGCGAGGGTTTGAAAGCTATCTTGGATAATCGAGATTCTTTCTTAAATCTCGTCGCGACAGATGAAGGCGTGTTGCAGTTTACCGAAATGTTTATGAGAATGGATGAACGATTTTCAGCGTTGATTTCACTACTTACAAGTCATATCGGCGCGACTATTTTCTTCCAACTCTTGTGCTTGATTTTTGTTTGGACGCTATAGAGGAGGGTGATTTTGCATACTTATTCAGATGGTAAGAGGGAATGGATCGTTGAAGATCTTTGGGAAGCTGCTAAAGACTTGGAGGTGTTTGAAGCTGATACAAAATCATTTATCGACCAGCTTGAAGAATCAGTTTGGGGAGAGATGAACGGACTAGACCTCATCGCTCATCTGTATAAGTTAACTCATGCTAACTTCGATTATCCTATCATTCTAGATCCTGAAGGCTACATTATGGATGGGATGCATAGGCTCTCCAAAGCTTTTCTAGAGCGTAGAGAGACTATTCCTGTGGTAATGTTCGATAAGGATAATCTACCTGACCCCTCTTATATCAGGGAGAAAGATAACTTCCTATTCCTCATTAGCGATACATCATTTGTTTACCACAAGTGGGAGAATAACGTGATGAATTGTCAAAAGTATATGATTGAAGCTTATAACGAAGAAGATGCTTTTAAAGCGGTAAATAAGATGTTTCCTGATAGATACATTCAAATTTTGAGAGATTGATATGTTTTATGATGATGAATACTACGCTATGGAAAATGAACTTTATCACACAAATAGAGAATTAGATGATTTGAAACAAAAGCTTCGAGCTTTGGATAATCTATCTCGTATGTATATCCTCGATGATGATATGGGTGATGAATTCTATATGCTCAATAGAGATATTATCGAGATTGAAAGGGAGATCGATGTCTTGGAGAGTTTAAAAGATTATCTCTCGGACGAACTCTACTTCTTTGACGAGGGTTATAGGTATGCGTTTTGAATTGAAAGAAGAACACCTCACACTTCTTCGTTATCTTGAAATTGATAAGGATAAAGACTTTTACGATCTTCCAAAAGTAGATACCAAGAGACCTTATGGTAATAGTATGGGTGGATCTATTTGTGAAGATGTTAGAAGGTTGTTGAATCAGCATAGTTTGAAAAATAGCGAGTGTATGAAGTATCTTGAAGAACTTCATACAGCTTTGGACATTATCTTGACAAGACGATCTTTTGACCTCGATATTTATACAAAGGTTTGGAAGAAGACCAGACAGGGAAGAACCTACTACTGGTTTAAACAAGAGGAGTTTAACAATGAGCGACTTGAGTTTCGATGATTTAGCTCGTTATCACGAGATGAGTCGAGGAAATAAAACAGCGGTAATTGATTCTGATATTTGTATTTGTTTCTTTTGTTTGATGGAATTTGATGACTATATGGTGAATGACTTCGTTCTAGAATTAGACACCGAGGATACAGCCTGTTGCCCCTATTGTGGTATTGATGCTGTAATCCCCTTTGAGGCTTGGGAAACAAATATGCAAGAACGTGAGGATATCGCTAGAGCGATGTATGAGGAGTATTTTAAATGAGTGAAGAGAATATTTTAAAACAAATTAAAAAATTGGATGAGCAAAGACAGGTTCTTATTAAAGAGATTGAACATCTTGATAATAGAAGTTGTGAGATTTGGGATGATATTTTTGAAGAAGAGGATTCGGAAGAACCTGATATTGAGCTTATCGAGAGTCTTCGAACCAAGGTTGGAGAGTACGAACTCAGGATGAATAGGTTGATTAGCCAAGATACTAAATTGGAGTTTCAAATCTCAAGTCTTAAACATAAGCTAAAAAGATCGCAAGGGGTTTAAAAATGAGTAAAGAAAGAATTGAACAAGCTCATATTGATTATGAACATTATGATGATCTCGCTGGTTTAGAGAAGGAGAAGATTTACGAGCTTTCAACTGGTATCTATACTCTCGAACAAAAACTTAGTCAAATGATACACGAATGGTGATTTATGAGTGAATATTCTTTTAATATGAAAAATCGTTTTGAAAACAGTACAGTTCCCTTCAGGCATAATGATTTTGAAGTTTGGGTAGAATGGAAACATTGGCTCAATCAAGCTCTTACTCCTAAAGTTATCTACAATGAGGTCTATAATAGAACTCTCAAAAGAGACTATGAAAATAATGTCAGGTTACTAAAAGATCCTGCCCCAGATGAGGTCGAGGTTTATCTCATTGCTACAAATCCCCAAGTTGATGGAGACGCTGTTAAAATCTTGTGGGAAGACGAGTTTGTAAGTTACGGGGATGATTTGTTCCTGACTTGGGAGAGGTTTTGTAACGATCTTCATGATTTGTATTCATGCGATCTCCTGCAATTCCTTTGCATGATTTCCGAACATAATGAAGAAGAGTTCGAGATTATTCGAGATGATAAAGAAGTGAAGGCTTTGAGGATCGGGAACTATGATGGTGATATCTTAATTAAAAAAGGTAGTGCTGGTGGTTTTATTGTAGAGTTTATGGGAGTGAATAAGTTCCCTAATAATATTGAAGATCTTAAAGACGAGCTTCGTGGTGATGCTTACTGGTTGGAAACCTTCTTGGGATAGATATGAAGTTAGAAATCGAAATGAGAAATAGAGAATGGCTTATCGATAATGCAAAAGCTATTAGAAAACAAATGCATAAATACGCCTCTTGTTATAAAGAGGATGATCCTCGTGTAACTCTAGACCTCGTTCTTAGAGAAGCTTTGGAATTAGGTCTTGCTCAGATGGATTATGAGATTATGATTCATGACAAGATGACTGAAGGAAATTTTGCAAGACTTTTAAAGCGCGGGGATCATATCATTAAGAATGATGGTAAGATCTATGAGGTCAAGGGTATCTTTAGCATCCCTACTCAATGGCATGGTAAACCCGGTAAGTCTATGGAAACAACGACGAGAGGTTATAGACTGGAACTCAAACATGTCGATTGTGAGGTTTTAAATGAATGATAGAGCGAAAGAATTTTTAAAAGAGTATAAGAGGAAACATCCTGAAGTATTTCAAAAGCTAGAGGATAAAACAAGCGAACAACTTTATAGAGAGGCTCAAAATACTATTGGAGATATTGTAGAGACCGAAGAGGATATTGAAGATCTTGAGAGCTTCCTTAGAAAAGAATTGGATCGCTTGACAACAATTAATATCATTCTAGAATCAAGAGGGGTGAAAGGTGTCCACTATTGATAAAGAACGTCTAGAGATGATTAAACATCTAGAGAATATGTTGCTCGATCTTCGTGAACAGTATCATGAAGCTGTAGCGAACGAAGAATATTATCATGATATCGCAAATACTTGTGATCCAGATAGTGAAGAGGAAGATTACGATATCTTTATGGATCAGTGTTTGGAATGGGGTAACGAAGCTTTCTTCATCGCGCAAGATATTGATGAGTTTGAAAAAGAATTGGAAGAGTTGGTGAGTGAGTGTTGCTTGGAAGATTTTAAAAAGAGGATGGAGGTAAATGTTGATGAAGATGAAACCTTCTTTCACCCCATTCAAGATCTTGAAGGTAAATACCATATCACTATGGCGACAACTGATAATGATTTAAACGGTGCGATCATTAAATGTTTGGAAGAGGTTGACTCTATTAAAGATGGTGGTCTAACATATGTTATGGATCTCCTCGGTGCGACAAAGGATATGAGTAACCTTCTAACATATCGCCTATCTCTTGCGGAAAGAATCAGGGATGATTTTGTAGAGCAGGTTGGTTCAGATAAATGGTTAGTGGATATCACAGGTTGTAAGTCAAGTATCTTGGGAAGGGATTCTTAATCCCATCTTCAAAATTGCCCTATCTTCGGATAGGGCTTTTTTATTATCTTTTTTACACTATCTAAAAGATACCCTCTAAAAGCTATATCATAAAGAGAGGCATATCGACTTTTTTGGTAGATGTAAATCTAATAGATACACATCGGGTTTCCTCAATATCCACTCGTGCACCTTCTGTAAAATCCGCCATTTTGCTTCAGCGCTCGCACATAATCGCCAAACCTTCCTCATACGACCTCACACAATCCTCTCTCAGCCCTTCTAAACACCTCTCCTATACCCTCGCCTACCTTTCAAAATCTAATCGCTTAGACGCCTTTGTAGAAGGTATTAAAAAACCCGGTTAGGAATTTCCTAACCGGGTTTGAAATCAGGTGGTGTATTTAATTGGCTGCTCTACTAAAGGATCTAAGTTTAAAGTCTTCGTGAAGTGGATGACTGATAGTTTAGATCTCACCCGAGATACGATAATCTTGCAAAGTTCGTAAGTATTCAGCAAGTTCGAATCTAATTCCTCGATAGAATTTAGTCCATTGAATTTTAAACCGTGTAGTAAGTTGTTATACCTCCCTTTTAAAGAGTTTAACTTCGAAAGCATCTCTTTTTCAGGGAGCTTGGCGACATCATCGTCTGGCTCTTCTTCCATCAATCTTTTGGCGCAAACCTCTACTGGACAAGAGAGGTAGTACAACATATTAATACAAGGCTCTGCATCGTTGGGGGTAAACATATCGAACATATGTTGAGTATCTTCGGTAAGGCCACGAGTTAATTGACCACCGTTATAAACAGCGGTTGTCAAGGGCGACCTATCCCAGATGAGAATCTCGGGGGGTGAAGCATACTCACTCAACTCATTCAATACTTCCAAAAATTGTGCGTGATAGAATAACATCTGGAAGGTTGTTTTACTATCCTTGATGAACCTCGTTGGTGGTTTTGTGGGGAAGCTATACCCCTCACACATCAAGAACCTATCACCTTCTTTAATCCATTCTCCATCCTTTAACACTTCCCGATTTTGTTGGATATCCATATCCAAAGCTACTTTTAAAGCGTTCATCAAGCTCGTCTTACCAACGCCATCAATTCCTTCTAGAAAAATATTTACTCTCATTCATCCCTCCACGTTCTTATAAAAGATTAGTATATCGTTATCAATGTTTTTAATAGCTCTCTTTCCATAAATCCAGATGGTGCAGTCTTTAGTATCAATTCTCAAGTCTGCTTCAATAGGTCTCACCTCGTTGAATAAGAAGTGATAAAGCTCTAAAGCATTCTTATCCCATCCATTAGCCCAATCCGTATAAAAGCTGGCAACCATTATCCCGGTGTGCCAGCTTTCTTTACAAAGCCTTGTTCTTTGCATTATTCTTCCTCCAAATCAGGCATTAACATGGTGAAATTATCGAGGAAATCTCTCTCCATAGCTTCCATTCTTTGGAAGGACTTTACACGTTCTTCAGTTTTAGAGATACCATCTACGATAGCTTCCCACCAATTCTCAAGAAGTTCTTCTAAAGTCGTTTGTTTATCGAATTTTAAATTGTAGTTTCCGACACAGTTATCACCCCATGGGCCTATATCAGTGGGATCACCCAAATAAACCAGGATGTTGAGGTTATCCCCTGTCAATTCCAACTCGAACTTATAAAGGCCGTACCTATAGTTCAACACAGCCCTCGCAGTTTCATTATCGAGGTGTTCAAAACCTAATTCAAGCATAAACTGGTGAAGGTTATTTAAAGCCTCCTCACCTTTTTCTCTCATGAGACTATTAATCTTATCGCGCGCCTTTCGCAACCCCGCCATCGTGTCTTCAATTTCTAAAATCATAACTCACCTCAATAACTGGAAACCATTGTGTAAACACTCGAAGGTGGGCTTTCGAAACCCTCTTCGATTTCAATATTGTAAGACTTCAAAACATCCTTAACTTTCATATGATTGATCCACCAGTTGACCTCAGCTTCATACAAGAAGTCTCCATCATGGATCAATGAATAAATCTTGTCTAAATCAAAATTCGAGAAATCCTTTTCAATCAAGAATTGTTCCCAATAGTAGACCTCGCTCGTATACACATCTGAATCATCCGACTGCTTAAACCAATAAACCTCATCATTCATACACTCTATAAAATGCTCTTGAAACTTCTCATCCTCAAGCAATATCTTCAGATAGTTATTGATTTCTTTTACACTAAGTCTTTGTAGGAGTGAATCGACTTCCGAACACTCCTTACAAATCTCTTCCATAATTTCAAACAACTTTTTGGACTTTATCATAAATTAATCTCTCAAATCATTACGAAGTGCTTTGGATTTATCAAGCTTCCATTCGAGTTGGTGATGTTTATTTAACCACTTCCTCTCCCATCTCTTCCATGAGATCTCTTCTTCCATTTCAGTAAGGATCTTTGTTAGATCTTCACTCAAACCAATTTTGGTGTGTGTTTCTATATACTGCCTCCAGTTATTTGGAAAACAGCCCCATTCGACATCAAGATTTTGCAACCAACTTTCAACAGTTGTATAGTATCTATCATTGACATCATTCAGCAACTTAATCATACCTTCAACCCTGCGATCACTATGCTTACTCTTGGCTCCATGAACAAAAATCTTTTCATAAAGAATCGCAAGATTATCGACTTCCTTCGTGATGCTCGAAAATTGGTGACTGAATCCCAAACCTGGACAAATCCCTTCTTTCAAAATCCTCTTTTCCAAAGCTTCAAACTGTGGACAAAGAAGCTTGAAGTCTTTTGGCATATCTCCAATATAAGCTTCAGCATCATCGTGATGAAGGATCTCGTAAAGCTGTTCGATACTGATATTTGGGTAAAGCTCTTCAGCAAGTGCTACACAAAGTAGCGTATGCGCTGCTACGGGAATGAGCTTCTCTTGCTGACCATTGTAACGAGTTTGAGCAGCTAACCCTCTCGCGATATCTGCCAGAACAAAGTCTTCAGGTTGAAAAGAATCACCGTCTTGAAAACCGACTGTAATCATTTTGCCTGAATATGTTTCGAATTGATGTTTGTAATCGTTCATTCTTCCTCCTATTCGTTATAACCGTTGTAAATTTTTACTAGATAAGTATTCATAGGGTCATATTCGATATCTATATAGTCAGGATCGACCCAATCATTGATATTAAGACTAATACCATCCTCTACAATAACTTGTGAGAAGACCTTAAAGACAACCTCCAACACTTCATCCAAGGGTTTATCAGTTGTCCAGTAAGCATATCTTGGACCCTTCTTATACTTATCTACGTCTTTGGGGAGTTCCCTCGGTGGCTCCTCTTTTACATTAAGCTTGGTGAGCTTTCTCTCGACTGGTTTACCATCCTCAAGCTCATAATAAGTAAGCTCTTCAATACTACGCTCAATTTGAGGTAGGTAGTCCAGCCTGCTAAAAGTGAGGCGTTGATGCCTTAAAAACGCTTTATCCAGGGTTTCTAAATCTTCAATACCGAGATAACTCGGATCTACCGCTGTTACGATAATCATGAATAACTTCCTTTGTAGATCTTTGATAAAGCTGAACTGTCACCAAAATAGTCTGCCAAAACCCTATCTTTAATAATTTTAGCTAGACCCTCAATATCTTTAACACTCATAGCCCAACCTCTTTGACGATATTTATCAATCAATAATAAACCTCTCACCACATCTTGAAGATCTCCGTTAATACGGATAATCTTGTATTCAAGATCCTCTAAAACAGAAAAACTATGATAGTGTAGCTTTCCTTTATAATCTACAGCGATCTTTCTTGCATGAAGGATACAGGTATCGAACCAATCTTGCAAAGGCATTGTCTTGATAACTTCTACATCAAGACTATCTTCCTTTTCGTAAACATCTCTCCAATCATTATTTCTATATTTATTATTCTTATACCCATTCTTTTTCAAGATCTTGAAGATCTTCTTACGGGCTTTTGGTGTGGTAGGTAGAAGATCTATGTCTCCCACCTCAGACATCCTTTGAAAAGGATCTACACAACTTCCTACAACATAACAATCTTTAGGGAGCTTGAATGGTACATTTGGTGCGTGTTCTAACATAAAATATCCTCCAAGTCTTCGATAGAGTCTTGAATCTCCTCATTCTCTTGTTCGAGTAAAAAGATGTAATCCTCGTTATCCTCATAAAGTTTTAAGAGAGATTGTTTAAGATCTTCCAAGATAAACTCTTTTTCAGGAATTCCTTCATCACAATCTATTTCAACTTCAACAGATTCAGGATGTGAAGTACAATCGAAGATGACTCGAATAGTATCTTCACCAAACCTTAGAATGTTTCTATAGTATACCTCACCGATCTTACACCTAAAATGAACAGCACCCCACTGATTCTTCTCGATTTTATAAAACTTAACACCCATCACTTCTGAAAGCTCTTTCAGGAAGGCTTCTTCGCGCGTAACGGGTGCTTTCTTTTTTGCTTGAATATGAGCCTCGATTTGTTGATTTAGAGCTTTGAGTTCTTCTTCACTCAATCCTTCAAAATTGTAATTAAATTTAACATCCATTTTTAATCCCATGATTTGATTTGATAGTCACACTCTTGTGAGATACCGACAAAATCATCAATAGTAAGCCCAAATGAGAAATCATACTTTTCATTCAACTCAGCCAATTTCATATTAAAGTAACCCTTTCCAAGAGTTCTGATTTTATCCCTTGTACAATAGCCGATACGATATGAGACATTGATGCCATTATCTCTTTTCTCAACTGCGCCATCTTTGTTATTGTGTTCGAATACCCATTTCAAAACCTCTCCATTATCCCAGCAATTCTTATAAACTGTCAATAACTTGACGATTTTTGAGAAGTGTTCTACTTTTTCTTTATCCATTTTTCAACCTCAATTGATAGGGAGTAGCACAATAGCCAATTGGCCTTCTTCATCCTTCTTAAAGACTTCAAAATTTCCATACCATTTTTTAATAGGGTAGTATGTACCGGGCCAAACTTCATCGAGGGGCGAATGCATATTCCCTTCTCGATCCTTGGCGATAATAACCTCACGATCATCATCCATTTCTTCTAGCATCTCTTTCAATTCCCATACTTTCATCACACAACTCCGTATTCAAGTTCTAAATCTCTATCAAACTTCTCTTGCTTTTCTTTCAAACTTTCGATAACTTCCAGAAGGGTGTCTAGGGCGATTTCTTTAGCATACTCATAGCCCTCTTCTGGAAGACACCTTGTAAGAGCGTCATGAACTCCTACAAGGTTTTTGATATCTTCTTGAATATTCATTCTTAATCCCATGATTTAAGGAATTCATAACCAATGCCGCCTTCAAAATCCTTTAGACCTTCATAATCGAGGTGGAAGTTTGATTTTGGGTATTTCTTATTGAGTTTTTCAAGTTCGGCTTCAAAATAAGGTTTGATGTCTTCTTCGGGTAAGTGGTATCCGACATCATAATCTATTTTATACCTTTGGCGACCTCTCCATTCATAAGGAATTACAATATTGCTTTTATTCGTATTTTTATAAACCCATTCGAGGATAGCGCCGTCAACATTAACGTTTTTAAGTTTTGACGCTAATACAACAAGACTTTTTAAATATTCGATTGTTTCTTTCATTTCATTCCTCCGCTGGGTAAAATTTAAGATCGGTCATGAATTTGTAAGTACCATCATCGTAAACCTTGGCGATCATAACATTAGCATAAAGATGTCTAACCTCAGTTACCTCACGAGAAGGTTCGTGTTCATCTAGTAACTTGATAAGATCAAGATACATTTGCATAAGGTCGCTTTCGTTATATCCGTAGAAGTAATCCGCCAGAATAGAATCGGCTAATTCCTCATTCGTATTTACTAATCCTTGAGATACATAGACTCTAAAAAAATCACCATCTACCACATCTTCTGGAAAATCATAATTATCAACAGCATCATAGAGCGCCTCTTCGATATTGTCGTAATCAAAGTCTTCACCATTATGACTGAATACTGTATCCATATCATTCACCAATTATAAGATTGAAGGTAGCCGTAAAGAGGGTTGCTTACATCATCGATCGAAACGTTCTCGAAACCATATGACTCCAAGAGTTTTACAGCTTCATGTTCGAAAATCGTATCTTTAAAATCCCAATTGTTAAAGAATGATTCATAAAGTAATGCGTCCCTGACATCTTTTTCATCAGCAAGCTTGTAAAGATCTTCATAGGTCCAATCATCCCAAACCTTATCAAGTTCTACTTCCAATCCTTTGATATCCTCATCATCAAGCCTTTGTAATAGACATTCGATCATCTCATCGCGAAGATCTTTACGAACTCTTTCGCTAGCTACATCCAGACATAGTTTGATGGTGTCGGCTGAATAGTCAATAAAGCTATCACCATTTTTGTAATCGTTTGTTAGTTCGGCGTAAGCACGCATAAGACTCATGACGTTTTTAACTTCCATTTTCATTTTCATTCCTCCGTTTTTAACCTTTAATAAACTCTTTTCTATTCAATGTCATCATCGACCTTCTTTTTGTAATACTCTACTTCAAAATTGGTAAAGTTTTGTGGGTTAAAAAAGTTCTCTTCTCTAGAAGTCCCTTCAGTTAGTTCGTCCAGATTTTTCAACTCTTCATCCACCTCCGAAATAACCTCGTCAACCTCTTCTGGAGTCATCACACGACTAGTGTAGCGTGGTACAGGTGCGGGCTCAGGATCGTGTGTTGTTAGTTGCCCTCCAAAAATCCCACCGAGAACAATGATGGCAAACATGACCAAGACAACGCTCAGACAGAAGCCAAAGATTACGCCTAAAAATAGTGTTGATATAATTTCCATTTTTAATCCCATGAATCCAGTTGATGCCAAACATATTCATTCTTCATAAAATCAAACATCTCTTTACCATTTTTTAGTTTGATAGTTGAAGATGGATACTTCTTATTAAGTTCTTTTACAACCCCATCTAAATAAGCCGGGATGTGGTCATAGTAGAAGTAGAAGTTTGTGTAATCTTCTTTCAAACGATAGATGTGATAATCCTCAGACCAGTCTACGCAAATCTTATAGATATCTTCTTTAGCCATTTCTACATTTTCATACAGCCACTTTAAAAATTTGTTGTATTTATTGCAGTTTTTAACTTGAGCTAACTCAGTGAAGACATAGCCCATATAATCCATTGTATCTTTATTCACAACAAACCTCTCTTTCGGTAGTCTTTAACAATCTCTTTAAAATCATTGGATAAGACTACAAAATCAAATTCCGAAATAATCTTGACAAGCTCTATATGATCGGCGTCATAAAGATCGTATGTCATCCCATCGATCTCTTTAATCTTATTCTTATACTCTTTAATCAATTTTAAATCTTTAGGTAGTTTATCATCCATCAAGTTAGCGATCATCTTATCAGTGAGGGTTTGAACTTTCTTATTCAAGTTTTCGATAAGATCTTCCAAATGATCGATGATTTGCTCTTTACATTGGTGAATATAACTAGGCGTAGGGATGTCACCAATCTTGATAATCGTCATACAGGGTTTGTAATCTGATACACAAGGATAGTGACCGACCGGACCTTCGTAACGACTACCGAGTTCACACTCGTACTCATCCTTATGTAAACCCAACTCTACAACCTTTGAATAAAACTCTTCGAGGGTTGTAGATTCCTCAAGTAGATCTGTAATATCTACATAAGCATTGGTGAATCCATTGTTATTAGGAAGTTTCATCTTCGGAATCTTGATGTTAACCATTATATTCCCTCACAGCTTGATGCCAATCTTCATTAAGCTCTACATATTCACACTCTTCGATAACCTTGATGATTTTTTCAGTGCTGCGAGCTTTGGAGAGTGTCTTTTTAGTATCCTCCCACATAAGCTTTTCGAAGTTCCACTTGCCAATATAACTTTGACACTTCTCTACTGCTTTGGTATCTGTAGGATCAGCCTTTTTGAGACTCTCCACCCAACGCATCAAATTCTTATCACACCTCTCGATCTCATCTTTCAAAAGTTCAGTGAGGGAAGTTTTACAACCTCTAAAATAATCAATCGCTGACTCTTCCTCATCAACTCTTACGCATGGAGATGTTTCATAGGAGCCCCAACCATTGTATTTATCTCCTATATACATCCTTTCATCAGCCAACCCATGTTCCATCATATACTGCATGAATTCAACAGGTGTTTTACCATCCATCAAAACATCGAGTTCGACTTGAACATTGATGATTTTTCTTTCATTTACTTCTAGTTTTTTCATCTCAAAATTCCTTATATTCACGAGTGATTTTGCTGAATGAAAAGATCAAATCTTGACCAACAAAGATTTGCATATTCGATTGATAATATCTACAACTAGCTTTACAATGATTCAATAGTGTCCTCATGAAGTCTTCGTGAACATGAAGAGAATCCTCTTTGGTAAAGTGGATTTGAATATCATTTTCTTCATGGTAAGAGAATTCAATCTCAGTTGCCAAACGGACAAGGACTTCGTAAGCATTCCCTTCGACAGTCGAGATTTGGATATTACTCATGTAAGTGATATCAGTGTTCTCGACTGGTTTCGTAGGGTTTACATAGACTTTATGCAGCATCTTTTTCCTCGATTGGTACGAGTTTACCTTCCATAATCGCTTCAAAAACGATCTTCCAGTATTCGGGGTTATATTCAGCAATAATACTGTCATAGTTCCGCGCGGCCCAAGCCCGAAACCAGCCCTTGCAAAGCGTTGTTCCGATCCTCATGTAAGCCCACTCCCAAGCATTCTGAGGCGTTACAAACTTTTTGGAGGCTCCCATAATCATCGGGATGAGGAGGCGCTCACACGCGATAACATAGCTTTCTTCTAGCACACATTGAGCCTTTTGTCTATCAGAAAGTTTCTCCCAAAGCTCTTTTGTGCATTCGACCTCGGCACCCTCCTTTTGGATTCGGGTGTACATCGGTTTTTCCTCGTGCGCGACAACCTCATGGATTTCATCATGAACAAAGTATTTGACAACATTATCATTAAAGAAATCCTCTTTTGAACGACCATTCAAGGTTGGAGCTTTAAGCAGCCCACGATACTTCTCCATATCCTTGCGGCGAAGCTTTGTGAGGTTGAAGAGACGATCTTTCTCCAGATAATCCCTCATGAACGCGATATCTTTTGCATGTTTGATAAAGCGGTGTGGGTAGTTATCATGATAGTAAATATGTGACAATTTGATTGAGTATAAGACTTCTAGAGGGGCGACGTAACAAAATCCTAAATTCGGCACCCAAAGTTCATAGCTCCCTTTGGCGTACTTTTCATAGATTTGCTTGTCGGATTCGTTTTCATCCGTGTAATAGAATTCATAACGTTCTTTCTTACCATGGTAGTAAGGGCTATCCATAAGACAGGATACACCATAAGGTTTTTCTTCAACTTCCGAAATGATATCCTTGTTTTTGACAACCAAGATCTTCTCGAATAACTCAGCGAGACCTTGTTTACTGATAAGGATATCATAATCGGAACCTTCTGCTGAACGTTCTTTCACGTAGTCTTGTGAAAACGAATTGAGGGCACTACTTTTCTTTTTGAAGCAATCTCGCGTGATGTAGTGGATATTATGAGCGAGCGCTTTCGAACCGATGAGTAACATGTTGCTACCTTTTGCTAGGGTTTAATTGTGAATTTTAGTATGAGTATTCGTAAGAACAATAATCATCCGAGCTAAAACTCACACATTCATTACAAATGAAATTCCAAAGTTCGTTGATATCGAATTCGTCAATTCCGTTATAGGTATCTGTGATGTTTTTGATAGTTTTTTTGAATCTCTTTTTATCAGTGATATCATATTGATTCCACTCGATGTATTCATCAACAACCTTGAAAACATCTCTCGTATAATTGATTTGATCAGTGTTCATTTTTTACCTCCAAGAGTTAGAGTTTTGGCGCGTAGCTTAGGATCGACCTTCTTGATAAGATCTGGGTAAGCCTCGTTGATGTATTCGTAACCCTTTTTGATTTCTTCAAAGGTTAAATGAGCCTCTACGCAGTTAAGAGCGAATCTTTTAACTTGTGCATTGTAAACATCTTGAATGTCTTGAATTTCTTCAACCATCAGTCAACCTCCAGTAAGTTATGTTTTTGCCTGTACTCCAACCATTCTGGTTCAGTCCCGGTTGGATCGATGTGGTACATATAGAAGTGACCAAATTCATAAACAAAAATCCCATTACAAAGCCCCTTCGGCTCGCACGGGTAAGGGTAATAAATTTGCGTCCTTTGGGAGCTTGAGTAAGTCAGTCCGAAAATCTGTCTGTCTCCCAACCACATTTCGACATCACTATACAACACAACGGCGTTTTTTGCAAGCCTCTTTTTTACTTTTTCGTCCCCGTGCCCGTTAAAGAGAATATTAATTTTATCAATTCGGTCGCTGATCTTATCCAGCGGTGGACAATTCGGGTGGCAATAGATTTTTGTACCCTGTCTTGTTTCTCCCAAGTAAGTAATGTCATAACCGTTGACATCCTCTTTAACAACTTCCCCAGGCTCCGGGCCACATCCTGACAAAAATGTGAGGAAAAGTGTTACGATAATTGTTAGGATAAATCCTGTAATGAATTTCATCATTTTAAACTCTCCAAATATTGAAAAACAGCTTCTCCTCTTACATCTCTATCAGGGAATTGGATATAAGCTAATTCTTTCTCACCGTGGCCACAACAAGCATTTAAGGCATCGGGTATAGTACCTAAACATCCATCATGACCTTCTTTGGTATTTTTCAAACCACAAAATCCACAAGGTCTTTGTTTCCAGGTTTCATCCACCCATTCATCGGTGTCTTTAAACTTAAACCGATCACCAACCCGCTCTATATCATAGCCTCTAAAACTAGAGGCTTTTCGTTCTTCTTTAGAAGCTGCCATTGTAAATATCCTCAAGTTCTTCTTTGATAGAAGATCTATTATCATAAGAGGTGTAAAAATCATTATCAACTTCCAAATCACTCAAGATATCGAATAAATCTTCATCATCCCAATTACGAACTCTATAAAGCTCTTTAAGGATATCCATTGTCAAGACCTCTTCGCCATATTGCTCATTGATGAAGTCCATGATCTCTTGGATATTTTCTCGCTTACACATCACCTTTGATGTACCGATTTGATCATAAAGTTCAAAAATAGCTGCGTACTTACGAGCTTTCATCTTGGTATCATTCATAACTTTCCTATGTTGCAGATATTCTACGACGGTGCCCTGAAAGATTTGTTGTCCTTTGATAATTATATTCCGATAATATTCATCTTCATCTATCTTCATAACTTTCACTCACCATTTTTATATACTCTTCAAAAGACATATTGGAGACTCGCTCTTGAGTTTCATAAAACGCCCTCATAATATCCATTGTAAGCCATGGTGGTTTAGGAGCACCTTCTTCAACTTGCTTTAATAACTCTTCTACAAGTTTATCACTTGCATGACGCCCTTCAAAATCATATTGTTCAGTCACTTGTAACCTTCCATCTCTTTGATTTCTTCAAGAGTCTTTCCAAACCACTGAACACTAGGGTAGATTCGCGCTGGTCCATCTAACCAAGCAATACCCAAACATTTACCATCACACATAGCGTAAACTTGTAGAGAAGGTTTCTTTTTCCAACGTTCTTCATTCTTTAATGTAAAGATACTATCTACTGGAGAATGTCTATATTCCTTTTTCGTATCTTCATTAAAAGCGTGATAACTAATCCCTTCCTCATCACCTAAAGAATTGATGTGGATGACCATTACAGCCCTAACCCCTACAGTTTGATAAGTCTCGAAACCGACATATTCCTCCTCCTTATCTGGAAGAATGATTTTACTATCTTCACTCACAATAATACTCCGCCAAGTCTTTAACAATCGTTTTCACAACAGTTTCCGCACACGCTTGATAAGGCATATTCTTACCATCAAACCACCTTTGTGCTGTAGGTGGTGATACATCAAGCGAGTAAGCAAACTCTTTAAGCTCTATCCCAGATACTTCTAGGTAGGTCTTGATAAGATGAGAGAACTCTTCTTTCGTGATTGTATGTCCTGAATCGGTAAGCTTGACTCCAAATGCCAGGAGTTTGTAAGGTTTCAAGGCTTTTAGTACGCTTTCACTCATCCTCACCCTCACTTTTCATAAGTTCGATGTGTTTACGCATCCAACGCATCAAGGTCATACCCTTTTCCTCAGCATTGAAAACAGCGCCTTTCGTATCTTCAATCGGGATAGGGAATTCAAAATCATTTACCTTATACCAAAGTTTACCATCAGTGTACCTTTGGAATGTTGCAGTCGTGCCTTTTACAAGTTCTTTAATGTTTACTTCTTTCATAGTTATCACCTATCGAATGGTTTGGAGTTTCGTGAACGATATTTCAAATTAGATCTAAGCCAGGATGGAACACTACTTCTATCAATATCGGTCCATACGCCACACTCAGAACATTCAAAGGTGACGTAACATGATGTTTCATCTCTCGCGTGAGAACGGGTTTCAAAGAGATCATCCTGTTCGACTAGAAGAATAGTACCACAACCACCGCCACCATTTCCTGAACCAGAACATTCAGATGTTGTGCTCCAACCGTTCTGCTCACGTCCTTTTTCAATAACTTTCATAGCTTAACCTACAGGATTGAATTGAATTGAAGTGTTGTGCGGTAATAAGTCACACAATCGAAGCCTTTCTCTCGATACAATTTCACCAACTCATCAATATTTTCTTTAGCTGGTGATAAGAGTCCGATCCTCATATGTTTCAAACCCTTGTCAATCGGCTTGTAAAGGTGTTGCTTCAGAATATAGTAGTATTGTTCGTAAGCCTTTTGAGATTTGCAGTAAAGAGCGTATTCACTATCACTCATCTCCAACGCTTCTGGAAGACTTAGATCACCATATTGACCATCATGCCAAAGATCGATCTTGTTTTCCAAAGCGTTCATGTAATCTTCTAGTTGTTCATTAGTAATTTGCATCAACCCTCTCCCATTCGTAATAACAAGTGTGTTTAAAAATTCCAGGCTCGAATGTTTTATTTCGAAGAACGATTTGAAGAGCAATCTCTAACTCTTTATGAAAGCTTCGAAGCTCTCTTTCGCTGTAATAATCACCCAAAATATCTTTCATATCATCCATGACATCGCTATTCCCATATGGTCTTTTGGGATTGATTGATGGAGCGCCGAACTCACAATTATCCCAGGTAACATAGGTTTTTGAAAGCAATGTGAGATGTTCTTCTTTAAGCTCGAAAAGATCTCCTATCTCGATTTCATACCTCATGCTCATAATTCATCCTCTTCAAGATAATTAAAGTGTGCAAAAAATCGACTGTCATCCATCCTCATGAGGAACCCAGTAACGGTTGATTCTCTCAACCAACCTGAGTCAGCTTTTAAGCTATAAACAACTTCACGCTCTTCGATAGGAAGATCTTGTTCCTCCCACTTATACAAGACTACTTCTTTAATTTTTGAACTCATACCTTACCAATCCTTGTGTGCTTTAGCTTACCATCTTGAAACTTACGAACAGCTTTCAAATCGCCATTAGTATACTCGATATAATCAAATCCTAGCACGCTGTAGTAATATACCTCCCCACCCTTGCGTGATTGATAGTCTTCGATGAGGGAGCTTAGTAGAGAGTAATCCTCAATCCTCGTCTTCTTTGAGACATAGGATGTGGTTGGCTCGAAAGTTGTCCGGGTTTGAGTAAAAAGATTTTGCATTTCCGATGATAAGGTGTCGAAGAAACTCGTCGAAATTGTCCGATGATTTGTAGATTGCATTTTGATCAACTCCATTGATTTTAATCCAGTGTTGAAGATGTTTAAAGTGCGAACCAACCCATTTATGATTCATATAATGAAGGAAACCATACTTCTTGAAGAGTTCTTTCATCCTTTTGACATCTACTTCAAGAGGTGCGTATACATGCCTATACGAACCTTCTGTATGATAGGTTGCTTTCCTCAGAAAGATGTTGAGGCGTCCTGTTTTACTGATAACTGTATTCTCTACCACCCAATTCATATCGATACCAAAGAAAAGACTCAGGTAGATATTCTCCAAAAAACGAGGATCAAGGACTTCATAAGAACTATTCTCGATCTCATGATACATCCGACCATGAAGATAACCCCTCAAGACATTAATATGTCGCAAGACCTTTTTAAACTTGCTCAAGTACTCTTGTTGTTCCGCCTTATCCAGCCTCTTTAGCATAAAAGCGTCTTTGAAACGATGAACAACTCGTTCCATAGAGTTGAGCCTCAAGAGCAACTCTTCATCACCAACTAAAGAATGCAATTCATGAATCTTAAAGATAACTGAATGCCTTGAATGATCTGAGTGAGCTTCATAAAGCTGTTCTGAAGAGATCCTTTCAGGTGTGTAGTCGATAATTTCTACATCTCGTGTACCAAAATGATCCGCCATCTTATACCTCTTGGTGGTCTTTGTTTCAATACTTGTTTGTTGTAGCATCAATTTAACCTCATCATCTCGAAACCGTTTTTTGTGGAATAATAAACTCTTTTTACCCCACTCTCTAAAATCTTGGCGAAGCAAATATTGCAAGGCTTCGCGTTCGCCAAGGCACCATCCCTCGTCAATCGAAGGACCAACAGGGTATCACACTCGTCGCAATTCGTCAAGCAGGAAATTTCAGCGTGCTTGGCTTGAGAGACAAAATTTATCGTCGAATCAGGATACATTTTTTCAATATTGAATTTCTCAGCGAGATTCAACATTTCAGGATGTGTTTTGGCAGAATTAAACCCGAAGTCTATAACCCTGGAACCTTTAAAACCTACAGCAATAAGCCTGTAGCGATGTTCTGGATCGGGATGTTTTTCAAGCAAATTCCTCGCGATGGAAAGATGTTTGTTACGGGGGCTTTTTTCGATACTCGACACATACTCCATAATTTATCTCTCAAAGATCTGGAAGGTATTTCAAACGCAACTCTTCAAAAAGCTCCCAATTATATTCTTCATACCATTCTACTCTAGCCGCCCAAATCCTTTTATAAAAGAGATCGGGCTCAAGGTACGTTTCATTAAGTCCGGCACGATTAACACAAAGTGCTGTTTCAGCATCTTCATGAAGTCTTGAAGAAGAACCTTTTTTATCTACCCTCTCGATCCTTCTAGAAATATCCAACAACTTGTAATCAATATCTTCTTTAAACATCCGACCATCTTTGATCCAGCTTTCCCAGGAGTCTGCATGATCATTCCAAAGGAGATAGCCGATCATTTCTTCACGACTCATCGCGCAGGATACAAATGTGTCAGATATGGAGCTGTATTCGAACCAAGATTCTTTAAGGTTTACAATAGTTGTACCCATATCAATCCTCCTCGAAAAGACTACCTGCTAAAGAGGCTGTAACGGTAGTTGTCAGGATTAAAGCTGTTAGAATAATAACCTTAATGATAGGTTCTATATCAACAATGCTTGTAGAAACAATCATAGCTGTCATAGCTGAGAGCGTTGATAAAGCAAGTGTTACATATTTCATTTCATACCCTCCAAGACTTCCTCTCTATCTTCTTTTAAAACTTCTAGACATTCTTTTAAAGCGTGTCCGGCAACAACTTTATGAGGGATCTTGTATGAACCCCATAATACAATTGTTGAAACACCCACTTCTAAACGATCCGCCATACGTCGATATTGGCGTTTACAAATCTCACTAGCGCAAAGAATCGCTTCATTCCACCTACCTGACTGGCAATACCAAAGAGGTGAGATCTCGAATAGTTCAATCTCTCTTTCAAAACTATTAATGAGGAAGTTAAGAGTTTTGAGATCCCTTTCACTATCCTTTTGTAGTAGAGACTTAAAGAGATCTCCTAGAGATCCATCTTGCTGAATCTCATTTTGAACAAACTCCATGAATTTAACGTTCAACTTCTTTTCTTTAGCGATGACATCACTTAGCATGTTTTTTAACCTCTTGTTCGTAATGGATTCCAGCGAGTAAGACAAATAGCCAAACATCAAATAGGAATAAGCAGGATGCGAAATCTAATTGATATTTCGACATAAAATAGATATAGTATACAAGGAGCGCTGCTACACCAGATCTAATCATTAGGAGACAAAAGAACGTAACCATCTCCGCTTTAAGCTCTTCGAAAGAAGGTTTATCTTCAATCTCCTCAACCTCTTCAATTTCTTCATCATTCATAATATTCATACTCTACAATTTTATTCAGATAAGCCACTTGGTAAACCGTATTGTTTGTCCCCCTTGTGTTTCCAGAATATAACGCTAGTGTTATATCACAATCCTTAGCCAATCTTCCATTTCTTTTGTAAGCTGACTTACTCTCATATCGCCTATAATACACCTCAAAAGGGATATCATTCTTTACACACCAAGCGATTACTAAAGCATCTACACCATCTGCATCACCCACGATGATTTTAGAAATTCTTTCTTTTCTTTTATCGAGAGCTTGATAGATAAAATCCCTATCAGTCAAATCCCTCGATCCTGTCAAACACCATATCATAAAATCAACCTCCCGTCAATCGGAAATAGTGATCCCGCCACCTTTTTCAACCTCGGTCAAGGCCCCCGCCAAATCTTTGGTGCCTTTTGCGATGTGGACCCACCAAGGATCTTCTTTTGTATTATTTTTTATTTTGAAATCCCCGTAAACAACAAATTCTTTCGAGAATACACCTACATCATAAATCATAAGGTGTTCTTCTTTAGGTCTATAGCCAATGGATTCACCTTTCTTCCTACCCAATCTTCCAAAGAATCCGTAATGTTCCCTGATAGCTTTGAATACGGGGTTGTAAACATCTTTCTTATCGTATTCCTCATAGAGTTCAGATAGATATGATTGGTTCTTCCAAACCTCATCAATATCTCTATCCATCGTTGGAGAAATCAGGTTGAATCTCTTACCCTCGAATTTATCAGGCTGTCTTAGCTTGTATTCCGCCATATCCAATTTCAAGACACCATTTTTCATGATGGTGAAGTCGTTGATACAGTAGTATTTGTTATGCTTGTAGATACATACGTTATCTTCTGAGTAAACCCGGAGTGTTCTAGGTTCATCCAAACCTAAATCTTCGTTATCCCAACGTTTGTATGTGATGACATAATTGCCTTTTTGGAATTCTTTAATGTTTAGCGCCAGGAATTGTTCTACATACTTTGAAATCATTGTTTTTAACCTATATTAAAGCGGTAGATAAAAAGAAAGGCCACTACATAACTCCCTATTAGGATTCTTATATAGTGGCCTTATAACTCTTTAAATTGTGCTATCCTCTAAAAGTTTGTTATTGTTTTCGTCGATCAGATCTTGGTAAGGTGTTGATTTGATTCTTACGAATCTTTTCTTCAAATCCTTCCGAGTATCTTTGGGTAAATCATCCAAGAGATGATAAAACTCAGCATCATCATAAAAGATGAGATCGGGAGTGTATTGGTGATTATTGTGAAATTCTTGAAAATTCAAGACTGGCGATTCTTCGCTGTCACTATCCCACTCGCTCATATCAATCCTGATTGTGAGGAAGTCTATTGGTTGCGCTAACACTCAAGTCAAGCACGGGAGTAGTATCAACTTCGTATTTCACCTCACCAATAGAAAACATTTCATAATCATCGTCACGTTCATCATAATCTTCAGAAGAGAATTCTGCGAAGGCGTATGGATTACCACCCTCTCGAAGAGCTTCTAAATAGTTCTCACGAAACTCATCCCAATCATAAGGTGATGAGTCGTAATTCCAATATCCATCACCATCTTCGGAATTTGCCATATCCTGTTGAACAGTTTGAACCTCGCGGATACAAGTCATGATTTCATCAAATTGTTTTTGATTGATAACACTTCCTGAAAATAGCTCGAAAGCGTTTGATTTACCTTGCGCGATTGTCATACTGTCATCTAGAATGCCATTGATGATACTCTCTACATATTCTTGTGCTTCCATCTTATCTCCTAATTCGGTGCCTCTTTTAACTTTGCTAATGTTTGATCGAACGCATAAAGAATATCACCTTCATAATCCAAGTCGAAACTTTCCATCTCATCCGCGAAGAATAAGACACCGTTTCTTAGACAATACCTGAAAAGTTCTGTGACGACTTTTGAAATTTCATCAATATCTTCTAATTGTTCAATTCTTTCTTCTACTTTTTCAGTAATATATTGAAAATAGTGGGGATGAGTTACCAAGCTTTCCGAAGGATCGAAGAAAGCTTCCTCATTACCATCTACAATAGTGATTTTAGTTTCTACATCAAACGCACCAACCCTTGCCAGCCGAGCTGGTGAGGTCAGGAATGAATTAAGGTTCTTCATAACCCTCTACCTTAAACCACACTTCAATCTCTTCCATAGCAGCTTCCCAAAAACCTTCTTCACACGCCTCTTCGATCTCTTGTACAGTCGGGTTGTAATCTTCATCAAAAATCCAATCCAAATCTACTTCGTATTCGATTTTCTTTTTACAACCTACCAAACCGATGCTTACATAACCATCGAGCGTCACCATTCTACTCATTCTTCCTCCATACAACATTTACAATTATTTGAATTGATATTGATGTTTACTTCATGTTTGACTCCAGTTGTTTCCTCCGGTGGTGGTGGTGAAGGAATAAAAGGTGGAGGCTCTTGGGGAAATAAATAATCACTAATAGCATCACCAGCAACGTCAGCAACTTTCAATACCATAACTGTAGCAGCGCTCGCTGCTAAATGTTTTACAAACTTCTTTAAAGCTTTATCTACTAAAATATTAATCATTTATTGCTAATTCCTTGAGAGTCTTTTCGAAATTGATTCTTAGGTCTTTGTACATTAACATCAGGTCTTGTTGATCCTTCAACGCCATTACCTGTTGATCCAATTCCACCTCGCCCTTCCCGATCTTTAATGGAATACCAGTTTCCATACTCGACTTGATTATTCGAATGATGTTCCTGTATGATGATTTGAGCGAATCTTTCACCCTTTTCATAACGAAGCCAGTCTGAAACACAAGTAAAGCACTTTTTAAAATAGTGTGTTCTACCCGGTGGATAAACTCTTGAATAATATTCTCCATCTTCTCTAAGGATATCTCCAATACCGGGAGTTTTTTCACCAGTGTTGAAATCAATAAACCCCAAATACTCATCCATATCTGGTCTGGCAAAAATATTAGCCTTTAAAGTATCCTGTCCTCCACAATAGTCTTGATCAATAATTCCTTCAGTTGTTGTTAAACCCAATCCATCATCTCTATGAAGTTCTAAATTCTTCTTATCTCCTCCAGATGAGCGGAGTTGGAGTTTTGTGTACAACTGGTTTTTAGGATAGGCTTCGGAAAGGTCGATAACAATCCCTGTATCAACCTTCATCTTAGTCCCCGGTGGTAAAAAGATATCCACCGGGGTAATAAGATCCCAACCCGCTGCTGCATCGTTTGCGCGAACGGGATGGAACTTTGGACCAAACTTGCTGTAGAACTTGATCTTTTCTAGAATCATTCAGTAACCCTTACCCCGACTTTTACGCCATCTAGTTTAATTCGTTCACACACAACTGCTTTCTTCATATCAGGATTCTTATAGCTTTGTGTCCAGCGATTGATACCATTCATCTGGAACAAATCTTTAATATCCCAATCAATAGCGACGCTCTCACCATTTACAAAACCGTAAGAAACAATCTTATCGGTTGGCTTGAGATCCTTCACGTCAATAATCTTTACAAAAGTCTTTTCATTATTCATTTTTACTACCTTATTATTCATTTTAACACCAAAATACCTTTTTCGATTTCTACCTTGTAGAATCCAAACTTTAAACCATCTAACTGTTCAATAGCAATACTTAAATCTTTATCATCGTAACTATTCCATTTAGGTATCCTCTTTAACTTAGGTACAAGTGTGTGTATGTAAGCACTGTTGAAGAATGTCTTGAAGGAAAATGATTGCATAATAATAACAATATCCTTCAACAGCCTCTTACTCTCCGTGTTATTTAATATTGAGCGAGAATGGACCAACAATTTTTTCACCATTTGTATCAGAATCGATCATGATAAACTCGGGTGGAGCACCCTTATTCAGTTTTTGTGTACCAAATTCAGTATCACCGATGATCGAAGGTACTGTAATAACCCTCCAATTAGGACCAGTCTTCATATTAAAGTTGTGAAGGTGTCCTTTTACAACAAGGGTACGGTTAGGTGTAAAGTATTGATCCTTTGGCTTCCACAGGTTAATAAAGCTATCTACCTCACCATTTGACTTCAAACCAGACTTATGCCCGTGTCTTGAAAGTAATGACATACCCGTCGCGAAGTTAATACCGTGTACGACACCTCCAGCACCGATATGGAAGTTATCACAGGTTTTAAACTCTGCTGCGACACGATCCATCAACATGAAATTAACAATATCTTCAGAATTGTAGCTCTTCTCTTGAAGAAGACGATCGTGATTCCCACCTTGACCAATACAAGTTACTGTAGGAATGTTATTTCGTACTTGAACCCTCCTTACAGATTTAAGAATTTGACACATCGAATCTCTTACCAAGAGGTATTGCTCTACTCCGAAAGCATCCATTGTTAAATACTGCCCCGCTCTCATATTGCCAAGGAGAGCCTCGAACAAGTCACCCAAAAACGCTACATGAATCCTTGTTACATCTTCATAGTCAGCCTCTTCAATAATAGAACAGATTTTTGAAATCCTCATCTTGAGGACTTCCTTATTGTAGTCGTTCCAAAAGTTCACCGAGGAAGGATCAATTTTAACACCAGCGTGAAAATCTGCAATAGGAATGATCCTGACCTTATCACTCTTTACGTCAGTAGGTGCCGCTGGAAAATCTTCTTCAACAGGGATTTCTAAGGTATCTTCGAGTTGTGTTAACAAACTCGTTAAACCGTTGAATTTCTTCCGAAGATATTTCAATTCAGCTTGCGCCAAATCTACCTTGTAATCTCGGGCGAACTTCTCTCGAAACACCCTCCCTTTATACACCATTTCATGCTCGATGTCAAGTGGATTCATCCCCTCTTGATGCTTCAAGCAGAAAGTATTGTTTTTGCTTACACCCTGATCCCTCAAAAAGAATCTAACCACGTTCTCAGGAATGTATAAGCCTTCGGTGAGCGCGAGTTGAGAAGCTGTTTCTTCACCAGTTAATCCCTCACCGACTTTGGAAGAGTATAAGAATACCAAATACTCAGCATCTTCTGTAGTTAGTGAATATGTTCGACCATTACAGTCGATGATGTATTCACCATCTTTATAGATAACCTTATCCTCATAAACATGAGTCTTATCTAGATCTGGTTCGGCATCGGTTACATAAAGGTAATATGAAGGTGATTTCCTAGAAAATCTTTCAAAAGCGTGTCTTAGAGCACTAGGCGAACACCTCACCGACAGATTTTTAGCAACCTCGGATACGGTTTTATATTCACCACTTTGCAATAGTTTAATAGCCTCTTCAATGAGTTCTTCAGTCCAATTAATACAAGCCATAATTCTCCCTATACAATTCGGCATATACTGGCTAGATAATCCTGACCAGCCTTTCCGAAAGTGTTTACATAATAGATATCATTCCAACCTTCTTCAAAGGTTGGCCAAATTGTTTTATATTGTTGATCTTCAATAAATACCTGCATTTCTCTATCTCCATAACCTAGTTTATTATCTTTTATAGCTCTTTGCACGATAAGATCTGTAGGTCCATCGAAGACCAGACAACATGTCTTTAGATTATCCGCAAACTTTAAAAAGTGATTTCTAGTAGATCTTACCGTTGCCCAACTCTCTACAACAACTGTATTAAATGTCTTATCTATCAATTCAGGAATGATATCGTCTTCAAACTTTTTAATACTGTTAAAGAATCTAGGATCTGGTTGACCATGAAATTCCAACATCTTTAAAATAGGTTCTCTTCTCCAATAACTTAATGTACCATTTGGTTTTCCTTTATACCTAGACATCAAGGTTGTTTTCCCAGATGCGTGTGTTCCCATTGCGAGGATAAACTTATACTTGGAGAGGAGTTGATTCAAATAAGGAATATTTGGTTCAGTCATCTCCAAAGCATTTGTACAAACTCTTGGTGATTTAATCATAAGTAATACTATTCGCGGTTAAACGAAGTCTCGTGAAGGTTCCTGTACCCGTCCCTGCAACACTGGAGTCGTAACCATAAAGAACAATGATAGATTCGGGGCCATCCCCACTTGTCCAATCGCCATGCCTTGTTTCCCAATCTGCCGAAGCTTGCGATGTGGTATAGTCTGGAGATCTCTCTTGAACACCCAAGTAAATATTAGGCTCCGCAGTCCCTAGAGGCGAGTTATTTCTAATAAAGGTGTTAAACCTTAAACCACCTTTCAAACTCGTGATACCCAATGAAGCCTGTTGTGTTTCACCATCATCCTGTTCAAAGAACCTGTAAATGATTCCCGAAACTTTCCTTATCCCTACATAAGAATCTCCACTATCAGGAGCTTGTTGAATAACACCAAATCCAATAATAGAATTTGCAGCGTCATTAGGGATAGAATCTAAATCCGTTTCTACATGTACTTCACAATCCAAGATACCATTGATTGTCAACCCTTCTACTTGTAAAGCTGAATACTGAGTTAAAACTGTAGTATCGAATTCGGGGTAGCCATCTCCATTTAGTGGAATAGCGTCACCATCATAGGTCGAGAAGGTAAATCCTAGAGCTTTGAAAGGAATCCCACCATCAAATGATAAAAGATCTGGAGAGATACTTCCATCAGCTTGAACTGTACCATATGTAGACCAAGCGTCTGTGTAATCATCAGCTTCCCAACTTACACCAACTAAATCACCTTCTTCATGAGCAACGCTATTTGCAGCAGCTACAGCAGCAGCGACGGTTGAATAATAAGTCGCTGAAGCATTTTCATGATCTGGAACAATTGCCGAATCCTTCATCGAGATCATTCTAATAGGCGACGTTCCCTGAGCGAAGTATAAGTAGTTAGATGAGGAATCTGTTGAAAAATCAGATGTAACATAGGTTCCAGATGGTGATAGTTCCGCTGTATCTGTATTATCTGAAATACTACCAACTCTAAGAAACTTGTAATCATCATCTCCAATACGTTTTACCAGTAGATAATGATTCGCCGTACCATCTCCATTGTCCTCTCTAATAAACTTTACCCAAAAAGGTTCATTTCTTTTTAACCCATTTTCATCAGGAAGTTCGTAAACAAAAGTGTAGTTACTGGTATCAGCCTCAAAGAAGACTGTAAAATCTGTTGAATTGCTTACTCTAACCTCGAAGTTGTAATCTGTTGCGGCACTCTCGCCCGACGATCTTGAAGAGAGTATGTAAGTCGTGCTCAGATTATACATGCAAAGCGCATCAATTGTCAAGTCTCCAATGATAATTCCACCAGCGACAATATTCGTTTGATGAGTTGTGTTTACAAGCCAGTATTTATCATCTAAAACTTGCTTACCATCACCTGTTGAAGCAAAATCACCCGAACCGTAAACACCTTGTAATTCAGTAACTCCATTAGCCGAATTGTCAGGTTTAAACAAAACAACTGTAT